TAAGAAACTAAGTCTATCTCGAGGCAAAGTTAAAAGAGTTACTAGAGTTCAAAAAGCTAACGACGAATACGTATACGACATAGGAATGAAAAATAGTAGTCAGCCTTGGTTCTTTGCTAACAACATCCTAATCCATAACTCGGTGTATTTCAGTGCGTACAACATGTTAAAAGAAGATATCGATGCAGGAAAAGTACCCTGGGGTATTGACAGTGTTATTAAACTGTATGATCAGATAGCTGAAGAGACCAACAAGTCATTTCCGGCGTTCATGGGCGCATCATTTCATTGTCCAAAGAAGCGTGCCGAAGTTATTGCAGCAGGTAGAGAAATTGTTGCAGAAGCAGGATTATTCATTACCAAGAAAAGGTATGCAGTGCTAGTAGTCGACAATGAAGGCGAACGCAAGGATGTTGACGGTAAGCCAGGAAAGATCAAAGCACTAGGACTTGATCTTAAAAGATCAGACACTCCAGTGTTTATGCAAAAGTTCCTAAGTGAATTATTGACTATGGTACTTCTAAAGCACCCAGAGCAAGACGTTCTAGATGCAATTATTAAATTTAGAAAAGAGTTCAAGGATCGTCCTGGATATGAAAAAGGTTCTCCTAAACGTGCAAATAATATCCAGGCGTATCAACGCAAGGAAGCAAGTTTAGGAAAAGCAAACATGCCCGGGCACGTTCGAGCAAGTATCAACTGGAATACACTAAAGCGTATGAATGGCGATAAGTATTCACAAGAGATTGTAGACGGTATGAAGGTTATTGTTTGTAAAGTAAAGCCCAATCCGCTAGGATATACCAGTGTTGCTTTTCCAGTAGACGAACTACGTCTACCCGAATGGTTTAAAGAGTTGCCATTTGATGATAATGCAATGGAGTCTGCAATCATTGACAACAAGCTGGATAACCTGATTGGTGTGTTAAACTATGATTTACAAAGCACACTATTAAACAATACATTTAGCTCACTATTTGATTTTGGAGACTAGCATGAGAGTAGGTATTACGTTTTCAACTTTTGATTTGTTGCATGCCGGACACATTGGTATGTTGCGCGAAGCTAAAGACAATTGTGATTATTTGATTGTAGGGTTGCAAACCGATCCTACAATCGACCGGCCTGAAACAAAAAATAAACCAGTGCAAACGCTGGTCGAAAGATATGCACAACTCAACGCAATAAAGTTTGTTGATGAAATTGTTCCTTATCAAACTGAAAGAGACTTAATAGACATACTAGAACTATTTCAACTGGATGTACGATTCCTAGGAGATGAGTACAAAGACAAAAGCTTTAGTGGCAAGTACCAATGTGAAAGCCGAGGTATACAATTGCACTTTAACAAACGCAATCATAGATTTAGTACCAGCAACTTGCGAGAGCGAGTAACAGCAGCGGAGATGACCAAATGAATAAATTTATATTTGATGTAGATGGAACTCTGACACCAAGCAGAGGAATGATAGATACCGAATACAAAGATTTCTTTTTATCATTTTGTAAAGATAACGAAGTATATCTAGTAACCGGATCTGACAGAGAAAAGACAATAGAACAACTAGGCAAACCGATCTACAACAGTGCTGCAATGGTATTCAATTGTTCAGGAAATGATGTTTGGAAAGGTAACCAACATGTTTATTCTAACCCCTGGAAGATGTCAGCAGCCGTAGTAGACCATTTAATAGAAGTAGGACAGTCTAGTCAGTGCCCTGAAAAGACTGGTAACCACATTGAATCACGGCCCGGGTCAGCTAACTTTAGTACAGTAGGCAGAAAAGCTAACAGCGTACAGCGCGCTGCTTATATTGAATTTGATAATCGCACGCACGAACGTGAACATATTGTAAAAAGATTTAACAACTGTTTTGTCACCACAGACAATTGCACAGCCTTAATTGGTGGCGAAACTGGTATCGATATTTCTGAAACAGGCTATGATAAGAGGCAAGTACTTAAAAAAATTAAGTTTACTCCTCGCAAAGATAAGCTATTTTTCTTTGGCGACAAGACAACACCGGGTGGTAATGATTATCCGCTTGCTGCTGCAATAAGAAACAAATCAATCGGTACAGTTGTTTCAATTAAAAAGTGGCAAGACACGTTTGAGATATTATCGTATTACCAGGAGGCCAGGATAGCACAATGATAGTTATAGCAGGATTTGGATTTGTAGGGCAGGCCCATTATGATGTATTTAAGCAACACAATAATCTAATAATAGTCGACCCACTTCATAATAACACTCAATTAAACGAATTAGAGAATGTAACGGGCGTAATATGCTGTGTTTCAACTCCGTCTAAAGGTGGCGGTGCATGCGATGTATCAAACATACTTGATGTGTTGTCTAAAACGCCTGTGGATGCTCCTGTATTGATTAAGAGTACAATTGACCTCAAGGGATGGAAAAAAATACGACGAGAATTTCCAGATCACTTTATAACATTTAGTCCTGAATTTTTAAGGGCAGTGTCAGCAGTTAACGACTTACTTCTCACTACTCAATTTATACTTGCAGGAGAAAGTGTTATATTCTGGAGAGACTTTTACAAGTCTCGAAATAAGAAGTCCGAGTTTTTATTAATGTCGGTCGAAGAAGCTATACTTACAAAATATTTTAGAAATGCATTCTTGGCTACCAAGGTTAGTTTCTTCAACGAGGTATACGATCTTTGCTTAGAATATGATATTGACTTTGATAGCGTACGGCAAGGAATAACAGACGACACAAGAATAGGAGCAAGCCATTCATTTGTTGATCCTGATTATTCTAGAGGATGGGGCGGGATGTGTTTTCCAAAAGATACAAGGGCCCTATTAAAAATAGCCAAGGATAAAAAAATCAATCTAAATACAATTAATGCAGCAGTTGATTATAATAAGATAGTTCGTAAAAAACCTTGACTATTAAACAAAACTAATATATAATAAAAGTATAAATGGAGACATACATGAAAGATATTCTACTCGACATTATAAGCCACACTCACAGCTTGGGCTTTATAACCACACTAAAAGTAACAGCAGAAGATACTACTATTGTTGAAGCGTTAACAGACGACCGTGCTGTTATTTTAACAGCAGTAACACATGCTCCTGTTTCTGAATTTACCGGGGTGTTTGGTATGCCAGACTTGGGCAAGCTTTCTTATCACCTTAAGAATCCAGAATACAAGAGCAATGCAAACATTGAAGTTAAACAGGAAGAGCGAAATGGTGTAAAGATGCCCACACACATACATTTTGAAAATGCTGCGGGCGATTTCCAGAACGATTACCGCTTTATGAATAGAGCAATCATTGAAGAAAAACTAAAGAATGTTCGATACAAAGGCAACTCCTGGGATGTATCATTTGAACCTGCTGCGGCAAGTGTTGCTCGTATGAAGCTGATGGCAGGCGCGCACCCAGAAGAAACAGTTTTTCAAGTTAAGACAGAAGATGAAAGCTTGAACTTTTACTTCGGAGACTTAAATACACATGCTGGAAAGTTTACATTCCAGCACAACATCAAAGGATCATTGACTCATACATGGGCGTGGCCTGTAACAGAGACATTGGCCATTCTTGGACTAGTTGGTGACAAGACTCTAAGTATCACCAACGACGGTGCTATGAAGATCACTGTCGACAGCGGCATGACAAAGTACGATTACATACTCCCAGCACAACAGAAGTGAGATTAAAAATGGACAATTTTGATATTAAAGCTTTTGCTAAAATGCTTGACGCAGCTATTGCATCTGACAACCCGGCAGTAAAAAAAGCATTAAAGAACTTTATGATGATTGCTGCTATTGCAGAAACTGAAAAAGATATTTCAGGACCGCTCGAAACGTTGCTTGATCGAATGGATGCACTCGAACAAGAACTTCGGACAATGAAGATGAACCCGTACCCCGTCTACCCAGGAGGCTATCCAACTGTTCCTAGTTATCCTAGGTCACCTGGTTATCCTGGGACCGGGACCCACCGAGGTCCTACATACTCAACCAGTACGTTAGCAACCAGCAGTACATTATCAGAAGATGAGATTGTTGAACTATTATTAGACCTAAAGGCTGATAGTTACTGGTCTGCCAAAGAAGTAAGCAGCTTAGAGCAGGCATTTAAGGATTTCAATGCAAAGTAATTTAACCGAAACACAAAAGGATTATGCTGTGTTTCTGCCTAGCATAAGTGGATTCTACGGCACGTTTATTGGCAAGCAAAGATTTGGGGAGTATGTAGAGCCAGCACGTATTCCCCAAGGGCTTGGCGAGATGGAAGCCCTTAACTTTTTAAATCCCGACAAAGGTGCATTTAATTATAAATGGGCGCTGTACTCTGCAGGACACGCAGAACTTGATGTAAACAAGCACAGCGAAAAAGAAGACATGGTTCGCAACAGAGACAGAGAAAACACATGGTTACTAGGCGACTCCGGAGGATTCCAAATCGCCAAAGGACTATGGGAAGGCGACTGGACTGACCCGGACTGTCCTAAAGCTGCAAAGAAGCGCGAGCTGGTTGTTAACTGGATGGAAGAGTACATGGATTATGGAATGATGTTGGACATTCCAACTTGGACATTTCAGGATCCCAAGGCAGCAAATGCAGCGAATATTCATAGTTACCAAGATGCAGTTGATGCAACACATATTAATGCAAAATACTATATGGCCAATATGCGCGGCAACTTCAAAGTTCTAAATGTGTTACAGGGCAGCAACCATGCAGATGCTGATCATTGGTACAACGAGTTCAAAGACTATTCGGATCCTGCAAAGTACCCCGACACGCATTTTAGAGGTTGGGCAATGGGTGGACAAAACATGTGTGATGTACATTTGATTCTGCGCAGGCTTGTACATATGATACACGATGGTCTTCTTGAGGAAGGGTTGCACGACGTTATGCACTTTCTTGGTACAAGTAAACTGGAGTGGGCCACACTGCTAACGGATATTCAACGATCTGTACGCAAGTATCACAACAAGAACTTCATGATTACATATGATTGTGCAAGTCCGTTTCTTGCAACTGCAAACGGACAAATATATCACAGCATTAGAATCAAGGACCGCGGCAAGTGGAGTTATATGATGTCTCCGAGTATCGATGATAAAAAGTATTCAAATGATACTAGATTATTTAGCGAAGTGTTTGTCGAGCGCAAGACTGCTGACGCACACAAGATTGCAAAAAATCAAGCAGAACTTGATCACCTGATACGTAAAATTGCATTCGAAGATTCTCCTATTAGCCGTCATTGCTTGGCTAAAGATATTTGTATCTACGCACCTGGCGACTTAAATAAAATTGGTAAAGAAGGTCGTACTAGCTGGGACAGTTTTTCTTATGCATTACAAATGGGACATAATGTCTGGATGCACATCGAAAGTACACAACGCGCAAACAGAGAATATGACGCCGGTAAATTTCCGTATATGCTTATTGACGAAAAGTTTGAACGCACTACATTTAGAGATGTAGTTGACGAAGTATTCGGTCTTAAAGATAAAGAGAAAAGCTTGGCTAAGATTGAAGAATATCACAGATTCTGGATGCAGGTTATTGGAACTCGTCTAAACATCGGCAAAAAAGCTGTTAATGCAAGTACGCAATTTGGCAACCACTTTGATGTAACTGCCGAGATTGCACCAGAAGTGTTAAGCGAAGAAGAAGCAGAACAATGGATCAAAAAGAAAAAAGAAACGTTTGTTCCTAATTTGCCGGATAATTTATGGGACTTTTAATATGCAAGACAGCACCTCTAATATCTTTATAATTGTACTATAGAGATATTAGAGGTTGCTTATATGCTTGTTGCTGTGTATAGTAGTATAACGTAGATAAATACCAAAAAGGATTTAGCTATGAACAATATAGAAAATATGCGCAACTTAATAGCACTAATCAACGAAAGCAAACAACTGCAAGTTAATCCAGCGTTTGCAATTTCGTTGATTAACAAGATATCACCAACAGTTAGAAATGCAAAGGATAAAACAATGGAAGCAGGACTTGGATCAACAGTAGCATTTATTGCAGTGTTTCTCGGTGGAGTAGAAACCGCAAACATTGGGCCGCTTGATACAAACAGCGCAATAAAAATGAAGCGTCAACTCACACAAGACATTCAGCGCTCATATGATTACAGCCATCCTAAAGGGTTCACTGACGGAAGTGGTACAATATATCGCATGCAAGACTGGGATATTAATATTGAAACATGTCATTCATCCGAATGCAACAATATTATTGGACCACGAATGGATGCAATACGAGCTAGCCGCTCGGTAATTACATAACAAGGTTTTATCATGAAGAGACTATATAATACGCTTATCCCTACTGACGCAGCTACTATATTTGCTGGAGTCGAAGTTGAACACACTCCGATGTTTGGACAACCTACACTGTTTGTAGTAGGCTGTCAGCCTCTGGAATATATCATTGAAACAATTAACATGCAAGGGGGCGTCCATCAACACGTATACCTAGGGGCAAATCACAGCTTTGCCCCTAATGACCAATGGAACAAGGTAGTGAGCGGATTGCTAGAAGACGGACGGTGGGTTACACTAGATTTTGATATCCAGCATGTTGAATGGGTATTGGATAATGGCTGGTCTGAACACAACAAATTTATTGCAATGGTTAGTGCAAAACTGCCTTACATCGAACAGTTAGGATATAATGCATGTTTAAAACTCGACGACAAGGACTTTAATGCAACCAATCCAGGTGTATGGACCCACCGCATACACAATCTAAAAAATACTGATGTATTTACAGATTGGTCTAAATACACCAAGGATGAAATCATTCGTTGACAGATGTTGCAATTGCGTTTATAGTAGTAGATATCAATGAGGAAATACATTTTGACACAAATAACACCTACTAAAAGTATCTTTGTTCAATTTCGCAAAGAAGGCATACATTTGTATCCCGCTGCTGCTACTGATCCTAAACTTGCAACCGGCGATTGGGACGATGTAAGTTTTTTAGGACTGCTACACAGACACATCTTCCATTTCAGAGTACGCATTGAAGTCTTCCACAATGACCGCGACGTTGAATTTATACAGTTCAAACGCTGGTTAGAGAAGCTCTACAACGAAGAAATGCTCAAACTGGATCACAAGAGTTGCGAAATGATCAGCGACGACTTGTACAAAGAAATTTCTACAAAGTATCCGGGTCGCTTTGTAGAAATTGAGATCGCCGAAGACGGCGAGAACGGCTCACTAACTTACTATCCTTCCAACGCCTAACAAGGGGAATCTCAATGGCTATTAACAACCCAACTATCAATAAAGTCTTCAACGATCTAGAAGAATTCAAAGATTTCTGCCGATTTGAAGGTCACGTTTTCAACGAAACGAATCTTTACAAGTCAGACAGCCGAGTATGGCAGGCTTTCACCAAGTGGAAGAACTGGATGAAAGCTAAAGCACGAAACAAAGGTAGAAGATAATGCGCAAGATATTTTATATGGGTTTAGAAAAATATGAGGGAAGATACACACTTCAGTTAGAAGACTGGAGTAAGAGTGCATTTGCTCGGCGCGCAGTTGACTGGTATTCAGTACCTGGTGAAACCATTGACAATACCAAGTCTATTCAAGTAGGACAGGTACTTGATGCACACGGTCGCTCATACTTTGCTATGAGTCAAATGATGAATCTTGTGCAAATGATGCGCAACGGAGAAGTTACAAGCGAAGACGTTGTGTTCTTTGAAGACATGTTTCAACCAGGTATGGAGAGTCTTCCATACATCATGAACCAGATTCCTAAAAGCCAGCGTCCTAAAGTTTGGGTACGTTGCTTGGCGCAGTCTATTGACCCTGATGACTTTGTGCATGTCTGGGGAATGAACAAGTGGATGAGTTCATACGAGGCGATGTGCAACGACTTTGTTACAGGCGTGCTAGCAAGCAATGAAGAAATGGTTGCTAACATGAAAATTGCAAACTGGACTGCACCCATCTACAACATCAGTGGATTAGCATTTGACAAAGTTGAAGTGCAAGGTCGTGTTGCAGAACGCAAGCCGTTTGATGAAAGAGCCAACCGTGTTGTATTTGCAGCGCGCTGGGATCAAGAAAAGCAACCTGGTTTCTTTATGGATCTTGCAGAGCGATATGCTGACAAAGATGTTGAATTTGCTGTACTACAAGGTGGACCATTGCGTTCCAACAATAGCGATTATGTAAATCGTGCAAAAGACCTTGTTAGAAAAGGTACATTGAAAGTATACGAAGATCTAAAAAAGGACGAATACTACGAGATCCTTAATGATAGTCGTGTAATGATAAATAATGCATTACAGGATTGGACCAGCAATACTGTAAGCGAAGCAGATGCATTGGGTACTAATGTGTTATATCCAGCATACCGCAGCTTCCCTGAGATCTTCAACAACGACCATACACGATTGTATGTTCCGTGGAGTCTTGACGATGCTGCTAACAAGCTAGATGTGCTACTCGAAGAGCAGCACGAAAAAGTTGGAGAGATCTCCGATTGGACAGATGGCACTATCGACCGGTGCCTTGATATCATGCAAGGCAACGGCGAGGAATGGAATAGAAACAATCCTCGCTACCGAGACGAAGTCTCTAAGGAGAAATACTAATGCCACAAATGAGAGTTAAAAGTATAAAATTTGGACTAGCAGTTGGAGATCCTGTACCAAAGCAGGATCCAAAAGATCTCGGGAATGTAGGAAGATATCTAGAACATGTAATACAAAGTCAAGGCATTGTATTACAGAAAACAGGAATAGATATTCCTTCTCTAAACATGGAAGTAAAGACTCGTAAAAATAGTGCGTTATCAGCATTAACTGTTTGTCGAATGCATGTGGACGATATTATATCAACTGATTATAACGATTCACTAGTTTGTCAAAGTGCCGAAAATCTTTTAATTGTTAGATACTGCGACGATGAAAATGTGGTAACTTCGGTCGAGGTACACAATTGGAATAAGCATTCGTTGGTAAAAGAGTTTATGTCTTCGTCATACGAAGCTGCAAGAAAACTGCTTGCTGCTGGAATACATAAAAAAAAGTATTATATCAGAGGCGACAGCACAAACCGTGCTTATTTCGAAAAGGCCAAGCCGAAAAAGAATAAAAAGAATAAAAAGAATAAAAAGAAGAAGAGTAATATGTATGCGTTTAGATTAGGAAAATCGTCTCTTATTAAAATGGAGAAGTGCAAAAATTCCGGCCTGCATTTGTTTGAGTACGGATGAAAGTATTAGTCACAGGAGCAACTGGATACATCGGAAGCCATGTTTGTAAGTTACTAAAACAACATGGACATCATGTAACTGCTTGGGATATTAATTTCTGGGGAGAACACAATGATATCAGCGGCTACTATGACCATTTTCTAACGTTTGATGTTACTAAGGAAGTATGCGGCGAGTTTGATGCTGTGGTACATTTGGCAGGACGAAGCCTAGTCGGCCCTAGTATGAAGGCGCCAACTGAGTATTATCGAGTGAACGTTGCTGGTACTGCTAACTTGTTAGACAGAGTGCAAACAGATCACGTGTTGTTTGCAAGCACCAGCAGTGCTTGGGAAATGGCAAGTCCGTATGCAAGAAGTAAAGTAGCAGCAGAGGATGTAATCAAAGAGAAAGCAACCGGATATACTATCTTTAGGTTCTTTAATGTAAGCGGAACTGACGGAACAAACAGACAACTAGGACCGCCTAGTCACCTTATAAAAATTGCAGCAATGGCTGCTGCCGGCAAGATACCACAAATAGAAATATACGGCAATGATTATCCAACAAGAGATGGTACTTGTATTAGAGATTATGTTCATGTTGCCGACTTGTCCAAAGCTATTATAAAGGCTGTAGAAAGTGGACCTACTAATACACCATACGAAAGTCTAGGTAGTAACCAAGGATATAGTGTTTTAGAAGTCCTAGACACAATGGAACTAGTGTCGGGTGTGAAATTAAATACAACCATTGTTGGCAGGCGGGCAGGAGATGCAGTAAGCTCGGTTGTCGACAAACTAAGTGACTTTATTACTTTAGAAAAGAGTATCAGCGACATGTGTTTAGATCAGTACAACTTTGAAAGAACATGCAATGGCAATGGGTGAACCAATCAGCATAGGTGATTTAAAGTACGACAGCGGCGGGCAGGCCAGCGTATGGGATGGGTCCCAATGGGCTGTACTTGTTCACAAGACGCCAGAACTGTGGGTAGACACTTTACCAGATATCCACAAACTGGAACAGATGTGCAAAGATTATCCAGGATTAGGAAAGGCTTATGAAAATTTTAAAACAATGTATAGCATGGTTGAACACCACTGCAAAGACTAGGAAAAGAGTAAGAAAAAATGGTAAACAGTGTAATCACCGCAGTTGGATCAAATGAGACATTGTGGACAGCAACCAATTGTAATTCGGCAGTTATTAGCAACGTGGTTCCTAACGATAGGATAGTATCATCAAGCTTAACAGTAGATGGCAGAGATATTCTACAGGAACTAGATGAAGTTTGAAATACATTAATATTGTTAAACAGAGACGTTAACATGGAAGAAAAATACCCAAAGTTAAAAGAACTGAAAGATGCATACGATCGGCAACTGTTAATCTACCAGACTTGGGATGCAGTAAAGGGAACAAAATGACAGATTTTATAGAACGAGTCGAAGGCTCAGGCAGCATAACCGTGCAGCTAAACGGCGGTATAACTCCTGATTATACGCCAAATAGTAGTATTCCACTAGACGGCATGCTGCGAACTTTTAATGGTCGAGTAGAATATTACGACGGAAGCTTAAACCAATGGTATACATGGCACGGTGCGACATTAAGGGTAGAGCTTTTACCAGCATTTGAAGATGTAATGTGGTGGGCAATGGAAGAAAAACAAAAAGCAGAACAGCTGGAAGAGAAGATGAAGAAATTTCCCAGCTTGCGGTTAGCCAAGGAGAACTTTGACATGGTAAAAGCGTTGGTTGAAAATGACAAATAATAAATTAATTGGAGAAACGTACAATGAACTGGATTAAGAGAAAAGTTATAAAGTGGATAAGCAACGGACTATCTGCGCGCAACGACGCCTATGACACCGTAGATTGTTCATCCAGAGGCGTCTCGCGTCGCGAAGCCAATAGTCCGCGAGGTGATGCCCAACTTAGTTTTAGAATCTACAATGCAGTAAATGGACAGATTCTTGAATTCAACCATTACAACAGAGTAACTGACCGCGACGAAAATACAGTTTATCTTGTTGACAAAAGTGAAAAGATCGGCGATTATGTAACGAAGTGTCTTACCATCGAGATGATGAAATGAAGAAAAAGTATTACACATGGAACGATGTTGAAAGTGCAGCAACTTCAATTATGTCACAAATGTATGAGGATCAATGGCGGCCCGATTATATAGTAGGAATCACTCGTGGTGGACTCTGCCTTGCTACTATTCTAAGCCATATGAGCAAGATACGTATGCAAACGCTTAATGTTAGATTGCGCGACGGATTCAACGATTCTGAATCTAACCTGTGGATGGCCGAAGAAGCGTTTGGTGTCAATGACGGGTCAAAAGGCATAACCGGAGCAAGGTGGGATCCAATACATAGGAAGAACATTCTTATTGTAGACGACATCAATGATACCGGTGCTACGTTTGAGTGGATCAAAGACGACTGGCAAAGTGGTTGCTTGGCAAATGAGAGTGATGTATGGAAAAACGTTTGGGGTAAAAGTGTCCGTTTTGCAACAATGACCGACAACACCGGAAGTGCGTTTGGCGATGTTAACTATACCTGGGACGAAGTAAACAAGTCCGAAGATGACCTTTGGCTTGTGTATCCATACGAAAATTACTAAATGCCCAGTATAGTCAACATATCTAAGATCGACAAGGTGGAAATTCAAGAATATTTACCAAATGCGACCATGCATAGAGAGCAGTGGACACTTGGGATCGAAGACGAATATCCGTATATAGCACATGTTCTTGATTCCGACGAGAACGTCCGTATGCTGAAAAACATACGTGTATACATCGAACGTTACGGCATAGACGATGCTTTGTATCACATCGTCAATAAAGACTATCAATACTGCTGGAATGTTGACAAGGCAAAATATATGTAGGACGAGGACTGGAGTACAGTGTCTAATACATGGTGGAAGTTTTATTTTGCTTCTGAAAAAGATTTAACCATGTTGTTTTTAAAATACAGCAGAGTATTATACACAACACTACCTAAGTATCATCCAGGTTATGAATGGCACAACGAAACTAATACAAGACAACGGTAAAAGGAGAAAATACCATGAGAGAACAGATGTTAAAAGCAGCAGAATTACATGCCCAAGGGCATATCGAGAAGCACCGAATCAACATAGAGATTTATCTTAAGAATCCTATGGGTATCGGAGAGCACTCGGATATTATGGAATCTGTAGAAATTGAACTTGCAGAGATGGCCAAGTACCACGACCAACTAGAAATGCTCAAAAAATACTTTAATTAATGATTGACAAAAATCTAAATATATGGTACAATGTAAGTAAGTATATGTTGTACCATATATTACGACATCCACGTCATTAACTCGGAGTAGAAATGAAAACAAGTGAACTAATTAAAGTAAGAATTGAAGAAGCAGGCGCAAGATATTGGGCAGGCGATAATATTGCAAAATATATTAAAGAAGGCGAAAAAGATGAACTAATTGACGAACTGTCTGCTCAGTTTGAGCAGGTTCTAGATAGTTTGGTAATCGACAGGTTAAACGACCCGAATAGCAAAGACACAGGCAGACGCCTTGCCAAAATGTACATCAAAGAAATTATGAGTGGTCGGTACAATGAAATACCAGCTGCGACAGCATTTCCAAATGATTCAGTTACTGGATACAACGGTATGCTAGTTGTTCGTTCCGAACTAAAGAGCATGTGTTCGCATCATCATCAGCCAGTGTCCGGTGTAGCTTACATTGGTATTATTGCTGCTGACAAACTTATTGGACTGAGTAAGTATACTCGAATTGCGCAATGGTGTGCAAGACGCGGAACCCTGCAAGAAGAACTAGCAGTAGACATTGCTAAGGAAATTGGCAATGCTACGAAGTCCTGTGACATCGGAGTCTACATTCAGGCTCAGCACGGATGTTGCGAAAATAGAGGCATTATGGCAACTAGCAGTCTTACACAAACAACTGTGCTACATGGTGCATTTAAAGATGATGCAGGTACAAAGAAGGAGTTCTTTGACAATATTAAATTACAGCAGGAGTTTGCCCTAAGATGAAACTAAGATATTCCGAAGCATTTTACAGTGTGCAAGGCGAAGGAAAATTTGTAGGAGTACCTAGTGTGTTTCTGCGTACATTTGGCTGTAACTTTCGATGCATGAATTTTGGACTAGGTAAAGATGAACCTAGTCGAGCCGAGAAACATGCAAACGGTAATCGATACAACGACGAAGTTAAGGCGTTAATTGATGCTGACGTACATAAGACTACAGAAAAGTTCGAGGACCTACCAATCATCCATACCGGGTGCGACACGTATGCAAGTATCTATCCAGAATTCAAACATCTTGTACACAACAGAACAGTTGACGAAGTTGTAGAACATCTGTTGTCACTTACGCCAGAAGGCAAGTGGACAATGAACAACGGTCAAGATATTCATTTAATTCTAACAGGCGGCGAGCCGTTGCTTGCTTGGCAACGTGTATATGTAGAACTGTTTGAACATCCGCGTATGCAGGATCTAAAGAACATCACAGTTGAAACAAATACTACACAGCCGTTACACGACGAGTTTTTTGACTACCTTCATGATAACACCCGAATCACAGTAACGTGGAGTTGTTCGCCTAAACTTTCCGTTAGCGGCGAAGACTGGGACGAAGCAATCAAGCCCAGTGTTGCACTCGAATATACCTGTGTCGAAGGTAGTAATTTATATCTTAAATTTGTTGTTGCAGATCGCAGCGACATTGAAGAAGCTGGAAGAGCAGTGGAAGCGTATCGAGCAGTTGGTATTGAATGTCCAGTATACCTAATGCCACTGGGCGGCCGCTCAGAAGAATACAATCTCAATGTACAAGAGGTTGCAAATATTTGTATGGAAAAGGGTTGGAGATTTACGCCCAGACTACACATAGAATTATTTGGCAACGCCTGGGGAACTTAAAAGTTCTCTATTAGAAAAAGGAAAAAAATATGAAAAATAAAATAAGTGAAGAAACAATTAACGATATAGTGTACTTTATGAGAAAAGGAACACTGCAATCATTACAGCAAGCAAACCTTCTACTCTCTGCAGAACTCGTTGCACAGTATCATAAAGAACCCAGTAGTGATATAACACAAGAGGCATGGTTAGTATGAGAAAGTTTTTAGAAACACACGCACTTGACCCAGCAACGTTCGAGTTAGTAACAAAACTAGTTGAAAAATACGATGATGGTACTATTGTTCCTATTTCCGAACGTCGTGCTACAGGCTCGTCATCAAAGTATACACTTCAACAACAGGCTAATATTGACAGGGTTAATCAAACGTTGCGCGACTGCGGGATTGATATGATGACTGAAGAAGAAACAGATTACATGCTTGATCCAAGTGGTATGGTCAAGTATGGAGAACATGCAATAAAGAATGACAGCAATAGAGAAATGCAGGAACTTGCTGGATTTGTAGTTGAGAAGACAGTAAGGTACACCAACGAATGAAAAATTGGATTAAAAAGGTCACAGGTATTGCAGATTTGGAGGCTGCGGCGCAAGCTGCTACAGATACCCGCATTGCCGAAGAGGAGCGGATGGTAGAACTTGTTAAACGGCGCGCTGCCGCTGACGAACTAGCAAGAGCAACATCAGAAAAGTTTGCTGCCGATGCAGCCGACGCTGCAGAGCTTGCAAAAGAAGAAGCCAGGGTCGCCGAGATTGCAAAAATGTCCAATAAAGACCGTGCAACTGCAAACGGCGAAAGCTGGGTTAATGTACTTGACATTCATATAAACCAAGACGACATTCGAAATGGATTCTTTGAGCTAGATTGGAATGACTTTTTTATTACAGACTTGGTACTAAACGGGTACGGGACCAACGACGATCCTGCAGAAGAAGTAGTTAATAGATGGTTTAAAGAGATTGTTTCTCAAATGCTCGGTGACGAAGGGCTCGACCCAAGGCGCGGCAGCGGCTATATTAATGTAACACCCCTTAGTAAGGGCAAATCGGAGATTTCATGACCACATATATTTTAGTAGATACTGCTAATACATTCTTTCGGGCGCGCCATGTGGTCCGAGGAGATATTGATACAAAAGTTGGAATGGCACTACACATCACGCTTAACAGTGTTAAAAAAGCATGGACAGACTTTAATGCAGATCATGTTGTGTTTTGCCTCGAGGGGCGTAGCTGGCGTAAAGACTTCTACGAGCCGTACAAGCGTAACCGCAAAGAACATAGGGATGCAATGACGCAGACCCAGCAAGAAGAAGATGTGGCATTTTGGGAGATATTTGACGAGTTCAAGGACTTTGTTACCGAGAAGACCAACTGTACTGTTATTCGAAATCCTGTACTAGAAGCAGATGACTTAATTGCAGGGTGGGTACAAGCACACCCCGATGACAATCACGTTATCATTAGCACAGACGGTGACTTTGCTCAGTTGGTTAGTCCTACTGTTCGTCAGTATAATGGCGTTAGCAATGTTACAATTACACACGAAGGGTACTTTGAAGACAACGGCAAGGCCGTTATTGACAAGAAAACCAACGAAGTAAAGCCTGCGCCGGAACCAGCATTTATGCTGTTTGAAAAATGTATGCGAGGCGACGTAAGCGATAACGTGTTTAGTGCATACCCAGGAGTTCGAAAGAAAGGCACCGCTAAAAAAGTTGGACTAATTGAAGCGTTTAATGATAAGACCAAGAAAGGATTTAGTTGGAATAATATGATGTTGCAACGATGGGTTGATCATAATGGCACTGAACACCGAGTGCTAGACGACTATAATCGAAATGTAGTGCTGTGTGACTTAACAGCGCAACCCGAGCACATTCGTAAAGAGATCAACGATTCTATTGATGCAGTTAAACCAAAGGAAGTATCGCAAGTTGGACTTCGACTAATGAAGTTTTGCGCCAAGTGGGATATGCAAAGAATTGCAGACCAAGCAGCATCATATGCAACTGCATTAAATGCCAAATACCCAGGAAAATAACATGAAAGCAAAAGAAATATTAAAAGGCAAGTTTTGGATCCTTGAAGAACACGGTGTTCGTATAGGAACACTGAGCAGAGACGAAGAAAAATTCATTTTTTCTAAAAAAGGCGAAGTGCATTTTTACAAAGACGAAAAGCAGCTAACCAATTACTTTGGCAAGAATCCGTTGACTGTAAAAATTACTGCTCCTAGGTCAGCAAGAGTTGAGTTGGATGTACACGGATATCCAACAAGGGCACATGCATACAACGGAATGTTTGATATGTCACGTAAGCTTCCGTTGTTTACTAAAAGTGAAAAGTCAAAAAGTGTGTACTGTGCAGGCTACTATCTGATTAAGTTTAATGTGAATTGGCTTAAGAGTTTTTGTCCTAAATTAATTACCATTGAACGGAACGAATACCTCGGACCGTTTAAAACTCAAATTGAAATGAAAGCAGCGTTAACCAATGTCAATAGATCCAATTAACACATTACCCATCGAACAATTTATACAGAAAGTTAAAGCATCAGAGTCTAGCAACTCCAAAGAGGTCAGGATCGACGCTACTACTGCAAAGAACCTTGCATTTACATTAGGTTTAGTGATGAGTAGGTTGCACGGGGACCTAGAAAAGTTTGTAAGTGCAAATGCAGCTAGTAACAACGACGAAGTTATCAAGGTCGACCTCAATGGCGGCGGCGACTGGAAATAGTCGGTTATAGATAAATATATACGTATATATCGGAGTACGTATAATGAGTCGACCAAAGCCAACTGTGTTACTGGAATTTATCAATAGCCAAACCTACAGATGTGAGCAAGTACTAGAAGCCGATGCAATTTGGGCAGTTTTTTACAAAAAACACCCTTTTAATCTAAAGAGCTCTAATTCTCTAACAAACTACCCAGGACCTAAATATAAAAAGACTAGCTTTTCAAATCCAGGACACGCACACAATCTAGCCAAGAAACTTAATTCGACATTTAGGACCAGTGATTTTGCTGTTTTTAAACTAGTTGGCGAGGAAGTAAACTAAAAATGAACAAAGAAGTATATACTAAAATATTTCTACAACAGTTAGGCAAGACAGCAAATGACGACGCCGCAAAGGAATATCTCTCCTTATGGTGGCAAAATACTCGTAAAAAAGAAGGCAGCGGACTACGACTAACAGATCTAGGGTTAGAGATTGTTAATCAGCTAGAAATAGCAATATACAATATACCGTTTGTTGCCGACATGCCGCTCACTGCTCAAGTGATCATCTTCTTAGATAAATTCATCGACTGTCCGTATCACCTAGACAAGCATAGCATCCATGTTACAAACGAACGTAAAGCAGTCGAGTTAGCACTGTTTAGCGGAGACTTGCGAAAATTCGGCATTGCCAAAGCGTTAACTAGGGCTAAAAAGCTCAATGACTAGTATACAATATAAAAATCTCACAATCTTTAAAAAAGTCGTTGACGTAGTGTGACACAGGTGCTATAAAGTACGTAGGCACTGCAACACATAGAAAGGATTACAATGTCTGAGATTACTAGAACTGTTAGCCCAAATAAGGGTAAAGCTGCAATCCGTCATGCAATGATGAAACAACGTCCAATTTTCCTTTGGGGTCCTCCGGGCATCGGCAAGTCAGACATTGTACATCAAATTGGTGCAGGACTTGACGCCCTTGTTATTGACATTCGTTTGTCATTGTGGGAACCAACTGATATCAAGGGCATTCCTTACTTCGACTCTAATATCGGCAAGATGGTATGGGGCGCGCCAGTTGAGCTTCCGGACGAAGCAATTGCTGCAAAGCATAAGCACATTATCTTGTTCTTGGACGAGATGAACTCTGCGGCGCCAGCTGTACAAGCGGCCGCCTATCAGCTTATTCTTAACCGCAAGGTCGGCACTTATAAGCTGCCAGACAACGTAATGATCATTGCTGCTGGTAACCGAGAGGCAGACAAAGGTGTTACTTACCGCATGCCGGCACCGCTTGCTAACCGATTTGTTCACCTTGAAATGGCTGTTGACTTTAACGACTGGTTCCAGTGGGCAGTCGACAACAAAGAACACAAGGACGTCGTTGGCTTCCTTCAGTTCTCTAAGAAAGACTTGTATGACTTTAGTCCTAAGTCAGCAAGCCGTTCATTTGCAACGCCACGTAGTTGGTCATTTGTGAGCGAACTTCTAAGCGACGATCTCGACGAAGGAACACTTACTGACCTGATTGCCGGTGCAGTCGGCGAAGGCCTTGCAGTCAAGTTCATGGCTCACCGAAAAGTTGCATCAAGCATGCCTGATCCAACTGAGATCCTTGCAGGACGCGTGAAAGAGATGAAGGCAAAAGAAATCAGTGCCATGTATTCCTTGACTGTGTCTCTCTGCTACGAACTCAAAGAAGCAAACGACAAAGGCGATAAGAAGTTTGATGAGAAAGTTAACAACTTCTTAAAGTTTACTATGGACAACTTTGACACAGAACTTGTTGTAATGGGTATTAAGCTTGCCTTGTCACAATACGGTCTGCCAATTGACCCAGATGCAGTCGAATGCTTTGACGAGTTCCACGATCGTTACGGCAAGTACATCAAGGCAGCGCAAGCTTCCTAAGGTGAGTCAAGTGGGCAGGATTAATCCTGCCCACTTTCTCTTACTAAAGGTTGACTCACACGAGAAAAAAATGCTACAATGTTATATAGACAACACACATGAGGTTAAAATGTCCGTTAAAGAAACAGCATCCAACGCTAAAAAGAACTGGGCGCCAAATCCAGATCTTACACCAGAAGAGCTCAGGACAATGGGCGAAGAAGTTTTAGACCGTATTATTATTGCACGTCTCGGTCTTCTTCTGCGTCATCCGTTTTTTGGTAACATGGCAACGCGCCTGCGGGTAGAAGCAGCCGACGACTGGTGTCCAACTGCGGCAACTGATGGGCGTCATTTGTACTACAATACACAATTCTTCCATGCAATGAGCAACAAAGAGATTGAGTTTGTTATTGCACACGAAGTCCTGCATTGTGTGTTTGATCACCTCGGGCGGCGTGAAGAGCGGCATCCAAAGCTGTATAACATCGCAGCAGACTATATTGTCAACAACTTACTAGTACGTGATCGAATTGGTCACAAGCCGAAGTTGATTGACTGTTTCCAAGACTTTAAATACGATAAGATGACTTCAGAAGAAGTCTATGATCTGTTGTACAAGGATGCAGAAAAAAATGGCCAGAGTGCAATCGATGCGCTAGGAGAGATGCTGGACGAACACCTTAACTGGGGTGACGAGGACGGCGATGAAGGCAAAGACGGAAAAGGCAAAGGCAAAGGTCGTCCGCGTTACAACGACGACGAAATGCGTGCTATCAAAGACGAGATCAAAGAAGCTATGCTTCAAGCGCATCAGGCTTCGGGCGCTGGTAACACACCGGGTGAAATCACTCGTATGATCAAGGAACTAACTGAGCCCAAGATGAACTGGCGCGAGCTGCTTCGTCAACAGATTCAGAGCAGTATCCGCAGCGACTATTCATTTAGTCGCCCAAGTCGTAAAGGTTGGTCAACTGGTGCAATTCTTCCAGGTATGATGTTTGCAGAAACAATCGACCTCTGTGTGTGTCTTGATATGTCAGGATCAATCGGCGACGAACAGGCACGCGACTTCTTAAGTGAAATCAAAGGCATTATGGAAGAATACCAGGATTATAAGATCAAGCTGTGGTGTTTTGATACAAAGGTCTACAACGAACAGGACTTTAGTGCAGATTGCGGCGAAGACTTAATGGATTATAAAATCATAGGCGGCGGCGGCACAGACTTTATGGTCAACTGGACTTACATGAAGGAACACAGTATTGAACCTAAGAAGTTCATTATGTTTACAGACGGATATGCTTGGAATAGCTGGGGTGATGAAAATTACTGCGATACAATCTTTATCATCCATAGCCACCATGACAAGACAGTCGAAGGACCGTTTGGTGTAACTGCACACTACGAGGCCTGATGTGAAACAGAAAAATGTTAACCCACTTAACGTTCATAAAGTAAGGAGGGCAGCATTTTGCCCTCCTTACTTTGAATCGGCACTGTTACCATCATTATCTAGAGTTGGAATGCCAAGAGAAATTGATGATTGGGTATATAAAAACATGACAGGGCGCTACTTTATTGGAAGAACAGTTAACACAACCGACACTGGGTCAATATCAGTAGTTCCGTATATTGCATTTGAAAACCCAAGCGAATTATCTATCTTTATGTTGTCTTGTCCATATCTGAAATAATTAATAAGACACAGAGATATATATTAAGGACAAAGGAGATATTAATGTCTGAACAAGAAACTAACCCAAATGATCTTACAATTCAAGATCTTGCAACAATGAAGGGCATCATCGAAATTGCCAGTGAACGCAGTACATTTAAGCCTGCTGAAATGGCAGCCGTGGGGGTTGTTTATAACAAGCTTGATGCATTTCTAAAAGCTGTCGAAGCGCAACAAAAAGCAACAAAAGATATAGAAAGTGCAGAAGACACAGCAATTGTTGATGCGGTTGCAGGGGCAAATACACACGAAAAAGAAGGATCAGCATAATGGCTAGTCTAAAACATATCGGAAGATTAAAGAAGAACAAGCGGCGCGCGATTGTTGCATATAGAACTGTGCCAGATGCGCCGACATATGCGCTAGTGGTGTTAACAGAGTCGTTGCCAGCAGACGAACATGATGCGCTGATTAAACTAGTTGAATCAGCTTCGGGACAGCTAGCGCACGAATTGGCAGATGCAATGTATCGAACAGTTATGCCCGATGGCAGAAATATGCTGGCTGCATTACATGCAACTGGACAACTACGAAAGGTTGCAACCAACGAAATTGAAATGACTCCGGACACATACAGCTCAATTGGGCTCGATGAGCTCAACGAGATCATTGCAAAACAAAAAGGTGTTGCAATCGAAGACTTGGCAATTAAGCCAGTTATCAGTGAAGAAGTTAGACGCGTCGCTGAGAAAAAAAGATTACTAGCCGAAGAAGAGTTGGCTGCAACGGCGGTTACTAGTGATGATCCAATTGTCCACGCAATGAATCTTGCAGTTGCTAATAAGATGCCCACAGATGAAGCTGCAATGGAACCCACCGAAGTTGCACCGCTAACCAATGCTGAATTAGCTGTACAACTGCGAAGTCACGCAGATGCAATGTTCAAAGAAGCACAATCACTTAGAAAGCAAGCTGATACAATTGCACCGGCAGACAAACCAGCCGCAGTTAAACGGCGCGCGCCAGTAAAAAAGCCAGCCGCAAAGAATATATCGCGTGCCTAAAAAATCTAAAAAGGTAACAGTTAAAGGAGATGATTATTGGGATCCAATTTTTGACTCTATTGACATGGAATATCTTCCTCTGGAATACTTGGATAAAATTGTTCTTACGTTCGAAGACGGTACAAAGTGGGATATTGATCTTAAAGATAGTCGCCAGAATCAACCTATTGAACAAATTGAGGATAGCCTCGACAAACTATTTGAGGAATACAATCCTTATATTGAAGCAATTGACTTTCGACTAGACATGGAACGTGTTAAAAAATATCTAACAAGCAGAGTTTTTAGATTTCTTAAATTAAATAAATAATATTCCTCCTAGGTGATAAATATATGTAACTATAATATCACCTAGGAGAAATACAATATGTCACTGAGATTAAGACGCGGAACTGACGCCGAAAGAGAAGCGATTGTCTTTGATGCCGGCGAACTTGTCTACACAACAGACTTCAAGGAGCTGTGGGCAGGCGATGGTAGCACACCCGGCGGCATACTTGTTTCCAGTGCGCAAATTCCAGATAAGTTAATCCAAAATTTAAATCTTAATAGTAATAATATTGCCGGAACAGGCAATATTATTATAAGTGGTATTGTTCAAGCAGATCAGTTTATTGGAGCATTAGTAGGCGACGTAGTAGGATCAGTTTTTTCTGATGATTCAACGATCATCGTTAACGGTCAAACTGGTGTTGTTACTGCTTCACTGATAGGCGACGTAGTAGGATCAGTTTTTTCTGATGATTCAACGATCATTGTTAACGGAAACAACGGCTCTATTACAACAAATCAAATATTTGGCGATGCTGCACTCACATGCAGTAACGGAATCGGAGTTACAATAGTAGACACTGACGATTTCTCAGCATTACGGTTTATAAGAAATCAGTTAGATGATGATATTGCTGATCCAAATGTACCAACTGCTTACGGAGTAGTGCGTTGGGAAAGAAATGATCAAGGTGGTCTAGGGACCACCGTTTACATGCAGGGCGGCAGCGACGGCTACAAGATATTTAACTTAACTGGTGGTGTGTTTGATACTACAAAACAACTTCACTTCGATATGGGCGGAAGTCTTGGTGTTGGGAAAAGTCCAACTACAAAATTAGATGTCAACGGTGCAGGCGCGTTTAGCGAAGGCGTCGCTGCTGATTCAATTACGAGTTCGTCTTATGTCCAGTTTGGAAGTATTACAACCACAGCTCGCAATGCATTAACAGCAGTCAACGGCATGGTTGTGTACAATACAACTGATGACAGATTTCAGGGATATCAGGCAGGTGCATGGATTAATCTCGACGACGGAACTGCTGCATAATTCGTGATTGAAATTGATTTACCATATGGTGTTTTAGAAGCGTTTACTAACTTATCCGCTAATGGTGTTAAGACGGTAATGAAAGACTTGTCTATAATCGAAGAGCAAGAAACTATTAAAAGTATTGCAGACAAGTTTATAGACACGTCGTGCTTCCATTATGGAAATTTATTTAATCATACACAGCCGTTTGCAATACACAGCGATGTTAGTATTAAAAAAGAATCAATATTATTAATTCCTATCTATGCTAGTGTAGAACAGAAGTTTATTGTTTTCGATCAAACTGTAGAGTCAGACTCTGAGATATCGTGGATATATAATATTTTTGACGATAAATCCAACGAAGAACTAAAAGAAATGTATTACGATTCTTCAATTAAAAGCAGACCGTGCGATACTAATTCAGTTAAGGGATGTACTAGAAACCCTGTATCAAATGGCCTATATAAGTTCTTACCGTATACCAAAGAGTTGTATCACGGACTTACAGGAATTGCATGGAATTACACACCAGGAAAAGCATTGTTATTTCCTGCAAATAGAATACATGCCACCGGAAGAATGTCTTCTAGTAAAATAGGATGTACTATTCAGTTTACTGATTCAGTAGACAATCTTTTGATTTCAGCATCAACACGCACCCTATCTTGAATTTTGTTTGAATTCCAGTTCCGTGTAATTGACTGCTTTTGAAGATCAATCCCTTCCCGGGAGTTTGCACCCATGAACTTCCAGTTAGTCCGTGATAAAAATTATGTACAAACGGCAAATCGTCCTTTATACTTTCGTTGACAGGCTGGTCAGTTAGATAATTAACTCCAACAGTATCACATGGTCGACGGTCAGTATAACAAATACTTTTGATATGATCGTTATCTTTTTTACTGCTAACTAAATCACTTTCAAGAAGAGAAGTGTGACGTTTTTGTTCGACACCGTTAACTTGCCACTCACATCCTGATTGGTCAAACTCTTGATCAAACACAATAAATTTCTGTTGGGTGTCTAATACGTATATAGGAACATTTAGATTATATATAGCTTCTGAATTATATCTGTCTACGTGTAGAGGAATCGTTTCATCATGTGCATAGATGTAGGCGGTGCTAACAGTGTTTAGATTTAATAGTTTTTTAAATGCGGTTTCTAGAAGATCTGAATTTACTTTTGTGTAAAATGGAAACTCTCCTAATGTTCTATTGCCCAAATTATTTATAACATGGGCGTATAAGACATCAACAGTTTCAAGTGGTATATCTAATTCAATCATAGGTTCTCTAAATCGCAGGTGCCGTCTAAGCTAAACATTAGTGCAATACGAGGACTACTACTCATGTTGATCACAGCATGTGGATATCCAATGTTTAAGAAGTATGCATTGCCGTTTTCAAGATTATATGCTTCAAGCTTGTCGTCACGACGAAAGAGATTTACTGCTTGTTTATCACCATAGATAGGTACTATACATCTCACAGCATAACTTACATCGTAGTCGACGTGAAATGGTATAGTTTTGCCTGGAGCAAGTTTGGTGATACGTACACGACTAGCAGGCGCCTTACACTGCTGTATAACGCTCTGTATATAGCTGTTAGTATACTCGGCAGTTGGGATGTTGTAAAGATGCTCTTCTCTGCGTCTTAGTCGCTCTTTGATGCTTGAAGCATGTGGCAAAACCTCACTTGGCATAGTAAGGTTAATTTGTTCAAAGTTGTCATAAACATCCTTAACCAAGTCTTCGTGATTCATGCACAGTCCAGGGTTGGCTGTTCGCACGTCTACAAACTTGTCAGCCAGGAAATCACATTCTTTTCTTAATTCAGTTAGGTCAATATTTAAACCAAGGTTTGCTAAACTGGGTAATTGATGTTTATTCATAATTTTGTTTCCATTTGTTAAAGACAATCTTGATATCTTCTATATCGTCAAAGTATTTTTCGTAATCTATAAAATCGGATAGTTTGTAGTATTTTTTACTTACAGTATCTAAATCTTCATAATAATGTACACTACCAACAGCGCTATCTAGTTGTTCTTTGATTGTAAAAAATTGTTCTAAGCTCTTATTATAATCATGATTTGTGCGTGTAATGATATTTAGTTGATTGGGCATGCCATCGGCTTTCATAACGGCTGCTGTTGTCCAGTTTGTACTATCTTGAAATAAAAAACTTAAAAACCATTTCCACGTATCTCTTCTTTTTAAAATAACGATCTTGTCGTCTTTGTAGAAGTTCTTAAACCACGTGTTGTAATAGTCACCAAGATAGTTTATATGATGTTTGAATGTATAATCAACTCCGTCTAACTTTTTATCTTCGAGAAATTTTATCTTTTGTTCTAACGTCATCAAAGTCTTTGTTGGATCTAAGAATTCTTCAATACCGATGTATTTAACGGTTGGTAATGTTAAATTATATGTGTGAATTGATTCGTAAGCATATGACGATCCGGCTCTAGGTGCGCTCAATAATACTTGCATCAAAATCTCTTGTTATAAAATCACTGCTGGGTTGCCAAACGTAAGACGGATTATTCAGTCGTATACTATAAACATACTGCAATATATTACCCGTTTTAAACAAAAAGTCTCTTTCTAATTGTAATGTTTGATACCACTCGGTTTTAGTATACTCGGTAAATGTGTTAACTGTCATTCTTCTTTTACGCTGGTATAATGCATTTATAGCACGTTTGGTAACATCGTGTGTAATATATAATATCTCAAACTGTTTTTTTCTTGCCCACGCAATTTGATAATCGGCCATACGCAATCCACAATGTGTAAACCTGTAATCTTTTAAAATATGATATCGACACACTCGTGCAGATATTTTTGGGTCATTGGTATAATGACTGTGTTCTACTACACTAATACTGATTAACTTGTCATTAACAAAGCACATCCATGTTTCCGTGGCAGGGTCGTCAGGATTATAGTTTGAGGTGGTAATACTGTTGTTCCCTTCGAGCCGAGATTGTCGTATAAAAGGATAGATTAAATCCCTGTGTTTGTCGACATCCTCACTGTAAGTCTTAATTAAAATGGGATGTTGTAATTGCATATTCTTTATACCTTTGATAACTCTTTTCTAGTAGTTCATGCCATAGTGGTAAATCATATACGCCATGAATTACAAGCTGCGCACGATCAGTGAAACTAAATCCTTTGTCGACACCGTGCTCAAATGTTGCGCCGTCGTACGCAAATGCATTTGTTTCTGGCGGCAACATTGGAAATATTCTAGTAGCACCGCTGTCTTTACTCATGTAAAAATGTTCTTTCTTCCAATCAGTTACATTACTCCATCTAAAATGCAAATGACTAGGGGCTTGTGCTTGCAATAATCCTTCTAAGAGTTTTTCTTCGTCGTAGTGCGGAGGAATTGGAGTAGGTGTTTGTACAAAAAAGATTTGATGAATACTCTTAAAAGGCAATGCTTCTACGTACTCAATAAGATCTGGAAATTCATCTCTAGCCCAGTTAAACCATTCGGGATTACTTCCTGGTGTACCACAATTATTAGATTTTAAAAACATCAAGGTTCCTACGTTTTCAGTTTTGTAAAAATCTTTCTGTTTTTGTTGATCGTTGTAGATCTGTGCAATACGTGCAAGGTTGATGTCTAAATACGGTAAGTCTATTGGTGTCCAAACCATATCTCTATATCCAACGTAATCGTTGTGTAAGCTGAGATCTTCCCAATTCGGCCTGTCTGGCCCAGGATTTCCTGGATCATTGTTTAAATATTGCCTATTAGGAATGTTATGTTCGTCATATTCTAACTTATGGTATGTTTTTCTAAAGTTATTAGTATTCAACATCTATTATTGTCCTTTTTCCTACTTGTATATTCAAATCTAAGTTTATTATATTGCATTTATAATTTTTAGAAAAGTAATCCAGGTCTGTATACTGCAAATCTTCTGTGTTACTGTTGGTTACTTCGTGTACTATTGCATGCTTGGGTTTATAAAAGTCACATATACGGTTAAACATCTCGTGTGGCTTATTATCGTATATCAGTACACTGCTAAAAACAACTACATCAACATCAAACATAGGACGAATTAAGTATTTCCACGACCTAACACAAAATTGGTGCTCTGGATACACTGTCATTGCCTTTTCGATAGGTTCTCTGCTGGTATCAAATCCGTAGTAATTATACTCGTAATTTGTTAAAAACTTGTTTAATGTGCCAACACGGCAACCAACATCTACTATACTTGTTAATTTGTTGCATTTAATAATATCTGCCATCGTCTTGTAAATTGGACTAGCATCAGGGCCGTCCAAATATGACATATCGGCAATACGGTATTGCTCATGAAGATTAGCAGTGCTGATAGTCACAAGCAACCCTCCAGAGTAAGCGGTTTCTGTCTAGAACAGGAGTTCTTCGATGCAATGTAGTAAACTGATCCATCATAAGCAGATCACCTTTTTTAAATATATGGTGATACATGTGCCTAGACTTAAATATGTTTGGTTGTAACTTATCAATCATTTGTCGATGATCGATTTTTGTTTTTCCTTCCCATGCACCTACAATAAAGTGATACGGAAAGTAAAAATAATATTTGCCAGTATGAGGATGTATACCCACTAAATCACGTATGCTACCTTTATTCTTTTCCATGAATTCTAGTTCAGGATCGCCTTCATCTAAATTATACATGGTGTTATTTTGAAATTTTATTCGAATCTTAATACTTTTCCAATACTCCTGTTCGTCTTTGCTCATATCGTAGAACGGGTCGCTCGTATTGCAGACACTCAATGTGGTATTAACATCTTCTTCTATACAATATAACGAAATTAATATCTTGTCAATTTGATGTCTGCTGTTACCGTTACTGTGCCATCCTAGCTCGGTGTCACCAAACATACCGACCTTATTACCATCGGTGTCTTTTTTTCCAGTTACTAGAAATATTTCAGGATGGTTCTTTGAATTCATAAACAAGTTAGGAGTTTCGCACTCTCCAAACTGTTTCATTATGTCAACATATGTCTGCTCGGTCAGTTTCTGGTCATAAAATAATGCAAATCCAGTTGTTTGAATAGTGTGTGCTAGTTTACTAGGGCATAACGTTGTTACGTCCTCGCTAGTTTTATATGGTGCTATCAAGGTATTGTTCCTTTATTAAGTCGGCTATGCATAACCGGTTGGTTTGATTTCTTTTAAATTTGTTGTATATTGGGTTATCTGATGATGCTAACCATATTACATCACTTGATATTAAATCTAATTCAGTACATACTGTATCTTGATAGGGCTTAAGAGTGTTATAAACCAAGTCAATCGGTATAGTTTCAATTAATCTTTCGCCTAGGCCCATGCTGTAGTAATTATAATATTTTGCATTTACATTTAATGGTTCTAAACATCGATCTGGAGTTCTACTCCAGTAATAGCCAATTCGGTAGTTACGCAAGCCAAAACATTTACTAAAACTAAAGAATACCTTCTCGACGTTGTCAGGTATTTTAAAGTTGGTTACCCTTGTGCTTAACAAGTATGCAAGATCAAGTACAACAGGTTTATCAGTTGGAATGCTACAATAATTTCCATTAAAGCTAGCCGGATTTGTCCAATAATGTACGTCGCCAGTCTCCTGGCCACTTACCCATACGTAGTCACCTTTACGAATCTGTATTGCACGTTTTTCGTCTGTCATCCAGTAGTTTAATCCTTCTGTGATGCCGTTTAACGGATATAAATATTCAAATCCACTTAAATCACAGTACGGTTTTAAATATTCAGATATGTTACTAGAAAAGACACTAACCTCGTCATGTTTTGTTAATGAAAAGTCATCAACAACATTAACTATTTCTTTAATAGGAAAACTACGTATTGCCATACTTTGCTGCATAAGCTGTGCGATTCTGTCATTCATATTACTTTGAATATTCTCTGTGCTATTAATTGCTGTGCTACCCAGCCCCCGGTGTCGTATTTGTGTAACCGTATTTTTCTAAAATTATTATGGTGCTCTAAATGATATCCTTCGCCTGCTATTAACAAATTCAGCCAAGCATTATTTGTTGGGCCATCTTTGTGTCCTAGTGTGTTAAGTAAGCCAAATCCTAGTTTAGCATGAACAAAGGGCATTAGTGCAAATGCAACAAAAAACTTAATCCCAATTAACAAAGACACAATCCAAACAACTATAATAATCTTAAACCAATGCTTGTGGCAGAATACTAACATAGAGTTCTGATACAAGTCCTTTGCATACTTAATTGGAATACGAGGAATGTTCCACGTAGTACTTAACACTTTCCAGAATCCAATATGCTTAGGAGAGTGCGGGTCGTGTTCGGTGTCAGCATGCGCATGGTGTAATCGATGACTAGCTATCCATCCAATTGGCGATTTTATAACAACAACCATTAACATTGCCAGTCCAATTGCTTCAAACCATTTTGGTACTGCAAATTGTCTGTGACAATAATATCGATGTAGCAGAATACTTGCTGCCCAGTGAGATATAATAGTTCCCCATAATAGACCAAGGAGTATAACATAAATCCAATCCATTATATGTTTCTCACAATGTCAATACTATCTTGCCACGTCTTTGTATTACTTTCAAAATTAATATTACAAATCACCCGATGTTTTGTTCCAGTATTAATTGCTTCATGCCACTGCTTGACATTCCACAATACCGGTTTATCAACTAGCGCATATCTACAAGCAACATCGTCATTTGTAAACAAGTACTTGTCAGATCCTTTGTTATATTTTTTCCAGTAATATTCGCTCCAGTATACTCCGACATTTGGATCTTCTGGAATATAGCCGTCTACGTCTTCATACATAGGCCAACTTGTTAGTGTATTTTCGTCGCAGCCTGCAACTGGAAATATTAAACTTGCTACACTTGTTTTTGTATGGTGCCTGTGTCCAAAAAATAAGTGCTCAACTGCTTTGAATTCAGGCTGAGTCGGATCTGCTTGGAAGAACTTTAGGCTTTGTGTAAAACCGTGTTTGTGCAGGGCTTGTGAAAGTTCTTTATGCTCAATTAAGTCAGAGGTATTAATAACTTGCATAACCGGCTTGTCCGGATCATACAAGTTATAATGGTCTTTATAGTTATTGATAAAGTAGTTGGTTTCTGGATGTTGTGTATATATGTTAGGAAGGTGTGCAAATATTTGCTGTATTTGCTCATATATAAATTCTAAGCCGGGCGTCCACTCTAATTCATGTACAAAATCTTTTGCAAGTACTGGATCTGTTAATATTGGCATTATCGATTTCCTATTATTGTTGCTACTAAATGCGATCGAACACTTTTACTACCGTTGAAGACCGAATGCAAAATAGTAGTATCGGTAAAATACCATTTATTTTTTTCTAAATGCTTCACTTGATCATCAATTACCATAAAACACCCAGTGTGTGTGTCTATTGGGAAATGCACTCTTGGATGGTAGTCAACATGCCAAGACAAACATGTCTTGGGATGTAGATTCATTATGCGCACTCTACCTAGGATATACTTATCACTAAGCGCATTGTATACTTTTTCAAAACTTGTATTTATAAATTGGTCACATAATATTGTAAAGTCGGATTCGTTAAGTATAACTTTATTTACAGGAACGTCAATATTTCCATCTTTGTCAACCGTTGAGTTATCCCAGTCGTAATACAAGCTACCGGTTCCTAATAAGTAGTCGGTATTTTTTCCTGGAAGAGTATTTAAACAAATTTGTGAACCATTATTATACTTAATAATGTTGTCATCTACTAATTTCGTTAGGTCGGTATGTAAGTCAAAGACCGGTAAGTCAGCAAGTTCAGTGAAATGTTTCATATTAGTATTTATGTTAAGGCAGTTTACGTTTTGGAATTTTAGAATCGGCACTGCTTACACAACTGTCTGTTATGCACGGCATTGCTTTGTTAAATAATTTAAACCCAGTTTCGACATTACCGAGCGGCACATCATGACATGAGTAGCTTCGTTTAACCGATCCGTCGGGTTCACGTATTATAATTCCTTGATACCCAGCGTTGCAACTCCATCCTTTGAATTTATTGAAGTTAAAAGCATTGAATCGTTCAGCTTGATCCATGTACCATTTTGTACCGTCCTTGTCTTTGAGTTCTATCTGCATATGCCACGGAACACTTGCGTCGTTGTTGCCTACTACTTCTTTTGGTATTTCAAAAGTTGCTTTGGGACGATTAGCCCATGTGCGTTTAGATTCTGTATAGGCGCGCTGCGGCATGCCGTTGTGCAATGCCTTGAGTATTTCTTCGGAATAACCGTCTACAATTCGAGAAGCAGTTGGGTCACTCATCGGCTTGAGCGTAACATTAATTCCTTGCTCATGAAAGAATAATGCGTTATTCCAATCTTTGTCGAACCATTCAGGAACCATAACCATATTAATGGTAACTTGTACATCGTGTTCTTGGCAATATATCAACTTGTCTGCAAAGTCTTGCATTTTTGCAGTCGTGTCCAAGTGCTCTGTGTGCAAACTTGCAGTAATACTTGCGCGATGGAATGACTTTGTAATTTCTACATACTCCTCAAACCAGCTCATAGGGCGCGAGCAATTGCTGGTCATGTGTGTTGATGTGTAATTTGTAGACCCGACGTCAGCAGCAAGGTGTTTGAGCATGTCAAGGTACCCTGGGTGGAACGTGGGTTCGCCACCGCTCAACGAAAAGTGAAAGCTGTTAAAGCCATTTTCTCTAGCTTGTCGTTTGATCTCGTCAATTGTTTTTAAACAAAGCTCGGTTGGCCTGTGATCTTTTTTATCAGATCGAGCGTAAGGCCAGCAATCATATTGTTCAAACAGTGTCGTTAATACTGTCCCGGAACGTATCCAGCTGCATGTTACCATGCAGATCAGACTATATCATCATCCCAGTTGTGGGATGCTCCCCGTTTCGACTCACATGAGCCTACGTCTTTCGACTAGTCGTTGAACCTTCTTTGTGTAACAAAGCTTGGCTGCTGATTGCCCAAAAGCATGGGGTTTCCAGCAATTAAAGGAGTTTTCGACCATTGTTACCAATGGAAGTCGCATTGATGTTTACGAACAGCGGTAGTTACAGAAGCGGCCCAAGATCCAGCTCACTGTAAATAGATCTCTGTATAGCATTGTTCGTTGCCCAACACTTACTATATCATCAAATGGTATTTTTGTGAAGTCATATTCACTCCATTTTAAATTATTGTTCATATATTTGCCATCCTTTGCATGATTTGGTTTGCTGTAATAAATCTTCTGTCATACGTTTAGTATAACACCATTGTAATATTATGTCAACTATTTACTTTATAGCTGCTGTTTGGTAAAATGGTCACGATTATTTTGCTTGCACGCCTGTATACATTTGGGTATCTTGTTATCACTATCCCACGAATTCATAATATCAGTAAATACCTTTCCGTGTAGTGCCTGCTTAACAGACACATTTGCCAAGTTAATATCATTTTTGTAATCGTTGTCAACTAGTATTTCTTCAAATCTATCCTTTGATTTTTCTGTTACTGAAAACTCCATCATCTTACTGTTGAGATGACAGCACGGAATGACATTACCCATGTGATTAACAAATATACGCTTTTGGCCACTGTATTTGCAAGATATACATGGTGACTCATCAGCCTCTATTTTTTTGTGCGTTATACCACTAGTATCAGGTCGATGACTAATAATGGTTTTAAAATCTTTAAACCCTTCGTCCTTGGCCAGTTGTTTTGCTATATGAGTTTGGTGCTGATTGTGTTCAAATTCAATATATTGCCAAACTGATTGGCCGCCTGCTGCAATAAACGATCTATAATTGGTTTGTACCTTTTTAAAACTACTGCCTTCTCGGTAGATCTCACTTGTTTCGTCAGCTCCGTCGATCCCCCAAGTAACTCTGTGACTAGCAGGTAATATGCCTGCTAGCTTCGCCCACCAACCAGCAGTTCGTAAACTACCATTGGTAGCAATATTAATGTGTACGTTCCAGTCTGCAAAATGTTTTATAATTTCAAAGAAATCAGGATGTGTAGTAGGTTCGTCTACACTGCCGCAGAAATTAATAATCTGCATGTTTGGAAACATTGATTTTTGAAATCTAGTTCTTATGGTGTCCAAGTCTAAGTATGTTTTGTTTAATATTTTGTCTGCATGATCGGACAATACACGAAAGCATCCTTTGCATTGTATGTTACAATAACTTGTAAGTTCGATGTCTATCCACTCTAATGTATCAGTTGACCACATTAGTTATACTCCGTAGGGATTATTGGTGCGGATTTTGGTACAGGTGCTTCGCTATTTTTAAAAACGTCCATATTTACATGACCAGATAACACAGTTTTATAATTCTCAGGATATGCACTCTTTGGAGCGCATAACCCGCAACCACAAGTGTGTTTAGGACAAACAATTGTGGGCATGGTTTTGGTTTCTAGTTGATGTCTTAGTTGTGCAAGAATAGCTGCGCCTTCGCTTATTTTGCCAATAGGGCCGCGTGTTTGGTCAAATTTTGCTTGACATGTTTGGTGATGAAAGACTTGATCGGTTTGCTGCTCAAGATGAAGAAAGAACCAATTGACGCTGCAATGCCACCCCTTGAAGTTTCTAAAGTCTACAAAGGTACTTTTCTTAGATTCTGTTTTGCTGCTCAAGCACATTTCTCTACTACCACAACACGGGCGGCCGATTGCCCATCCGTCTTTTTTAGATGCAGGCTTTTTGACTTGGACTTCTTCTAATTCCTCTTCCACACCTTCTATTTCTACTTCTTCCATTAACTTAGGCAGCTTATCAGTTGATTTGTGCTCTTTGTTTAGTTCTGCATTACGATACTTCCAGTAATTTTTCATAAAGTCTAGTTGTTCGTCAGTGTACTGGTGTGCAAAGTTGTCTCGACTGCCGGCTTCTTCGCCGATGATTCTAGGTACATATTTTACACCAGCGTCTTCTAGAAAATTACAAAGATCCTTGCATTCGTCAAAATGTTGTGCGTGAAACATTACGTTTACATTCATTGTAAAGTTATGCTGTGGGCCAGATTTGTGAAATTGCATAATTCGATCTCGTACTTGCTTTTTGAGCTTTAGGTCGCTTTCTGCATGATAACTCACAGTGATGTGCTGCAAATTTTCCATTATTCTTGTAGCCATTTTTGCGCCCATTGCACCATTACTGGTTAATGAAAATCTAGCTCGCCATTTATCTTTATACTTATTAGCATGCTCTTCTTTTAAGTATTGAATAAATGTTATAAAGTTAGGGTTTACTGTGGGTTCTCCGCCTGTAAAACTAATAGTGGATGATTTGTGATCTCTGTGTTCCATGTATGTATCAATATATTCAAACACAAAGTTGGCGTTATTTTTTAATTCATCTAATGTAGCATGGGCACTAAAGTTGTCATGTCGATAAACGGGGCAATAACTACAATCATAATTACAGCGTCGCCCTAAATCCCATGTAACCTGAAAAGCATTTCCAGTTAGCAAGTCTACTGTATCAAAACTCATTTAAATATATCCTTCATTTCTGGAAATGTTTCTGCAAATTTATTGCCGCGTTGGGTGTCACAGAGTTTTAAGAATTCTTGCATCTCTGGAAGGCGACGACTCCAGTCTTCACTTTCCATAAACTGCAACATACCGTTGAGGCGCTGTATACCGTACTCTGCACTGCGCCATTGTTCGTAATCAACTTTACCTTTATGCCACTCAGGAATACCTAACTCCCAATTGGCTTCCCACCACGGATACCAAGCTTCGTATTTTTCTCTGCATTCTTGTTTGAACCATGCGGGCAATGATTTAACATTCAAGTGTGCAGGCCAATATACAAAATGCTGACTAATTCCGCCTGCACCGAACGGCCACATATTAATTTTCTTAAACCCTTGTTCTAATTTCCATTGTATGAAATCTGGAATATAGTATATGTTCAACGCCTGCACTGCACATGCAATAGTAACTTCGACATTGTCGCTGGTCTGTGTATCAAGAATGTGAAATACTTCTTCTTGTCGTGTCCATTTGCTAGGATATCGAATGTAGTCGTTCATTTCTTTTATACTATCTATCGAGTAATGAAAGCGTACAATTTTGAATTCCTTCCATAGCTCAAATAAATCAGGTCTCCACTCAACTCCATTTGAGTTATAACGTAACTCGAGATTCTTAGCATAGCCCATTTTGATAGCGTGCTCGAGTATTTCATAATGTTCCTCAATAATCAAGCTTTCGCCACCTGCGAAATAAATTTGTTGCATGGTTGCCATTTGCTCGTAAAACTGTGTCCAAAACGTTGGATTTTGTTTGTGCCAGTTGTAGCTCGATCCGTTTGTGCTTCCTTTATCTTGCCACTGCATAATCTCTTTGAGACTTTCATTTTTAACGGCTGGGAATATGGACTTATAATCTTTTATCCATCCGCTACTGTCATGGGGACTACACATAACACATGCCAACTGGCATTTAGTGCCAAATCGTAAGTCTATATATGCTAGATTTGGCGGAACTTCGCCGTCCTCTGTAGTGTCTGCTAGTATCTTCTCAAGGTCGACTCGTTTGCTCCAGTAATTGGTTTCCCACTGCCGTTTACTACGATGTCCAGCTGCTTCTTCTTTGAAGCATTTTAAACAACTAGGAGGCTTTTCTCCGTTGAGCATTTGCTTGCGGACGTTTTTCATATAGTTGCTGTTCCAAGCAGTCTTAAAATCACTTACATTTAAGTTGTTTGGCTTACCGTCGTCTGTTTTAAGAATTCCCACTTGCCCACCGTGTTCTGTGTCGTTTGTTGGGCCAACACTACTAGCGTTGGCAGTGCAACAAACTCTGAGACTTCCGTCAGGGCGGGTAGATAAATGCATCCAAGGTAAGATACAAAATGTTTCTGACGGAGGAGTAATTTTATCTGTCATGTAACCCTACTTTTTCTATTGCCCAGTTGCGCTCGACACACCAAAAACACTTACCACATTCTGGTATGTGTGCGTCAGGATTTTGAGTGTACCATGTAAAGTTCATTCCTGATGACAGGTAAGTATTGCTATCGCCTTCGCAACTTCTAGTGATATACAATAATTCGAGTATATCGTGATTCACGTATTGCCGAATTACCCAATCTTTTTCTGTTAATCGAAGAGGTGTAAGACTCCATGATGTAGTATCGTCTGCTATATATGCAAGAGAGTTTAGAGATTGTTCGATGTTGTCTCGATTCATCATCCTATCGAAAATTTCATACCCTACCGTTGGATTTTTAGTAGTAGCATTGTAACATGCATTATACTGATGTGTCACTGCTAGATACTTATTAAACGATCCAACCATAATCTGATCCATTGATCGGCCATTATGAATATTGCCAATTGCGCCGTGTTCGAGCTCAGGAGGCAAATAAGTCACTACTTGATGTGTAATTATGTCAGGAAATCTATTTTTGAGCCACTTATAAACGTTAGTCGATACAGTAGATTGCCACGGTCGGGTAAACCAATTGCGTACAAATGTAATTATCTCAATTTTGCAGTTGTAATTATTATCTTTAATGGTTGTGGCCATCAAAAATGCCATTATGGCACTATCGGCGCCGCCGCTGAGATTGATTCCCACCTTTGTCCATTCTGGATTCATCGGAATTACAACATTATCAAAGTTGTGGGCCTTTAATCCAATTTTGTTAAGTGTATCAGGGGTTGCACCAGTAGCGGCATTTGCCCATGCATACGAACTGTTGTACTCAGCTGAATTGTATAATGATTGATTCATGTTGTTATTTTCCTACTATATTAGTATATATTTATATACGTATATTTCTGCTGCTGGTAATCTGAACTACAACACAAAATTATTGTTTTATGGTTATTTCATTATGATATGCTTTGTTATGAGCGCAAGTTAGTATACACCGTGACAAATGCTGTGCGTGGGCCGGATTCCAACTTTGTTCTAACACTTCAGAAAACCAATCATGAGATAATACGGCGTCTATATCCTGATCCTTGACACTGTTCCATCCGTTTGTGTATTTTGATAACTTGTCTGTAATTTGATCTCTATTTTTAAACGTGCTGTCCCAAAGAAAGCAACATGGCCAAACTTCAAGCTGGGCACTAATAAATATTTCGGCTTCGTGTACATATTTGCAAGTGATCGACGAAACCACTCGTTGTGTTTGGTAGCTATCGTTATTTTTATAGTTTTCAATAAATTCAGCAAGTTCATAAACCTGTTGTTTTTTAGTATGTTCTTTTTTGCCAGAGGTTGTAATTACACTTTGTTCAGTAACTAGTTTTTTTGTATTAGCATCTCGTTTCTTTATAATAGAAACCCAGTCGTGGTAACTGTTTCTCATTCCAGTTCTAGTTGCAAACTTGAACCCCAGCGACTTAGCATGCGCCTCAGCAGCAGGCAACTCATACTCATTGTGATCAAATACAATAAATATCCAAGTTGCAGCAGAGTGGCCAGCGCCGCCGGCTCGGTATGCTTGCATATTACGGTCGATTACTTTAAAGTTGGTGTTTACCCTATAGACGTGATTGGTTTCTCTGTGGCCGTCGATGCAAAAGTTGATCTCGACATTCTTTGTTTCTTTGCTCAACTCGCCAAGTCGGTGCCACCACGTTGCTGTTTGATAACCGCCATTGGTGCTCAATTGACAAAATCCGCCGTTGGTGGACAGATATTCTACCATATCGACACATTCTATGTTGAGTGCCGGGTCGCCAAGCACTCCGCAGAATTTAAATTGCTTGCCTGCAATATATTCTCGCGAAGGAAACAATCGCTTTATATCAGCAAGTCCAAACCCAGTGACTAAAAATTTACCAAAATTCTGCGTTCTTGCACAACCAGGGCAAGCTGCATTACAATCACTTGTAATTTCTAATTCGACTTTTTTGATGTTTAATAAGTTCATATTTGGTTACTTAACTGAAGTCCTTGCATAATATGTTTGTAGATTGGACATTAAATTTATCTGAGTCATATAATACTTTTCAGTATATTCTAAATTTTGTACAAATGTAAACGATTCAGGATCTATTATCTTAACTTCGTTCGAAGTTGTTAGCACAATATTGCTTAGACTTAAATCACAGTTTACAAAAAATGTGTTGTTTTTTAACTTTTTAGATTCCTGCATTGATTGACTCCAAGTATTATTTATAGTGATAATTATATCACAAATTAAGTCTTTGGTAATCAAGTGATAGTATTCTTCTCTTTTCAAAACACTTTCAATAGTATCAACAATATCTAAAAATTCCATGGTATATGTTTCATGGTCAACCAACCCAAGTACCTTTACCAATGCAGGATTAGATTTTGACAAGTTAGAGTAATGTTTTAACCATTGTTGATTAATTGGCTGGAAGTTGGTGTTGCGTACTGTTTTAAAGACAATATCATCTTTAAACTCGATCTTCGAGTATCTGTCTATCATTGGTATTATTTCTCTCAATACTTATATTAGTCTATTGTAGCACACATTATTTCAATTGTCTAGTATTTAGGCAAAGTATTTGTTTATTAAATATTCTGCAAAAAGTTTTTGACTTTTGGGCCCAGGGTGAGAGTTGTCTAGCGCTCTGTCTACTTTAAAAGATTGCAGGTTTTTATCTGACATAGTAATTGACCGGTCAATGTTTAAAGTTTTTGGATGTGCGTCTACCGGTAATATATTGTATGTTTTAATACCGAGTGATCGTAATTTTAAGTTGATGTAATTGATGTACACACAACGCATGATAGTTGAATCCCAATCGTTGTGTAAAAATTTGTAATATGGTTTTGATGGCTTGTCATACTTCCACGTTCCTATCTGAACGTTAGTGTGCTGTTTTATAATGCAATGACGGTCATTATGACTCCACTGTATTACGCAAATATCAGACAAATCGAAATTAGTATTGTCAGCGATGTGCATAATGTGTTTATCGCCGGCGCCAGGAACAGATAAGTTTACCAGTTTGCGCCTTAAATGAGTGGCAACTATCTGAGCAAAGCCCAACTTACTAGGTTCATCCAGCGGATGAACACCGTCGGAGTGTATACAATCGGCCAATCCGTGTCCAAAAGTGTATGAACATCCAATTGTTATTAACTTATTCATACAAGTATTTATGCCAAGAATTATTACTTAAACTGCGCCGAAAATGGATCAAACTCGGCGCCGCACTTCATACTGCATACTTTTAATTTTCCGTCGGCGCAGCTGGGTTTGTTCCAACTTGCTTCTATGTTTTCAAATATGCCAGTATCAAACACAGCTTTTAACCCGTGTATCTTGGCATTGACTGCATCCTTGCCGCCGGCTTCATCAATAAAGTCCCATACTTGTTCTACTTTGGGATCATTGGTCCAGCACAACACATCAGTATCTTCTTGTAGGAAGTCGCAGCCCTTGCAGTAAGAAATACTGTCAAAGTCACCTGCATTGTGTTTTTCTCTTAGTTCGGTATAAAGATTGCCTGTCCAAATTTCTTCAAAGGTTTGACTCGAAAGATGTCCTAGAACACTTTTACTTTCGCTCGGCGGTCCTAGGACCTGACAACACGGAGTTACTGCTGCTGTCATACCGTTAACTCCTCCGGCACGAACTGTTAGTTCCTCAGCAGACGGGCGGCCACAACTTCGTTTTTTACCAGAGCGAATGTATTCCGGAGAATGATTTCCACTCCAGTTGTGCATTTTCCAGATATAAGAAATTACGCCTGTGGGAATAATAAAATTATTTTTATATTGTTCAGCTTCCCATTCTGCATTTTTAGGGTCTAAGATTAGATGATAACTCTGAACAGAACATTTAGAATTTACTTCTTTCACGTATGCGGCTGCTTCAGTGGTATTTGACTTTATTAAATCCCAGTTATCTTTACTCATCCATTTCTGGTACAATTCTCGATTGTACCCTATTACAGAAAATCTAATAAGCGACAATCCGGCATCAATACAGTCTTTCATGTACTGCCCTGTAAATTTAGCACCGTTGCAATATAAGTAAGACTTTAAGCCACGTTTAGTACATGCTGCGATATACTCATGGAGGTCTTTTGCCATAGTCGGTTCGCCTGATCCCTCAAGATTAATCACTGGATATCCGTATTTAGGAGTAATTTGATCAAGAATACTTTCAAATTGCCGCAATGGCATTTTTTTTAAAAATTCTTTTTCTCTGCCTTCGGCGGATCCCTGAGGACACATTTGACAAGTATAATTACAACCTCCAAAGACTTCAATTACTGCGCGTTTTAAATTTAGATGTTCAAGGTCAATACTCATACTCAATATATACCAATGCTATTTAAACTGCCTAGTATTACCATAATGAATCACAGTGACATCATCATTGGTATATGTACGCCAAGGATCAACTACAATGCTGTCATCTGGGATATGACAATACATTTTTTGTGGATTATCGCTGCCCAGATATTTGTATGTAGTGTTTGAATCGTGCGCCAGTAAAAATACACATGGTGTAATTGGTGTATACTTGTCGCCTGTTAACGGATCAATATAGATAGGTTTGATTCCTAACTGTTCACAAAAATGCCCCACTAATAAACTGTAACTGCCGTCGATATAAGACACACCGGGTTTGTATGACTTGCCGTGTATTACAATATCCATATTATGGAATTTACTTTGGAACACTAACTGTTTGGCAATATTCTTAGCTTGTATGTCACGTGCGTTCATGATAGCGTCAAACATATCATACCCTAGATTTAACTTTTCTGCCATGTAGCGCAATGCAATGTTATCACGGGGATGGCAACCGCCCCCGTCGCCCATACCAGCAGTCATATACTGCGGGCCTGTAATGCGCATGGTTGACTTGGCCAAGGCTTCTGTTACAATATCTACGTTGATGTTGCCTTGTGCTTCTGCTACGTCTTGAATCATGTTGACAATGCCAATCTTTGCACTAATCATAGTATTATAGAAAACCTTAATGCACTCGCACTCGTCCCATGTACCAATTTCATAACGTGGATTATTTTGCATAATTGTTTTATAAAAATCAACTAACATTTTAGCGTCGCCAGTTTGTGACCCATCTTCTGTGCCGATCATTACCATCTCTGGATTAACCATGTCCCATGCTACACTGCCCATTGCAATAAGGTATGGATTGTATATGAACCTAGTGTTGGTAACAATAGGGATAAATTCTCTGCGCGTTGTGCCTGGTAACACTGTGCTGATCAATACCAGTAATTGGTCCTCGGTCATATGCTTGTTGGCTTCTGCTATCACCGATTTGACAATGTCATAGTTGAAGTCTTTAGGTGCAAGGTGTGCTGTTGGTGCTCTGCCATCATACTCTGGATCGTGTGGTGTTGGCACTGCAATGAACACAATGTCTTTGTCTTTTACACATTCTTTAATCGAGTTTGCTATTGTTACTACTTCGGAAGTGCATTCAGCAATGTCATATCCTACTACATTGTGTCCACCGTCTGCTATAGCTTCAGCACACGGCATTCCCAATTTGCCAATGCCAATGAATCCTATTTTCATTTAAAAGTACTCCTTTATCAAGTATTCTGCAAAGCGTTTATTGCTTTTTTTTCCTGGATGTTGCTTGTCCAATGCACAGTCAACTCTAAAATATTGTAAGTTTTTATCGGACATTTTAACTGACTGATTAATATTCAAATCACACAGGTATGCATCAATTGGCAATATGTTATATGTAACAATTCCAAGAGACTGTAACTTTAAGTTAATATAATTAATGTATACATCACGCATAACAGTTGCATCATTCTCGTTGTGTATGCTTTTATAATACGTTTTAGTTATTTTATTATCCATCCACGGGCCAATCGCAACAGTTTCTTGTTTGTTTAGAATGCAGTAACGGTCATTATGACTCCACTGTATTAGGCAAATGTCATCCGGATCAAATAAAGTATTATCTACTATATTCATAATTTGTTTATCACCTATGCCGCATTGTGCTAAATTAATTAGAGATCTCTCTAAATGATCGGCTACAATCTGAGCATACCCTAACTTACTAGGACAAGGTCCTTGGGCATTACTGTTACTATCTATACAATCGGACAACCCGTGGCCGTATGTATAAGAGCATCCAACTGTTATTATTCTACTCATGCAAGTATTTATATAGGGTATCTTGCAGTATAGAGTCCATCATGTGTGATCGGTAACTCATTATTGCAAGATTGTGTACAAGTATACTTTTGATCTTAATCATGTCGTTGTATAATTCGTCATCGGGCCTGTCAAAAAATTTAACTGCAGAATCTATTGCACTGTTAACTCGCGTTGTGTTATCTATTTTACTGTCGTAACTCTCATCTAGTACACTATTAAATGTTTTATATCCCATACTTTGTAATGTGCCTAACGAATTTGGTTCACCTAGTATTACAAAAGGCTGCATATACATAATAGGCTTAAATATTTTTTCACTAAAAAACATTCTGCCTGGCGTATTGTACTGATAAGTTTCAGGACATATGTGGAGAAAAGAATCATAAAATTTATCTGTGGCCCAATCCGACACTGGGTTATCTATTTCAGGATTTACATTATCATTAATTTTAAGAGGTATGTTTTCTTTTATACTAGACTGTATGTACTTTTTATAAATTTCTGGAGATTCTTGTTGGAAAAGAGCTTCTTGGATATCAAAATAACCATCTGCTGTATCACCGCATTTCCCCATTGATAAATATCCTCTATCAATATGAGGGTATAGCAATGTTACTCCTGCAAATCTGCCTGCATGGGGGCGACGGTTTAAACAAATAAACTTTTTTGCGCGATGCTTTTTTTGAGAAATTCCCAAACTTCCATGCTGTATTAACCACTTTGTATTTTCAAATTTAGTTTGGTACTCCCAAAAATTATGATACGCTGTTTTCATGCCAGGGGCTTCTGCTAGATTTGCACAAACAAATACAAAGTTATCTAAACTAATATCATACCGTTTTATAAAAGGAGCAACCAACGATTTCCACCAATTCCAGTCCCACCCTTCGTAAGAATTGTAGACTAGGATTTTGCAGCGGTTGGCTTTAATATCGCTAACAACAGAGTCTGGAATAATTACTTCGTCTATTACTTCTTCAATAGAAGTAAGCGATGGCAAAAACGGAAAATAGTATAAACTATCGCTTTCTACTTTATCTCTAAACACAACGTCAAATGGTGGGCCAAATAAACCAAAGTATGCATCAGGTGTGTTGTGTCCTATGATAAAATAGCGATGATCTAAATATCGGTGGGGGGGGCCGCAGCAATATTTAAACTCTTGTTTGTCTTCGGGCAAATCAGTTCTGTAATATAAAGGAATCTGTGTCATAATAATACTTACCTAAACTGTGCTGCAAATGGATCAAACTCGGCGCCGCACTTCATACCGCACACCTTTAGTTTTCCTTCGCCAACACTAGGTTTATTCCAGCTTGCTTCTATATTTTCAAATATACCAGTATCAAACACTGCTTTTAATCCGTGTATCTTAGCATTAACTGCATCTTTCCCGCCTGCGTCATCAATAAAGTCCCATATTTGTTCTACTTTAGGATCTTTGTGCCACCACTTGTACATTCTGCCAGCAGTCCAGCAACAAGGCATTGCTAGTCCTTCGGCTGTAATGAACAAGTTTCCTTCGTCCTTTACTTTGCACTTAATAGGGGCGGCGTCATAGTATGAATCCATGCTACCGTATTTGTCAACGATAACATCTTGCTTTTTAAGAGCTGAATTTTGGTACTTTGCATCTGGTTTTTTAAGTTCTGTAGTGTTGTTGCCTTTGCCATTAACTGCTTGATGCGAATCTTTTTTCTCAGTTTTAGATGTTACAAATCGCCCAGTTTTCTTTGCTACAAACCGTTCAAACCCCATTTGTTTGCTTAACTCTTCGGCTTCTTCTACTTGGTGCTGATTATGTTCAAATATTAAAAAATCCCATCTGGCTCTGCCGCCAGCAGCAATGAAAGCCCGCATGGATCTTTCCACGTTAGCCCAAACAACGTTTTGTCTATACTTGTGGTTGGTATCCTCTAGTCCGTCTACACTAAAAATAACTGCGCCCATTCTTCCATATACTTGAGCAAGCTTTGTCCACCATTGTGCGCTTTTAGCTCCGGCATTTGTATTCATGCTTAGCCACATTGTTGAATTGTGACTACGAAAATACTCAAAAATTGCCAACGTGTCACGAGCAACAATTGGATCACCCAAGTTGCCGCACATGTACAACGTGTCAAGTTGCTTGATAAAGTCGGGTTCAAACATAACTTTGATATCGGTCAGTGTAAGTTCGCTCAAATCAATATGCGGATTGACATCTCCGCCGTTTTGATTTCTATCGCACATAGGGCAAGCTGCTTGGCAATTTTGTGTATTTTCTAAATGTATTGTTCTTATGTCTTCGTATTTGTACATTGATTTTCCATTACTAATTTTATGTCCATGCCTGGTCCTACTTTACTAGGTAAATCCCCATGCTGTTCTACATACCAGTTAATAACAGCTCTGTACCAATTTTGACTATTGTGATGCGCCTGTTGGTTGAATTGCCAAATGTTGTCGTTGGTTGCTTGCATGGTACTTAGTGCTCTTGCGCTTTCTGTTTGCAATTCTCGCAGAGATAATTTATCTATATCCAATTTTCATAAACCTTGTATATTTTGGTAATTGTAATTCTCCAAGAAACAAACATTCTTGCATGGGCGCAGTTTCACCAAATGAATCCATATCAGCGGAGCAATTAATATGTTCTGATATTTCAAAATAATTATTACTCTGAAGTATTACCAATTTACCTTTGGGAATTTTTGCATACCATTCTTCAAAGTTGCCGATATGCTCACAACTTGTATTAACAACGGTGTCAGGAGAGTCTAGAATGTAACACATTTTTTTATTAGAATTACTCCACGATTTTGAAGAATGATTAGAATAATCAATGTCCATTATATCCTGTGTAATTGCTTTAAATTTCCATTGATCGACTAGCCACGGCTTATTGAATATTTCAGCTATTTTCTCGCAACTGGAGTCGACATCAAAACTACGTATCTTGGTTATATTCAATCCGGATTCGAACAACAGAGTTGATAGTATAGCATACCATCCAGCACACAGAAATACTGTGCCTAATTCAACATCTAATTCTTTAAGTATCTTAATTAGCCATTGTTTACTTTGTAGCTGTCCTCTACTAAAGCAATTGTTGTCTATTTCCAAGGCAGGATTGACAAAGAAACTTTTAAATGCCGCGACAAGGTGGCTATCTGAGTATCGTGCAAGCACCGGCCATAATTTCCATGTATTGTCTTCAAGAACTAACTTTCGTAAATCGTCGTCAGTTACTAGTCTAAATACACTGTGTAAATTCTTTTCCATTACTGCTTTACGCAATTCTTCTGTATCATGATTGTCAATTATTCGAAATACACTATGTAAATTTTGTTCCATTACTGCTTTACGCAACTCGTCAGATGTATTAGTTAACCTAAAGATACTAGATAAATCCTGATCAATGTATGCACGTCGTAAGTCTGCTAATTTTGAATTAGTAGGATACAACATTTCAAATCTGTCTAGTAGTTCATAAGTGTGCATCATTAAATTTCTCCTTTAGCCAGTTAAAATCATTTATTTTTTTTAATGCAGCAATGTTGTCTTTATTTCTTGTGCCATATGCTGCGCCAGCTTTTGCTCCAGATATTGCATATTTTCCAAATGGCTTTTTAATCCCAACTGTGCACCATGTATATAATCGTTGTTGAGTTTCTGTATCTTGCTGTCTGTCAATGATTCTTGATGACAGTTTAACACATTCTCTAAATGCGCTTTTCCATGTGCTGTAAGGATCTGTGTTAAACAAAGTAATGTTGCTAATTACAGGCATCAACTTAAATTGATTACTGATGCTAGTAGTCATATCCGTCTTACCAATATCCATGTTTTCTGTAAGCTCCCTAGGTAGTAATTTTACGCCTCCATAGCCGTAAACAAGATCATTCACTGGATTTTGACTACGCCAAACATGCACACAAGTTAAATTACTGTCATGTACTTGTAAGTTAAATGTAAAATCATCAACTATAGTTGCATCGGCATCGACTACCCAAAACATTTTAGATTTACAAAGTTTGGCGGCGGCAATATGTGCATTATGAATTCCTTTTACGCCGTGCACCCGAACAGCGCGGGGCGCAATCTTTAACAAGACTTGATAGTTTTCGTCAGCATTGGGTTCTTCGTAACTTATAAACACAATGTCATAGGGCTTTGGTGTAGATGCTACAATTTTATGTTCAATTCGGTTGACGGGAAATCTATATTCTATTTCGCGTTTTGAAAGCGGAGAGTGTTTGCTGCACAACAATAATCCATTGTAGTGTTGTTGACCATTTACATGATGCAAAAATGCATGAGATTTATTGCGCAAATCTTTATCGGTGTGTGGTATATAAAAATTGTTTGCCACATCGTAGTCAATGTTGATGTTTACTGAACTCATCCAAAACATTTCAGTTGTACTAGTTTCCATTGCATGTGTGTATTCCGCAAAAGTATCAATATTAAATATGTCATAGGGCTTTGGTGTAGATGCTAGAACTGCAACTTTCTTTGTATTATGGCAAAACCTTATTTGTATGTCGGCAGTAGTTAATATAGCAGTTTTTGGAATAAGTGAAATTCCGTCATAAAGATCTTTGCCATTTTTAAATACATGTATATAATCCTGACTCCAGTCATCAGGCACATAGTCAAAATCAAACGTATTACTAACAATTATATCATCGGGTACTATCCAAAAAAACTCTGTTAACGATTGCTGTTGTGCGTCAACAACTGATGCTGCATGTTTAACAAAAGGAAAACGCTGCACGATATCATCATGCCGGCTTGTGTTGTTACGTGCAACTGGTTGTATAATAATTATGTCAAACATGTATGATTATTCCTCAGTCGATTGCTTGGTCGGGTTAACAAAATATTCTCGTTGCTTTTCTTCATATAAAAATACTCCGTTGGTTAATATCGGCTTTGCTACAATTGCCCAATTGCGTTGCCCTTCTTTCAAGTAGTCTATAATATTGGTGCATTTTTCAAACTCTTGTGGATCTACAAACACGTCAATGGTTGTATTAACTCCAAGGTCATACAGATAATCAGCTAGCTTGCGTGTTTTTACTTTTTTTAAAGTTTCGTGATATGCACTGATGGTAATTGTGTCCAGCACTCTGGCTGCGGCAGTCCACCAAATTACTCCCGGTGCAGCAGTTGTGTTGATTTCCAACGTACAAGCATAGTGGTCTTTAAGATATTTACACAATGACAAAAAATCACTCCATTCTGTAACTTCTCGTCCAGTGAACAATATGTTGAAAATATTATCATCAGATTGCATGTGACTATCTAGAAATTTTGAAATGTTTTCTCTTACTAATTCTAAGTCAGAGAAAGGCTGATTAATTGGAGAAATTGTATATTCAAGTTTCATTGAAATATTTTATGTCTCTCTATCTACAAACTGTTGTCCGATTATACGAGCAGGATTTTGATATACGGTTTTAAAAAACTTGCTTTGGTCAGGAGCAAGGGGGTCGGCTGCAATCGGAAGGTCAAGTTTGTTGATTAGCATTTCTCCCATCATTTTTGTTTGAGACATCAAATCTTCTTCTTTGAGTTGACTGCCTGAATGTTCCCAATAATTATTTAAATATTTAAAGTCGCGAACTTGTATGTAATCCCAATCAGTACACATGGTATGATACAATCCTTCTCTTGCGCCATAAATTGCCCATAATCCATTTTTTACATCAGTGCCAGTCATTAACCATATATAAAGTCTGTGCATATTCTTCCAATGATTCTTTTGGAAGGCTTCTGGTGTCGGTTTAATACCCTGGTCAAGTGCCATTTTAACACCTTCTCTAAATCCTGCGCGCCATGCTTGTTGGGGACTTGCGTTGTTAAAGATTTCGCTGTAGCAGCCGTTCATTTGGATATATTCAATATCCCAACAAAAGTCAACTTGTGCATGTGGATTGTCATCTGGTGCATTTTCGTGTGTGCGCATGTTGAGCACATATTCTTTGGGCCAGCATTTGAGGCCGCCGTTGCCGTACATTAGTCCGTTGATATGATTTTTTGCAGTCCAGCTGATAACACATTTATCCAAGTCTTTGTGAGCGTCTAAATCAAACTCCCTTGACAGAAATTTAGTATCGATTATGTTGTCGGCGTCGACTGTGATAAATCGGTCTGTGTCACTTAATTCTGCACAGGCCTTGTGTGCAGCGTCAGACCCCTCAACACCGTGTATTCTCTTTGCCCACGGAATTTTTTTGCACAAGTCTGCATAATTTTTTTCTGCATTTGGTTCGTCATATGACAAATAAATAATGTCATGGTCTAGTATTTTAAATTTGTTATTCATTAATTACCTCATGACGATACGAATCAAGTCTCTTAATAGTATATACACTTAGTGCAGTAGTGTCTGACTCAATCTGGCTATTAAAAGGAATTTTTACACAATCATTTGATATTAATTCAATCAATTCAATATTAATCACTCTTTCCAAAGACTGAACATCGTTGTATCTTGTAATACTAAACATCAACGATGCATCGATAGAAATATTCTTTCCACTAAAATTATTTCTAACAGGGTCGCTCAACATTATTACCCATTCTTTTCGAGAGACGTGTTGAATTATTGTTAAGTCTGCAGACAGTACGTCTTTGCGGTCAATATAATGCAACTGATGATTGGCGTTGATAACTTCAGTATTTCGGTATTCTAGTACATAAGTTTTAATAACGGTATCAAAATTTATACAATATTGATGTAAGTGTTCTTTTCCACTAACTAGATCTTTGACTGCAAAGTCGTCCACTTCGATAAAATTTCCATCTGCATTTTTAGTATTACTAATACTTAACAGATTTCCCAAGTTGTCAAAATATACAAATCTTTTTGTAGGTATATAGATTAGATCTTCCATTTAAATTCCCAAGTATTCTTCATAAATTTTTATTATTTTATCAGTTGCAAAACTCTTTTCAGTGTAATGAAAAATTCCTTGCTGGTGATAATTTCCAATCTTTAGATTAAGAGATTTATTAAACGATACACTAACACTATCCTGCCATGAGTCGCTGGGTGATTTCCATTCCTGTGCATGCGCCTTCATATGAACGAAATTTGGATAGGCACACGCACTGGAAATAGTATCTTCCCAGCCTAATATCTTAGCAACAATGGCTGCACTTACATCCACACTTGGAAACTCCTGAATAACTTTTCCAGTTGCGTATTGTTCATAAAATACTTTCCAGTTTTTCATAACAATCTCAAGCCACTGATAAAATAAATGTGCTTCGGTGCTCTTTTTAAAGTAATGAAGTCCGCTGTATAAATTTGGAAGGTTGTTCTTCACAAACAACTTTCGGTAGTACGTGCTTGCAAGTGGGCTTCCTCTATATGTTAGCACATTGGTTGTATAGAATATTTTCTTGTGTTGCAGGGCTTCCCACCAATGCTGGATGTTATCCAGCACCAACATGTCTGTGTCTAGTACAATTGTGTTATCATAAGGAGTAATGTGGTATATTTTCCAACGATTTTCAATTTTCCATTGTGATTCGCTTGCGTCATCTCCCCACGGAATCTCAATTATATTGTCAAAAATATCATATTTACAATCGTCGTTTGTTATTAACGCTATTTTAGAATCAGGATTGGTTGCCTTTATGCTCAGCGCACACAAGTATGCCTGTTTAATATAATCATCTGAACTATTTTGTGCTAGTAATGTAAAATTAATCGGCATTGTCAATAATCCTATTAAGGCTAAACTTATTCATAATATGAACATTACTGCCAGTGGCTTGTATTGCAAAGCAATCGGCTGTTCCTTGTTTTTCAATTAAAAATACAAATTTATCATCTATAATTTTCTCAAGGTGATCTCGGTCAGTGATAAAATATTTTGTTCCCGGCATTGGGTTAACAAAATTTCCAGTTCTGTGGCCGTTCATTATATGTGCAGCAATGCTAAATGCAAAATCATTGCGAAACACGCTTGAAACAATTTGATAAACATTTCGATAATGATTCCAATTTTTGTTAATGTGATCAACTAGATCAAAAAATATTCGGTTTGACAAATTCTTTCTAAAAAACACGCACGTTGCCCAGTAAAACTTTGGGCCGCTGTCGCTTATAAATTTAAACTCGGACAAATCTCTCCATCCAGAAAACTCAAATGTATTGTCACTGTACATTAGTAAATCGTGAGTCTGGTCAAAGCATCGATTTAATACGTTGTTTGCAACAATGAAGTCAGTATCCAACAAAATTGTTTCATCATACGGAGTAAGACTGTATGCTGTATTTCGATCAGTGTTCTTGAACTGTAAACTTTTTCTAGTCCACGAACCGTCGTGGTATTTTTTGTATGTGTCGTTACCGGATGTATTTGTCAAAATTACTTTATCAAACGGATGATCCGGATATGCTTTCTCAAGATAGTCAGCAGTGTCTGTGATAATACTCACAGGAATTCCTTGGTATTCTTTAATTCTGTTTGCACAAAAGACAGCTTGTTTAACATAGTCAATTTCGCTGTTATTACGTGCTATTAGTAATGCACCCTTTGTCATTAACTAATAATACCTTCGACTGTGCGGTTGTTTTTTAATTTGGCAAATCCTGCCAAATACTTGTTACCCGCCTTGGTATACTCGGCTAATATGTCATTTACAAATTTTGATAAATTGTCAATATGAATAGGAGTTGAATTATCATCTATTAATACCGATTCATTGACGGTAGTATTAACCAACAATGTGCAAAAGCTAATTAATTCTCGAGTTAATGTAAATTGACCGCCGTTGTGGTAATAAATAATATCATTGTCGTATTGTTCTTTTAATAACCTTTTCTGATTGTCAAGTGTAATCATATAGTTACTAAAATCAAGTGCAGCTTTTAATTTATCATCCATTGGAAATCCTTGTTATATTATATAATAATACAACAGTTTTTTTATTATGTCAATTGGTTTATGCCGGCGGAGAGCCGTTGTTTGATGTTAACTGAACAACTGTTGCAATAATTGGTGCCGGAACATTGACTGCTGTATATGAAACAGCGTTGTACACAAAACTACTGTCGGGTCTAAATGTGTTAACAGTGCTAGTAGTTGTGCCGCCTACTGATTCGTCAATATTTCCTGCTGAGCCATCATCTATTGATATCCTAAATCTTAAAACAGTGTCACTGACAGTACGGCCGGCAATTGTGTAATCGTTGCTACTATACACACCAGACCCAGTTTTAGTATAAATTAATTGATACGTTGATGTTAGTGCATTGTATCCACTAGTAGAAGGTGTTCCGGAATTAGCAGTTAGTCGGTATTTGTCAAATTTTATAGTTCCTATTGCCGATAGCATATTTGCCCAATCGGTGTCCTTTGCGCCCGATCCAGCTGTTAAGCTTGCAGAAAATCTTAGTTCGCCGCCGGTTTCAAAATAATAGTCGCGTTCTGCTAGGCTAGCAAATGTAAAAGTAACTACATGATATATAGTTTGGTTATTAGAAGAATTTCCCCATGATGTGCTTCTTGCGCTCGCATCTGCAGTGCCAAGAGAAAAACTACTATCTGGCCAGCCAGATGTACTTCCGTCAAAATTGCTAATATCAACTACTAGTTGATTATAATCGTTTATGCCCGATGTTGTACTAGTTGATGTTGCCGTTTTTGCTCCAGTAACTTGATTAAATTCTAGAGAAACGTCGGCACCAATTGTTTGTCCGGTTGCAGGAACGTTGATAAGAGCGGAGATTGATCCAGCTTGATGAACATAGCAGCCTTGTGCATCAAGGTACAGTTCTTCCAGTTGTTGAGATGTAACTTTGCTCGATGTAGCAACCACCGGTGATGATCTTAAAGTTTGACCGTAGGTGGTATTATACACTGTTGATAGCGTGGTTCTTATATTATTATATTCTGATGCAGATATTACTCCGCCAACACTTACAGGCATGTATAGTCTCCGTTAACAGTGTATTTATTGCATCATGTACTAAGAGCACTAATGTTTGAAAACAACGGACTTGGTACCGAAACATATGCACCAGTTGCTCTAAATTGGTTAATTATGCTTGTGATATTACCAGTAACGTTTTCGTCAATTGATCCGCCAGGGCCGGTTGCCCCTGCCCCATCTATAAATTCGACCAGGAAAGTTAATGCGTCAGCAGTTGCCTTGGCACGAATGGTGTAAAAAGTGTCCGAATATCCAGTGGTTTTTGAGTTTGTATAAATTTGTACATATTCAGCATTGTCTATCAAATCAAAATTACCAATGTTTGCAGAAGTATCAGTTACAATTGTAGCAGTTGATACCGCTGTGGTATGATTGAAAATAATAGATTGCATACTGGATAAGAACGATGCCCAGGCTGACGATTTGGCATCTGCCGGGGCAGATAATTGAGCGCCAAATCGTATTTGGCCTCCGGAATTAAAGAAGTATCTCCGTGCATTTGCAGATTCAAATGTTACCCTAAACTCATGTGTGATTGTGCCATTCCAGGTGGTATTTCTAGTACTAGATGCTAGTGCAGAAGTTGTAGCTTCTGCAGGATCAATTTTAAAACGAGATGCTCCGGTAATTCCAGAAGTTATAGATTCATACTGGGTGTACGCGCTATTTGTAATATCAGTGTTAGCAGCAATTGACAGCAGTACCGGTAAAGCACCGTTTTGGTGAGCATGTATGTTAACAAGATCAGTTTTTAATCTTTGCATGTGAGTAGCAACAACTGTGGCGCCTGGCGCCACAGCAGAACTTGACAATACCTGTCCGTACCCAAAGTTAGTTGCCCCGTTGCCTAAAACTTGAGTTACAATTGTTTGCATTGCATTGTATCGTGCTGCTGAGATTATATCGCCTACGGCCATTATTTTTTTTCCTATAAACTGCTAGTTTTATTTATACCTTAAGCACACACTCAACTAATTTTTCGTCGTTGCTGTAATTTGACTCAAGTGATATTCCAACTAGTGCAGTAGTTGCAATTGTAGTACATACACCGTCGACCATTGCATACACTGCTTGACCTTTTTTAACTGGTCCTGATACTCTAACAGGTAGACGACCCTTTAGACCAACGGGCTGACCGTGTGCTTCGCTGTTCATTAAGTATGCAGGGTCAGTTGATATAACCCCAATGCAATGGTTACTCGCAGTAGCAGGTTCTACCTCGTAGTCAATACTTGCGCTAACTGCTACTGCGGTTCCAGGAAGTAGTTCTTCGTTGGTTGAATAATTTTCTGCTAAATCGGCATATCGAGCAGTTGTTGCTATTCCACGAAATACTACCGCAGTTATGTCGCCACTTGCATCTCTTGCTGCGATAGTATTTATAGAACCGGCAGTTGTAGCTGTTCTATATAAGCCGCTAACAGATAATGTATCTGCCTGTGTTGCAGTACCATTAAATGTAGTTGCATAAATGTTAGACCATCGTTCAGTAATCGTGCCCAATGCATACGTGTTGTTTACTGCTGGCTTAATTTCAGTGTTAGAAATATTTATAATATCTCCGTCGGCTGCATTTTGAATTTTAAGCAGGCCTCGTTTAAGTTGTATTATAGGTGTAAAAGCATCGGGTGCAATTTTAACAACTAGGTCGTCGTCATTGCCTAGTGTAAATCCAGGATCATTGAACTTAACAACATTGGTAAATACTGCATTATCAGTTGTAAGAAATTCTGCTGCGGTTTGGCCGTTTAAAGTTAATGCATTGCTTGCAGTTCCCCAATAAACATGATCGCTTGTAGTAACACCGGCTGTTGCTGCCTGAGTATTCACAAGCGTTGTACCTTGTTTGATTTCGTCAAACCCTGTGATTGCATCACCTGCTGAGATTGTAAATGCAGTCGGACTTGTAATATAAACAATGATATCTTCAATAGTAGCAGCAATAACTGCATGCGGATTACCAACCGTGTCAAAGAGCGTCAGTGATTGCATTTGAGTAAGTCCGGATCCTGCGCCCTGTGGTCCTACTAGTACCCACTCATTTACTGAATTTCTACTATAGAGCTGATTGGTACTGTTGTTCCACCAAAGTTCTCCCTCGGATAGACCAATTGGTGCAGTTGCGCTTACTTCGCCGCCGCCTGTTGTTTTCCAAATTGTACCATCATATACTCTAATTTTAGAATTAATACTGTCGTACCACAGCATGCCGGCGATTGGCCGAGTTGGAGCTGTTGACGAAGCAAAATTTTCTAAAAGGAACAAAAAGTTTTCGTTCTGTGCTTCGCCGTAGCCAGCAAAGTTTTTGCCAATGAATTTTACTTCAGTAGCTTGATTTACCGTTCCATCTTCAACTGTTGTTAAGACCGATCCGTTGTATCTGTTAATAATATAAGCCATTTATGGTTTAACCCCTATTGCGTTAATAGTATTTATCAGTTAAACATTATATCTTAGCTTACGTCTTCAATATAGGCCCAACTTCCGGCAACTACTCTAAATCTCTTCAAAGTACGTGCAACAGTTAATGCAAGTGTGTTAGTAGCATTGTTAAATAATACATCAGCTAACACAGACTGGTTTTCGGTACCTGCTTTGTCAACTGTGACAAAAGTTTTTGAAATTCCATCAGACGCATTGTACGTGTTTGTTCCGCTGTATTCGGTACAATGTATTAATGCTTCTACGTTGTCAATTTTTGTGCTCGACGGCACCATAGATTCAATTATGTCTACAATCAATGAATTATTTAATCCTGTAATATCAAGTGAGAAGAAAACGTCAGTGTTTGTTATGGCACCCTCAATGGCAAGATTTCCTGTTATTCTTACATCTCCAGAAACATCAAGGTTATATTGCGGATTATCTTGCCAAATTCCTACATTTCCAGCAGTAGTATTAACAGTTAGGTAATCAATTAAAAAGTTTTCACTCACTGTTGGTCCTGGGTTAACTTGAAATTTGATTCCTGCGTTGCCAGTCTGACTTCTCAATATAGTATTATTATCTGATACAAGTAATTTGAAATCATTATTGTCGCCAACTGTTAGACCAAGATCGGTCTGTATTTTTAATATACCAGTTGTTGTATTACCAACTACTTCACTTTCTGGATTGGTTCGAAGAAATCCAGTATCTGATATTCCAGAAATTGATAATGCAGATTCAGCAGTTCCGTGGTAAAGAAAATTAGAATACAAAGAGCTAATATTAATACCTTCTTTGATATCTTTCTCAAAATTAGGCAAAGCAATGGCCATAGTAAACGATTCTCTGCTAATGATTGCTATCGGTTGTGCAGCTATTAACAATCGCACAACAACTTTTGAATTTCCAAACTCGTCAACTAGAGTTTGAACATCTAATCCGGACTCTCCCTGTGCAACAGTGTAAATTGGGCCTGCAAGAAATGTATTATCGCCATCGCTAAACTTTAATTGCTTGTTTGCAGTATCGACCCAAAGTTCTCCAGGTGCTAATGAAGGAGTTGTAGAAGAAACAACAGTTGCAGCAGTTGCTATAAAAGATTCTCCATTGTAGATTTTTAATCTTACTTCGCTAGTATCGTACCAAAGCTGTCCAACAAGTGGGTTTGACGGGGCGGCGGTATTTGCAAAGTTTTCAAGAACTTTAACAAAATTCTCATTAAATGCTTCGCCGTATCCTGTATAATTTCTTCCAATAAGAATCAAGTCGGTGGTCTCGTCATCGATTCTGCCGTCAATCAAATCTACTAAAAGTGCGCCGTTGGTTGTATTAATTTTATAACTCATTAAAAGACTCCGTGGTATATGATAAAGTTAACTGTTGCAAAAGGCGAAACTGTTTTAAATTCTTCTTGCGATAATGCACGATTGGCAATGCCTTCTGTTCTTGTTATTCCTGACCCAGTGAGTGGCCCAGTAGATGATGGAAGCGCGCTAACCGCTGACGAGTCAGCTGGATTGGTAACGTTGTTGTTAGTAGCATAAAATTGTGTTCCAGCATCGCCTTGTAAACTGTGCGTGTGCTCCGGTAATTGATCTGTTTCGATTAATGCAGCAGACGAGCCGCCGTAGTTGCCAACCGTGTTAGCAGCGCCGTCGTTGAGGACTCGAGCAGCACCAGTTGCTCCGGCCAGTCCTCCTAGCAAAGATCGGCCGCGCATGTCAGGAGATTTAAATAGTAACAGCGGCGATGACGAAATTCCAAAGCTTGGACCGATGATGTTATATAATAGTTCGTATGTAGCAATTTCGTACTCTGCTCCGTCACACATTAACCACCCAGTTGGCGCTGCTTGGCCGCCAAACGGTAAAATAGTGCCAATTGGAACCAGTGGACCTAATGCATCGTTGGGTATTTTTTCTAATAATGCTCGTTGCTCTACTATTCGTATTCCAGTACCGGGTCTGTTAACTAAGATTTGATCAGTTGTTTCCGACGTTGTTACTTTATCCTTATCAGTGAAGAATGTATCATTTAACGTAGTATTAAACTCTTTTGTCAATCCACTAACTTGGCCGTCAAACTCAACAACTTGAGATATTACATCACCAACTAATTGAAAACTTGTAGCACTGCTTAACTTCCCAGCCGACGATGCCGATCCTGTTATGTTACCGGTTAAGTTTCCAGTAAATGCCCCAGTGAATCTTTCAGCGAACATATTAGAAAACGGCAGCAATAACGACCCAACGCTTGATAGACTTGACGAGGTTGTTACAATATTGTTAACAGTAATATTTCCTGTAACAGTTGCAGTTCCGTCGACTTCCAAATCTCCTAGTATACTGCTGTTGCCACTGACAATTAAATTTGACGGATCAGAATCTGAGTTAGTGCCAACATTGAGATTGCCAGCTGTTCTCACATCACCTCGGACATCGAGCGTGGCTGTTGGAATCCTAGTCGGACTACCAATTACTACACTAGTATCGTGGTAGACTCTTAGTGCAGTTGTTAACACTCCGTCTTTTCTTACTCTGAAGTCAATGCTGCCATCAGATGCACCATTTCTAATTTCACCAATGCTTCCTGAAACAGACATTTTAAACTTTGTGTCGTCGCCGACTGTTATGCCGTCGTTACTATTTACTGTTAACGATTTTGTAAAAGTATTTGCATTGCTGAGTATTGCAAATTCAGCAGCAGCCCTTGGTGAACCGTTGATGATTAGACTCTCGGCTGTACTTGCAACGCCGTAATATTTTGTATTGGTTGTTATGCCGCCTAGGTCTTCCCCTGTGCCTGTTATTGTTTTACTTAGGTTAACACCAGGATAGATTATATTATTAGTTGCGCCAGTTGAAAAACCTGGAAGATCACTTTGATTCTTGGCTGTAAATTGATCTGCACTAATCACCGATATAACTTTATTTGCAATATAGTTGACTATAACAGTTCTGACCTTGTTGTTAGTGTCTTTGATAGTTTGTGTTGTTGTTCCTGTGCCGCTGCCTGCTGCGTCTGACGGGCCAACAAGAATCCAACCAGATCCGCTGTATAAATAAAGCTGCCGTGTCGAGGTGTTAATCCATAAATCTCCCAGTGTACTCGAAGTTGCATCGGGTTCGGTTGTTGCTTTTTTTAGTCCACCGGCACTTACCCACTGGGTGCCATCGTAAAGTTTTAATTGGTTGGCATTGTCAGTTGTGTCGTACCATAACTGGCCTTCAACTGGTCTTGCAGGAGAACTAGTGTTTGCAAAATTTTCCAGTAGATGCAAGAAGTTCTCTGCAACAATTGTTCCGTATTCTCCTTGATCTCTGCCAGGAAGTGACAGGCTAGTTTCATTGTTGAAGGTTTTGTCAACAACAACAATCGAGCCTTTGTTGACGTTATCGGTAAATTTTACATTGTATGGCATTTTTATCCCTCGTTGAAGCCGCTGAGGCTTTGTACTCTAACAGTATAATCAATTTGTATTAATCTGTTTAAACTTTTTTGAACAGGATGAAATATAACATGTGTTAGCAAACGTCCTGTGTCTGACGACTTGAAACCTTTTAATCCTAGTTCGTCAAAAACATATAATCCATTGCTGTTACTGCTTGTGTCAAATGCTTCTTGCCCAGACGGCTCGCCATAATCTAATAAGCAACTGATCAAGATGTCAGTATAATTAGTTCCTGAAACATGTCGAACTTCTGTTTTGTTCCTAGTAGGATCCACGTTGTTGACACTACGATCGTCAATAACTTTTGTATAAGTTTGATTGTATAAACTAGCATTTGTTCCAGTTGTGTTCGGAGTTAAATATGTAATAATACCTGTTGGATCCACACTTGTTCCGCCGTTGCCAAAACTCATTTCGTAGATAAACCCCTGTCCGCGATTGGCCAAGCTTTCTGCTAATGATAAACTCATGTTTTCATAATTAATAGCATTTCGTTTGTTAATAAAGGTTTCTCCGGATGCTGGGTCAAATATCTTAATATGACCTTCGACGTGTAAACCGCTATATTCTTTTAAATTTGTCATTCCTACCACCTGTATTGTATTTATTTAGGCAACTCTATTGTTGCGTTTCGCAAAAAGTTACCTATGATATTATCTGTATTTGCCAACGATTTTCCTTCATCGTTCCACACTTTGCCTACTTTTCGTATGATTGAAACCAATTCTCCGTCGGCAGGTGTTATATTATTTCTGTCTAAGTTAAAGACAATAGTATTTCCGTTTAATGTAAATTCCGCGGCTACTGTATTGTCTCCTTCGGGGCTGTCTTGATGCAACGATGTATTATATCTTTCTATTGAAGCTTTTCTAAGTCTGTGTCCAGCAACAAACACTTCGATTTCGTCAACACTTAACGGAGTGTAATCGAGCACAATATCTGTGCTTCCGTCGGACTTGATTGTCTGATTCAAAATTGTATCAGTGTAATTAACAGTCTCGTCTGGCCCTTGGCCGTATGCTCGTGTTCCGGCGTTATACGTTTCTTTAACGCCAGTTCCTAAAGTACCTCTTCTAAGTTGCTGTACTTGATTACCATTGATTTCAAAGTATTCAATTCTTTCGCCATTAATAAACAACACGCCTGGAATATTTTTTGCCTTGTTAGGTTGAAACATTCCAGTTGCATCTTCTAACATAATTCTAATGTCATAATAATTTAGCGGATTTAATAGAACATAGCTGTTATCCTGGTTAAGTCTCTTGTAATGAACTCGATTTAACATGTCTTTAAAAATTCTGTATCCAAATTTATTAGTAACCGGAGTTGCGCCAAATTGTATTACATCAATAACATCATCTTCTGAAGGTGTTTTATACAACTCTATAGTAGTACCTGCAGAATTCAACGAATAATCAACTTCAGGAGTTAATAACTCTCCGTTGACTGCAATCCATGCATAACTCGAGTTTGGTATTGTTCCTCTTAATGGAATAAACCCTGTTGCAACTAGATTTCTAGTTGCATAATCAAACGAATCCGCAGTTATGTCCGAATCTGTAATGACCTTATATGTAATTCTTTCAAAATTATTAATATCATGATTACTGAACTGGTATATTTCTACCAAATCGGCAGATTGCGGCGGTGATGTAAAAGTCATTCCTTCGCTTGTAACGTACGACACAGTAGTAACAACAACGTCGGTTGTGTTACCATTTGCTGATATAGAAAAATTGTTATTATCTAAAAACGATTCTCTTATTTCTGTGCGCTGGCGCTGTATAGTAAGTGTGTTTGCATTAGTCGACGTAACAACTCCGGTATAAACAGTGCTGTCCTCTGCTGATTCCAATGTTAAAGTGTCGCCAGTTGACACAATAGCTGTTATATCAGTGTCAAATATAATTTGTGTGTCAACAAAATAGTACTCTGCATCCTTGATAACATAAATGTCAAGACGTGTGCCGGCCGGTGCTACTTGAGCTGTCAATAAGTTAATTCGTATATTTACTGCATCATAAGTGTATTCACTAGAATCCAGCTGCTGATGGTCTGCAAACACAAATACGTCGCTTGCAGTTATAAAGTTATCACTAAACTGCCATTCTTCTATGTTATAAACTCGTGAATCAGTCGTTGTATACACAACACTGTATCCGGGGTTTAAGATCTTGTTGCCAACTTTTACAAGTATATTATGAGATATAGGCTTGTTGTTAAACGGCACAGTGTTGATTGTTCCGTCAAATTTGTGATAATCATTGCTGTTGTTCGCCGTAAATGTTTTGTCAATGGTTACCTGACTGTATGTTTGTATTAACGTACTGTAAAGGCTGTATTGAACAAAGTCATCAGTTGTCAGCGCACTAACAGAAAACTCAATTTTTACTCTGTTAGGGAATCCATCACCTGCTGTTGTTTCTGCTAATATATAATCAATGCCACTGGTTAGTACATTGCCGTTAACTGTAATCAGTGCCGACACCTGATCACTCCAAGCAGCTGACGTTACAACACTTGTTGTAGTTCCGTCGGAGTAAAAGTTAGTTGTATCAATTAGATTGATTCCGTTTGTGCCAATGGTCGTGATAGCTAAATTTGTACCAATTTGTAGTGTACCGTCATCAAAGTAGATTTTGCGATTTGTATAATCAATAGTGTATAGATCATTGCCGAGAATTACATTGTCTAATTTAACAATTACACTATCATTGGTTTGCGGAATTGCCGGTAATGAAAATTCTACACTTGATCCGTCTATGTTGTAATTTACAGTTCCGATAATACCAACACCGTCTGATGGTCTGTGATACACCTGAATGTCCAATGTATCTCTAATTTCTCCCGGAACAAGTTCCTCTGGGCCCTTTGAAGTAGTCGGAGTAACAAAGCCGTCGCCGTCTATGTTAATTTCTCCGCTGTCAATGCCAGTTGCTGTAGTGTAGCCAAGATTGCCGCCTGACAGTTGTGTGTCGTAGCCAGAAAATATTGTTGCACCATCGCTTGTGCTTTTTCTAATGACTACAATGTCACCAGCTATTGTTGTTACTAGCTCTTCATCGATTACAATAGTAGTAGAAAACCCGTCACCGGTGATTGTCTGCATAACAGCGCCAACAGTTGTTACAGGTGTTAGTGTGCCGTAGTTCGGGTCGTCAATTCTTGTTCCGTTTAGATAGAAGTTGTATTCAACCCCGATTTCCAAGGGTTGACTTAATTCAAATATTGTTGTGCTACTGTCTAATACAAAGATTTCATCCTGGTTGGTTTCATCAAATGTGTCCCACGGCAATGATCCGTATCCTGCAATGTCCCATCCTTGGTCAATGCCAAATGTAAAGCTGTCGATTGTTACTCCTGAATATTCGACGCCATCCATTAGTTGCGCTAGGTCGTTGCCCAGCATGCCAGTTGACGGATTATAGAAGAAGTTGATTCTGTCAGCAGCATCCAGTAAATTAATATCTTTTTGATATTGAATTTCTATCAAAGTATCTATTGCAGGCGGATTTACAAAATCTATGCGGCCGATATATCTGTCATATCCTTTTGATTTGTCTAAGTTATTGCTTATTTCGAAAGTACTTGCAAGCTGGGTGATACCATTAACTGTAACATTATACGAGTTGGTATTGATATTTATTGGCCATTTTAAGTTAAATATTTCTCTAGAAGAGTTTCCTTCGAAGTTTTCTGTTTTACTCAACTCAGTAAACACATATGATCCGCTAACTCTATCAAACTTAATAGTCATATGAAACGACCGCACATTACCATTGCCCATAATTGCAACAGCAGTTGCAGGAGTGCTTCCTGTTTCTTGACTACCAATTAGTGTAATAACCGGGGTGGAATAATACTTTTTACCTGGATTATCGACTACAATAGATTTAACAGAATCTTTGCTCAAGAAAGCCGAAGCTGTTGTTCCTCGGTTGTTACCAATTTCGACCCTAGGAGTTTCTCTGTAACCATTTCCGCTATTTGCTACATCAATTCTGATAATCTCATAGCCATTGTTTTCTGTCCACTGACTGAGCGTAGGCTGGAAGTATTCCGACACAAGATTGCTTACAGTGTCGCCGTCGAGCGTTGCCGAACTTGTTTCAATGTTTTTAGTTACATTATTATACGCAGGCGGCAAATCAAAGTCAGTGGTCAAGGACCCGGTAGGTTCTGTAAATTCATAAGAACTAATATATTCTCTAACCTTAGTGCTGTAAGGCTTTACTTCATTTACATAATCTTCGTAATTTTCCAAGTTGTCGTTTTGGAATGTAACTTTTTGAGTTAGCTTGCCAAGGTTGTGCTTTGCTCTAACAAAGCTTGTTTTAAATGCCCAATCAATATTCGATTGCTCTGAGAATGCATATCTCATACTTGCAAAGAATAATTTATTCCACTCAACTGCTAAGTCGGCATCAAACAAATCGTCTCTTAGCGCAATTAAAAGATTTCTCAATTCAGTTACTGGCTCTCTGTCATAAAACGAGTTATCATAGATAGCTGCATCAAATCCGCTTGCAGTAGAAGCGTAGTCATAAATTTTAGTTGAAAATTGTATAGTGCCGTTTTCTCTACCTATCGTCTCATAATTGTCTGTGAAATCTTGGCCAGAAACATTACTGGTTTTTCTTAAAATAGTCCAGCCGCCTGTGCCAGTATTTTCAATTTTAATAGTATCTCCAATGTTAGTATCAAGGTCGTGCAGTTTGTAAGTTTGAGAAACAATAATATTAATTGGCGTTAGCGAATTGTAGCCGCCGGCGTACCAATCTGCATATTCCCAGTAACGAGCTGTATCAAACGATTGGTTGTTAGTTCTTGTCCAGGATTGGCTTGATACATCCCACGAATAGATTGCCCACCGGTTGCCAATTTCTACATCTGAACTAACTAATACACTAAATTTCCTAACTAATATAGTTGCAGTATCTGAGTAATTGTTTCCTTGAGATTTAATTTTAGCGCTGGTAATCTGTCCAATATTATTAATAGTTACGGTAATTGTTGCGGCTGTGCCGCTCCGGTCGCTGATTATTATTTCTGGCGCAACAGTATATCCCCTTCCAGGATTTACAATGTTAACACCGACTATACGAGTATTTTCAATAATTGGAAGAATTTCTGCTCTCGCAGTTCTAGCAACGCTAACAAATTTCAACTGGTCAACGGTGTCCACAGTAGTATCGTATGCTCCGCTGTTAATATCCGGAATCTCGTCTTTTGACAATAAAGTGGAAAAATCCGTGTCGTCGACGACTTGATTTGCCATTAATACTTCATTGACTCTTTCAACTACTTGCTTAACAGCCTCAAGTCTGTTAACAAACATTCCCTGACGAGGAAAGTTTAGAACTCCGTAGCGTTGCTTGATTGGTAATGCAGGATCAGGAACAGAATTAGAATTTTGATCGTATCCAATTAAACTGTCAAACCACTTGGTTTCTATTTCGTTGTTGATTATACTAGTATCAAGGCCTTCAGTAACTAGCTGGTATTCTCTATGCACATTGGTTTGCAGAGCTGGATCTGCTGCGAAGCTGTAATGCAATACAGTGTTTGATCCTTCGACCAAGCTGCTTGAGTTGTAAATTGCAAATTTATTTGTATCAAGAGGTGCTACAAAACGGTAACCGGATGATGCAGGATCTCTAATAAGTCCTGCAACGTCAATTGCGCTCAGTCTTCTCGAAGACAAGCTAGGAACCAGTCTGTTATTTCTAACCCAGTAAAAATACTTTAGTGCAAAAGATCTCGAAACTCTATCATAAACTCTTTTTGAGCTGTATACGCTATTTCCATAAAGAGATATTCCACTAACTCCTTGTGCAAAACCTTCGTTGGTATCGGATATAGCATTCCATTCTGTTGGAAGTAATTTACTGCCAACCCACTCGTATACATCAACTGAAGACCCTGCTGTGAGTTTGTTCCAATTGTTTGCTCTATATTGCGAATCGCCCTGGTACGGGTTATACCAACTTACTGAATTTAAATTCCACCAAAGCTTGCCTACATAATCTTCAGTCCAGTTAGATGCATCGTCTACAATTGCTCCGTTGATTCCGTTAGTGTTTATTGAGTAAATTGCTGGATCGTAAAATGTTTTAAAATCTAATTCCTGTTCTGCAGGACCGGCGATCTTTCCTTGTCGAGGATCAATTATGTCCAAGGTTGAAATAATATCATTTTTATCTTTTGAATACACAAAGCATTGTTGTATTTTTGAAATGTCAACTTTTCCTGATTCTTCTGTGAGTAGTTCCCAACTATTGGCTGTTTTATCTGCTCGTAGATCAACAAAGACTCCAACGCCTGGCTCGTTGTTTACAAGATTTCCTTCAAAAATAGAATTTAAAGTCTCTGGTTTTAGTTTAGGAAAACCAATATAGAGATGGTTTTCAACTAGTTTAAAGTTTGAAATATTAGCTGGTAATGTATTTCTATCGTAGCTTACATCTTCGCCAAATATGAAAGAGTGTCCTATCTTTTGGAACACAGCAATTCTGCCTGTGTCTTTTTTGATATTTACAAATCTAGTTGTACCGCCGTCGACTGTTGTGCCAGACTCGTTGCTAGCAGAAGTTTGATCAAACACATATGTTGAATATACCGGAGAGTTAGTATTATCAAACCCTAATTGGTATTCACTAATTAGCGTAAAGAAATTATCAAAAGAAGTTGTTATTCGTGTGTCAGTGTTTTTTCCTGAAATAGCAAGCTTGTTTAACGAAAAGCTTAATCCTGTTCCAAACGCTTCGTTCTTTTCATCAAACGGGCTATTTAACACTTGTGATAATACGTATTCAGATGTATTACTCTGATTATAAATATAAACTGCTCCGGCATCAATACCGTTATCGTCGTTACGAGGAGCCGAAATAGCAATCTGGTCGCCCGAATCGTTGATTGCAATAGCATAACCAAATCCTTCAGAGCTATCTTCTTCTCTGATCACAGGCATTATCGAATTATCAAAGGTTCCGTCGTCTTGCTTTCTGTAAACAGACATTTCTTTTGTAGTGCCAACTGGCGCCGAAGTTAGTACAACATCGCCTAATTTGTTTACAGCAAAGTTCTTAACTGTATCAATGGTAACATTATTATAAACCCAATCAGTTGTTGAATTATCAAATACATAAAGTTTACCATTATCGTCATTGCTGCCAGGTGCTCCAACAAATAGCTTAGTAACACCGTGCTCGTCACTTTTTAATTCAATCTGATATCCAAATTGTTCATTTTCTGCAGGAACTGGGCTGAAGATAGTTGCAGTATTACGATATGTAGCATCTTGTATTCTGCTGTATATAAACACTGCTCCTTGAGCAGATGGTCCGGCTGTTGAATCATCAATTCTTGTTGCGCCCGGTGCACCGACTGCAATAATGTCGCCTGTTATACTAATTGCTACATCAAACCCATAAAGGCTGTTTGATAATATTTCATCAGTTGCTGTGATTCCCTGTAATAATATGCTTGGAGAATTTTCAGAGAATCTTCTATAAATCCGCGTAACCGGATCAGTATCTTGATTTGGAGATCCAATGACAAGTATGCTGTTGGATTCCGATGCAGCGAAACTTGATGCGTATCCGGTTTCGCTACCGGTTGGGTTTACTAACTCGTTGTGCAATGAGAAAATATTACTATTTTCGTAAACTCCCCACTTTCCAAACTCTACATCATCAATCCAGACTGTATCATTTAAGTCAACTGTGATATCTGTGATATTTTTGTTAACATCGTCGGCGTCCTTAAAACGTCTGTTAACAAGCCTTGTGACAGCCAATGTTGTGCTATCTGTAAATGCAGGGATAGACACTGCGGCGTCTGTTACAATTGCTACTTCGTTAAGTGACGAATATGCTACTTTGAAGAAACCGTTGATGTCTGCAATTCCAGATGTAATTCCAATTATATCGTCTTCTTTAAAGTCTACATACTCATCAAAATAAACTGTGAATCCGTTACTATTTTGTGGTTCTCTCAGTAGGTTATCTGGCAACGAAGGAATAATGTTACTAACTTGGTAATTAGAATTAACATGTCGCAACACTGTCCAGGATTGTTTGTCGTCCTTTACCCAAATAAATTCACCAATTAATATGTTGTCAATGGAAAGATTAAGAATTTGATCGCGACCAACTGAAAGATAGGATACATCCTTGTCTCTTACATATCCGCTGTCTTTGGTATAATTTTCTGTTCCCGATAGTTCAGTAAACAAATTAGCATGGTCATAATTATTTGGCTTAATGTAAGTTTGGTATGGAGCAATTTCATAAACAAGGTCAGTTCTAGACGCCGAGATGCTATTTACTAATTCTATTAATTGTGGCTCTAATCGATACTTGCTTTCTTCGAGATTGTATTCAACCTCGGATACATTCTCGACTGCGCCATACTGTCCTACTCTAATTGCCCATTCTTCAAAAAACTCAAGACTATCTTTGTTAGCAGAACTAAGCGCATCAAACAACTTAGTAAGTGCATTTTTGGTTCCTTTATCCTGAATAAATCCTTGATAAAATTTGTACTGGCTGACGCTGTCTGAAATAATGTTAGCAAGATATTCTCGTTTTTGATAACCAATTAAGTGTTGCCCAAGGCGTTGTTGCTCACTGTCAAAGTTGTCAGTATCAAGGCTGTAGAAGTCTGTAAATTGGTTTACTCTATAATCCCAGTTAGGAAGTAGTTCTGGCTCGGGCCTTTTTGCAAGAATATTCCAGTAGTTAGCATCAAAGAAATCTGTGGCAGTGTGCTTTAAATTAGCTGCATAGAAAAATTCCTTGTATTTAACCACGTCACCGATTGCATAATCTGTCCACTCTTTCCAAAGTGTAACTTTTGCTTTATCGTATATAAATCCAGGTGCATTTAGGCCGCCGGTCCAGTCAGCAGTTCTGTAACCTACAACTTTAATACGTTCTTGACGGTATCCTGTTTTTTTATCAAAGATAGTATCATTGAAAACAGTGGTGTTGTCAACTAGTATAATGTGTTCTTTTTGAACAAGTGGTAATTTAACTAGGAAAATACCATCCTCGGAATTAACTGGCTTAACACCAAATTCATTAGAATTGCTTCTAAATATATTTGTAAATTCCTTGCCAATGCGAGTTCCGTTGCCGGTTAGCAGATTATAATCGTAGAAGCTGTCGTGTACATTATCGACTACAAAGTACTCTCTTTCAAAAGAAACTTTATTTGCGACAGGGCTAACTGTTAACACAGTTCCGTTGTCCCAATTTTGAGTTACCCAAAACATAAATTCTTGGATGCAAAGTTTCATATCTTCGACAGCAGATGTATCTTGATTAAAGAAATCAAATATAAAGCCTTGATTAATAAGATGATTTTCATACCCTGACATAAAGTCAACAACTTCTTGTACACTCGATAACAGTGTGCCATATGAAAAACTTGTTAGCGTGTCTTGAAATGTTTTACGCAAGCTAGCACTGATGCCGCCGACTATAGGAAGATTCGACAATACAACAAACTTACCAGAATCAAAAGTAGTTGTGCTAGTATGGGTTATTTTTGTTCTGTAATATTTTCCTAAATATTCAACAACTGTTCCGCCAGTGTATCTTTTGTTTTCTGTCCAGTTAACAAACGATTCTGATATGCCGCCGACTGTGATTACAGGATCTGCGTTTTGCACAATAGGCTTGTTGAAGTTAAAGACTGGGTCTTCCTTATCGTATCCAGAAATAATGTATCCTAGTTCTGTCTTTTCAACGATTATGCCGCTAAGAACAACAATGTCAAGAGCATTGCTGGTAACAAATTCAATTTGGTAATTTTCGTCTGGAACAAATAAACTTGTCTTGTTTAACGGACTTCTGCTGTCCAGCAAAAGCTTTAGCTTGGTCTTGTCTCCGTAGCCGCCAAGCTTAACTGCTAGCTGATTGGTAAGATTTCGTAGTTTTTCTTTGTAGTCATTGTACTTTATTTCAGTCTTAGTAACCATGTATTCTGCAATATAATTAACCAGTCCGGACGTTAGTGCAGGAGCGCCATTTGTTGACGTACTTGGCAATACCAGACTGCTAAGATTAATTGCTTTTTGGGTATCTGTATAGATGATATTTCCGGTTATATCTCGTTGAGTTCTGCTACAATCAAATCCTAATCCAATTATCTTTGTTGGCTGAAGTAATGCCCATGCAGTGATCAGGCTAAACGGATATTCACTGGTTCTTCTCCAGGCTGTTTCAACAGGGGACATGTCGCCGAACTTAAAACTAGACTTACTGTTAGCAAGAGAAAAGTTTTGTGCAAGGCCAGATTCCAGTGGACTCAGAAGTCTTCCAAATTCGTCTACTGGTAGAAACTTTATCAAGTTAGGTCTTTTGTATTTAGAATCTCGTATAACCGACTTGTTAGGTTCTCTGAAAATTCCTTCTTGTAGGTCGTTCCAGAGTATTCTGTTGTTGCTGGTGTAAGGGGCTGGACCATACACAGTTTTCCACCATGTTGGCATGATAGTAAATCCTAACATTTCCCACGGGCTAGTATGAGGAGAATCTGTATCGTAATACTTCTTATAAATGCTTCTCCAAAAGCCGTCCAGTGAAATGCCGTCTAGATCATTTGTACTAGAGTAGTTGTATGTAAAAGTATTAGCCGGGTCCCAGAAGTCATGAGTTGAATAATCAACTGATCCTGAAATTTCCAACCACTGTGCAAAATCTGCAAGTATTGCAGTATTAATATTCTGTTTTGAATATCCAGTATCTCTTGCATATCCCCCTACAAAGTCATGGATGTCAATTAAGTCTTTGTTGTTGTTACATTTAATGTTGTTGTATATACGTGTTTCTAATTCTATAAGAAGGTCATCTCTGTAGTCATTGAATGCGATTGTTTGACTTCCGTCGTGGCCGCGAATCACCGATGTGGATTTAACGTAAGTTGAATCCGTGTAAACAGCGGGTTGGTATGCAGGGTAAAGACCTAACTTTGTTGGCGTTGGTGGAATATAAGATCCGTTGGTTGATTCATATTCGTATATTTCAACTATATCGCCGTCATTTAGCTCGGAGGTTATGTAAACAAATCCATTAATAAATGTGTAATCTCTTTCGTGCAGCAGCTGAATAGAGTTCTTGTAAACTCCTACAGAAAGAGATGACAATGTTGATAGAGTAAAATTGTTAGAAAGTGCAAAATATGCAGGGCCGGAATATTCAATTGTATGAATAGTTTTTGTTGCTGCACCAATACCAATCATGTCGCTAAAGAAAAATGGCATGTTTGGTTTTTTGTCTTTTGAGATTCTTGACAGAATTAAGTCAACATGATCTTTGATGTTTCCGTCAAACCCGGTTGTTAATGATTCGTTGATAAAAGTTCTTTTAAATTTAGCATATTCCCGTCTGGCATATTTCAAGGACTTGATTATGTTTGCGTCTTTGTCTGTTATATGGTATAGTGCCAGATTTACAGGGCCGCTGTGCTGAACAAACTTTTTACCATATTCTGTAATAGAGCCCAGGTCACGCAGGTTACTAAATCCTGGAAAAATTCCAGAAAATCCTGTTATGTCTTCTACAATACTATCTAGGTGGTCGTTGACCTGACCTAGTGTAAAATCTGTTATGTTTTCATTTAATGGATTTTTCTCAAAATTGATTGGAATTTCGTAAAAGCCATTGTTGTTTTTAGGAGTTTTACTGTAGCACTTGAGTAACACTAGGTCGTCTACAGTTATGTCATCTGCAAAAACAACTGTTGCTGTGCCGCTCTCATTTTCAATTGTGTAGTCACTACCAATGGACTTTCTAATACTGTTAACGTATACGCTTACACGAAGATCAGTTAATGTTCCGCTATTGTCAAAAACGTCAACTGCAAAATTATTTAATTGAGTATCAATATTATACTGCCTAACAACCGGTTGTTGGCTGTTTTTTACAGCCTTTTTCCATGCATTTTGATATACCGCATTATCGTTAGTGCTGTTGTAGTTTTTAAGATATCCTGTATCAGTAGAAAGTGTCAGTGGATTATTTAAAGAATCTTGATAAACAAAGTCGTCATTGAGTAAATTAAAGTCAAAAACTATGTCTCCGACGTTTGCAATGTTTTTATACGTAAGTGGGAATCCTAGCTCAGGATCATTGGCGCCATTGCCAATTCTGTAGCTAAAAATTTTGTTACCAACAAAACTGTTTGCAGGATAAATCATAGTGTCAGTAAAACTAATTTCATTGTTGTTATACAAGTCAAACAACGGAGATTGATTTACACCTGTTTTTTCTTGTGACAAGAACCACTTTTCTCCGTCAAAGTAAAACATTTTTCCTCTGTGGTCAACTCCGGACAACACTAGCACAACTTCATTAATTTTTGGAGTTGTTTCGTTAATTTCTATTAAACTAATTTGTTTTGTACCGTTGTGTAAAATAAAGTTGACTTCGTAAATTTTTCCATTCACAGTACTGTCGTTGTCTGCTGTAAACAAAATGCGATGGCCGTCAACTAGGTTAACGTTGTCAATATAATAGCCAACACTTCCTTCAATAGTCGAAAACACATCGGTTGTAAATGTGTCAACAAGGTCAACATTTAATTTTGCTTTTGTACCATGATTGATTAACTTTAAACCAGCTTCGAATTCAATAATTGGCCGGCGTGCTCTTGCAGCTTCGTTTATATCCACAGGCAAGTTGTTGCATAATAAGCAAGTTTCGACAACGTTTCTGTGGAACCATCTGTTGTATCGTGTCCAGGGGTTTCTGTCAGCGCTGGCGCGATTGATAGTAATATAATCTTTGGTTCCAGGATAACTTGTTGCGTCGTCAAATGGGTATTGGTCAAATCCAATTTCCGGATCGTCAAACGGTACTTGAAAATTACTTGTAAAGATCGACGGAACTTCGAGATCAGATTCGGACACCAAACATATTTCTGAGCCAACGCCCTCAACATACCAATTGCCAGCGGCATATTTTTCAGGAGTTACAGTTCCCTGGAAGTACACCTTCATTCCATTACTTAGTTCAACATTTGTACTGGTCTTGTAAGTTTTTTTACCTATAATTTCTGCAGAAACATCAATTTTGGTATTGTCTTCAATACCAAACATCGAAAATACGCCGCTAGTATTAATATCGTTTTGGCTTATGTAATAAAGAGTGTCGGGTGCAGTCATTGAAACAGTAAACTCAATGATACCGGTCTCAACATAATCAGTATCCGAAGTTACGCCGTCGGTGTAAAGGGTACTTGTGTTGGTAAAGTCAGTGTCGCTGGTTAAGTCGTTGTCTGTGAAGTTTCTTAATACTGCAATAGCAATTGGATGACCAGGAGTGTTGATTTCAAAACGGTACGTTTGACCTCTGTACAACTTTAAATTTGGATTTCTAGTAAACCCGTTTGGAGTAAATACGTAGGCAAAATTGTCGCCGTCGTCTGCCAACGTAACGGTATACGTGCTAACAACTTTGTCGGATTGTCCTGCAATTGCAACGGGCACAGGGCCAGTAGGTAGCCAATAATATTCGCGGAAATTTACAAACTTATCCCAATCAATGTGTGGGTTCCAGGCATAAAATTCCTGACTGTTAATCAAACTGTGGTTATCAACTGTGCCTTTGAAGTTTTTTAACTGAGCAATATAGTCATTGTAGTTCTTTAAGAATCCAACATTTTGAAGTTCGTCTTTGTAAACTGCAACTGGTTCAAACTGATAATTTTCTCTGTTAGCAGTAAAGTCTTGCAAAAAGTTGTCAGTAGGTTTTGTAGCTTTTGCATATCGATGTCCTGCATAAGCATCAATTTTTTCAACTACTCCAGGATTGATCATTTGATCAATTGTGCTGTTTATAAACTTTTTATTGGTATCTGTTCTAAAATATTTTGGTAAGAAGTTGCTAGCACTTTGGTCAACACGGTTGCCAACTGGCAATGAAAAGTCTTCTTGGTCTTTGTTGTATGCCATTAGTAAATAAAGCCTCCGGTATTAGGTAATATGGTGCCAGTTGCACTTTGTATACCAGTATTTGTTTTAGAAGCAGAGGTTACTACTGCTCCTTCTGATTTTAGGCGTTCTGCTGTGATCGAAGTGATAACCTCAACATCGTCAACAATTGCACTGCTTATAAAAATTTCATCTGATTCTAATTTAATTTCAAACAGACTTCCAAACGAGCTTGATGCATCTCGTGGCACTATTACAATGCTGCTCAGGTCTGGTGATAAATCTTTCATGATAAAGGCGCTTAATTCACTCCAATAAAATGTTTCTCCAAAGTCCCAGTTGTCGAGTGCAAAGAAATTATTAATTGCACTTATAACACGAGACTTTAAGTCATTGTCGTTGACAACTCTTGTTGAATTCTTTACAATTTTAAATACTGCCTGCATAATAGGTTCACTTTTATTTCCAAATAAAACTCTGTATTTTACTGGTTGATATATTATTTCGTCACTGATACTTTTAACCTTGTTAATTTCGCTACCGTAGCTTCTAAACAACTGATCGCTGCTAGGCGGCATAGGACGGTCGGTTACTATATTATTTAAATATTGTCTAAATATAGTATCGTATTGTCTTGTGAGTATATATGTATCAATTATGTTTGTACTACTAGGATCAATTCTGGTATTTTCGTCAGTGGCGTGATTGTACTGAAACTTCAGCGCTTCTCTACCAGTGTACGATTTATAATCAAACAATGTGGTTAATAGTCTTGTTTGGCTGTTTAACTGTCTAAAGATATTGTCGGCTGCAATGTAGTATATAGGATTGCCAATTGCTTGAGTGTTTACAAGGCTCGAATTGGAAACTGTTACAATGTTTTCGTCAGACGAATTAACATATACTTCAAATTGGTTGTTGTTTATAACAACTTTCTTTGTAAAAATGTAGTTGTTCAAGTTGACGATTTGCTCAAAGATGTCAGGATCGTCTACTACGCCGTCATCATCGGAATCAAAGAACGTAACTTCGATTTTTTTACTGTCAACATATCCGCCTGCATCTCTGTATTCACCAGATACTTCCCATTCAAAATCTCGAGTAAATGCAGTAGTTCCAGGTGCTGTGTTTATGTCAGTGTTAATACTTAAAATAGAGATTTTATCTCTAATAATTTTTCCAGTTTTGCTGTCGTAGATTTTCTTGGCGCTGTCAAAATAAAATCTAACCTCGGTATCGCTTTCAAAGATATATCTAGTATTTCGATATGTAACGTCGTAAGTTGTACCATTTGTTTCAAACAATACAATCCAACTACTATCGAGCTGTTGTCCAGAAGTGTCGCCTGCTAATCCTAGATTGAAGTCTTGTACAATATTTAAATTTTCTTGTGTTACAACTGCCCATGCTCTGTTGTTTCTATCATATCTAAGTCCAAAAGTTCTGTATGCAAATGCGTTGTCGATAATTTGTAATTTAACATTGTCTGTTAAATCTCTCACAAACTTGGGTTTGATTTCGTTTAATATAGACCGATCTGGAATAACATCGTTGAACACAATTGGACCAAGCCCAGAGTTTAGTATTTCTGTTCCATTGGCTGATACACTTATAACTTTTGACCACATATAGGATTTTGTTCCAGGAGCAGTTAAATCAGTTGTTAGTTTTTCGTTGAGAAACGCTGATCCAACTGGAGGAATAAACTTGACCATTGCACCGGGTTCAAAAAATCTAAGCGGACCTTCTGTAAAAGCACCAATAGCATAAATTATACCATTGTCGTCATTGATTAGTCCAGTTGACCGATTGGTAGATGATGTTATGCTATTCCAAGAAAGATTTGATTCATTGTAGTTTTGATTAAAGTATTTTGTTAGATAGAAATTCTTAACATTTTTGTTCTGAAGTATATTTGTAATTGTGTTTTCGACTTCGCTCTCAATGTCTGTTCGTGTACGGAATTTAAAAGTTGTCTTGCTTTCGATATTTTCCTTGTACAGAACACCGTCTGTGCCAAAGAGATTTGTGTTACTATACTTTCCGGTAGCATCAAGAATGTCATAATTTCGACTAATTCCGCTAGCAGTTCTGTTTACAGCTTTTACCTTGATTATATCTTGACTTATTCCAAGGGGCCCGACATTGTAATCTTCAGCAGTGATTAATCTATTTTGTGTGTAGTAAGTCGACGGTGCATTTGCTTTAATACTGTCAATAGTTTCGGTGCTAACAGCATTATTAACCGCTACTTTAAGATCAAGTGTAACAGTTAGGGTTTCGGGCTTGTTTGCATTGCTGAGATAAGGAATTCTAACAGTAACGTTTGTCATGTTAGGCGGAAGTATTGTATAATCGCTGTTTGAACTGATTCTGTAATACGACCTAAATTGTCCCTTTGGAAGATCGCCAAAAATGCCGTCTGCAAACACCAACGACACTCTATCACCAGTTCTTGTTAACACGCTGTAAATACTTCTAATTTTTTTATTCAAACTGTTAAATACTACATTGTTGCCTTCAACTGCGTCAACTTTATCCCACAGCTTACCTTCACGTCCGTTGCTGTCGAGCTTGTAAAGCCATACATCTGTTTGATTGATGTTCTCGGCGTCTATGTCAACTTTCTGATTTGGCACAGCCGAGTCAATATTAAAGTCTCCTCTTTGCAGTGTACCTTGTCTAAATTGTGCAAAAAATCCAGTGGTGTTGCTGCCAGGGCCCTGGCCGTTGTCTCTGTACAAGAAGCTAAATTGGCTACCCGGCAGAGGCGCTTCCTCTGCAATTTCTCCGTTTACAATTCCAGTACTTACGATTTCAAAATCCAAAGTTCTGCTGTTAACAGGCTTGGAAAATGTAAACACAGATACATTGTTTGAAATATTATTCAACCGATATTGTTCGGTTGCAACTCCGGCAACGCTGTCAGATTTTACAGGCGTTCCAAAAGTATTTTGCACAGGAAGTCCGGCATTTAAAATCTTAGTAAATTGCTCAAACCAATCTGGATTGGTTGTGTCATTCCAAACAACTGATCTATTTGAAAGGTTAAAACCGTTGCTGTCTATTACTTGTTCGGTTGTGCGAACGCTGGTAAATTTCAACAAGCCTTGTGCAGGACGGTTTCTTGTTGCGTTGTAACTCAAGAGATTTGCCAGGCGCAACACACTTTCTTTGCGCTCGGCTAATTCAATAAAATTTTCCCTGGCATTTAAATCAATGCGGAAACTGATATTTTGCCCAAGGAACGCAATCATATCAATTAGTGCAAGGTACTCACTGGATTCGATATAATCATTAAAATCTTCTGGATAATTTTCACGAAGGTACTCTATCATTGTACGACGCAGATTGTCAAAGTCGTAACTTTTAAAATCAGCATACTTGAAACTCTGATAGATTGTTTTCCAATCTTCAGCTAATAGTAATCTATTTTGTCTGTCAGTGGATGACATATTGCACTTCCTTAATTATATAATATTTATGATAATTTTAAAGTGCGTGTATTAATTTAGACCGTTTCTTTGATCAAACGAAAACTTTAATTGTTCGCTAATACTGTACTCTAAATAGGTTAAATCGCATTCGATTTGAATACCATATTCGTAACTATCAACTGTAACCCTGTCTGCTTTGACTCTTTTATCGTAGTTGATAATTTCTGTAACGTTTTGAATAATTGCGTCTCTTAACGAATCAGTAAGTGGTTCAAACAACACATCCCAAATAATTGTGCCAAACGCAGGATTTTCTAGTTTTTCTCCAAGTCTAATATGAAAATGGTTTATAAGATCTTGCTTGATTAGTGCCAAGTCATAAAGTTTAAATTCTTTGCTTTCAGGATTAACCGTAGAAATTCCTCTGTAAGTTCCGGCAGAAACTTTTGGATTTTCTCTTTTAGGAGGAACCACTCTTAGATTTTTATATAAATTTTTCTCTAATGAACTCATACTATATTTACCTCATTACCTAGGAGCAGTGCGTGGACGAGTCGGGGCCGGTGATGTTGCACGATCTAATGCAGATTCAATACTTTCAATAAATTCAGCATCGGCAATAGTTTGAACAGTGATTGGTGCCGGCGGAGCAATTGGTCTAACATCACCCGGGGCTGCGCCCCGATACCCTGGAGCGATCGAAGTGTCATTTATAGATGATACTGCCCATTGTCGTCTAACATGGGTTACTCTAAAAAGAGGATTGCTTACACTGTACGGCATTGTTGTTATTTTAACAGTGTCGGCTTGGTCGCCACCGACTATTTCCATTGTACGTTCAGCAGGATTAAAACTTTTAATAAATCCAACATGTTGAATATTTACATTACTGGTAAACACAACAATATCCCACTTTTGTACATATTCTAAATCTCGCGGACCGTGGAATCTAACAGGAATGCCGTAACTGGAAAATGAACTTGGTGCCATGGTTCTAAGTCCGGAAAATCCCGACTTTACCAAAATCCATGTGGCAAATGCTGCGCCCCACGAAAATTGTCCAGTTCCGCCATCTTCAGTAAATCCTCGTCCGGCAAATCGATATGCTTCTAATATATTTGGATTTCCAGGGTCGGCATTTAGTGTTTTCCAGTCCATTCCAGTTAATGTTTTATTGATTACAAAATCAAGAGCTTCCCACGTTCCTGGAATAATTCCAGCACTTAGCATATCAGTGTCTGAACTCGGAGGGACTATATTAACTATGGATGAACTTCCAAATGTGCCGCCACTGGATCCTTCGGATCCCAGAGACTGACTACCGTTGTTGGCAAGATCTGGAACAATAAAGTTGCCAGGGGCAGTAGTTGTATTGAATATCGAAGACAAAGATTCTGCTATTGATCCAATAGCAGATAACCCTGCTACTAATCCGACCGCGTTGGTTACACCGGATATAAAATCCGGTCCAGAATTATCAACTGCCGAACTGTCTGCATCTAGTAATGTGCTGTCTGTGCTGTCTTCCAGTGGTGTAATATCAGCCAACTGATACACCCCTATTCAATGCAGCCATTACCCAACTATTGTTTCCGTTGCCGTATGTCCAAGACGTTATACGCCTATTCCATCCAGATGCGGTGTGGCCTCCAAGCATGTCGTAGTGATTGAGACCCGGTGCCATAGTGCTACCATTTCCGCCAATACCAACTCCGCGTCCGCCGTACCTTGCAAAGGCTGTTACAAATGCTTCCATTCTTGCTCTATCAGCTTGATTGGTCGGGACTAGCGCGCGCAATTGATCTCCGTCTAAAACCATCAAATAGGCGTCGATTGCTAGTCCAGTATCATGTCTTTCTGTGCCGTATCGCCAACCGGGGCCGCTGCTTGTACTACCGGTTCGAGTTTCAAATCTTCCAGTTGATCTATTAAGTTTTAACCATACATCGTTAACCTCTCTTAGATCTGCATCAGGACCTGATGCCCTACTTGGGAAGGTGCGCCAGTTTGACAGAGGCAATTGGGTCGAAGTGTTGATTCTTCTAAGACATTCATTTGCAAAGCTTGTTCCTTTGATTTCATAAATTCCACTATCTCGGGCTGCTCTGTTAAGTGCAGATCGAAACTCGGGGCGAAGGGGCCCTCGTCTAATGCCTGCAGAACCTGTAATGATATCTTGCGAATTTGATGTTGTTGTTAAGTCGATAGTATCCGATTCGTTTCGTGGGCGAGCATTTGCAGCAGGATCGCTGCCGTCTTCTGTAAGTGGAGAAGACGAGATTTCAAGCGGATCAAATATAGGGGCTGTTCCTCTTCCACTTACAACAGCTCTGTATACTTCTTGAGCAGAACTTGCTCGTAGTTCCTTTACACCCTGAGTGCGGCCGCCGCCGATTGAAATTTGCGGATTGTTTGATCTTAGATAATCGTCATTGAATATTTCTGCAACACGTCTTGCTTTTATTACATTGCTGCCGGAATTTATTTGGTTAATTGATTCCAGGGTCCTAGATTCGTCGTTTTCCCATTCCCAAATTATAACCGAAAGCTGCTCTTCAAGAGTTGTGTTTGCAGGAACTACATACACAGGCGGAACCCAATCTAGCCTGGCAGTCGGCAGTCTATTGGATCTAATACGATATTCTGGCAAAAACGGATCAGTTATGGGTTGTTGTAATAAAGATTTTCCTAAAAACTTTTCAACATTGGTTAATCTTCCATTTGTGCCGCCACCTCGCCATTGGCAAATTCCTCTTGCGCCATACGAACTGCTGGTATTACCCGGAATTGGGTTACTACTCGATGGCAATTTGTCGTTTGGCGGTAAGTAGGCACCGACATTAATCTGTGTTCCCGATTCCCATATCAGCGCACCTGCAATACCTGCGCCGACCCATGTTTCAAATCCGTTGGCTTCGAAGTATTCTACTACTCGGCTGACATTATTGTTGTACTGGTTAAAATTGTAGCCATCAAATGATTCTTCTTCTTGATCAGATTCCCCAAATCCCGGGTTAGGTGATTGACCAGTTGACTGGTAAGACACTGCTGACCCACTAGCATTGTTTCGTCCGATGTTTAAAAAAGTATCCGGCAGTGGCAAAATATACACTTCGGCGCCTGCGGAACCTGCTCGCACATTTGAAGCAGTTGGGTCCAAGTTTTCGTGCTGGAACCAAGGTTCGTGTTGAGGAACTCTTGCAGTAATGTCCGCTGCAGATGGCTCAGTTGGTGCTGGCCCATCTGTCTTTGATGCAGTTCCGGGAGGAACACTATCAGTCGCAGGTTCTGCGTCTCCGGGATCAGAAGCACTGTAGGTAGGTGCAACAGCCGCTGCTCCGCTTTTACTGTTATACTTGATAGCATTAAACTCACCAGCAGGGGCTTCTACGTTGCTGGTTTTTATGGTTCCTGTTATCGAAGAGTTGCCCTCGAAGTCAATACTACCAGACGATACACTTAAATTTGTGCTGCCAACTTCAAAATTGCCGCCAGATTTAAATGATATTCGGCCACCAGCAGATGATACAATTGCTGCGCTAGAAACTAGATCAATACTTCCTCCGCTAGCATAAAGGTTGCTGGCAGCATTTAAATGCACTGCTTCAGCAGAAACAACTCTCAGATTACTCGAATCATGTATTTCGGGTGCAATCATTGCAACTTGTGTGCCAGCAGTAACATCAAAGTTACTCGAAGCCGACACTCTTACTGATCCTCCATCGGCAATCAAATTAACGTCTGATCCGCTGTTTATTTCAACATTTGATCCTCCCGAAACGTTGACTGATGCTGCACCCGAAGTAAGTGCCAAATCGCTGCTGCTTTTGAGAGACATATAATCACCTGCAAGCGCAGAGAACTCTGAACTTGCCTGAAATGCAACTCTGCCAGTTGCAATTGAATCAAGGTTTCTGCCCGTGTTCCTAATATCACCGACTGCGTTTATGTTTACATTTCCTCCAGATGTTAAATTAATATTAGAATCTGCTGTTACGTTGAATTCTCCTTCGGTGTGCATACTAATACTGTCCTGCGCATAAACATCAATTTTACCGTTTGAGGTAAGTTCAATCCATGTTGTGCCGCGTGCGTTTGCAATATAAATTAAATCTTCGGTATTGTGCAACAGTATCTGGTGCCCGGTTCTTGTTCTCAATCTAATTAATTCATTCGCTGGGCGAGTTTCGGCGCCAGGTGGTAGTGTGCTACTATCGGTTTCTCTTTCAATATACACAGGAGGACCTTCGTTAGCTGGTTGACTCCTTAATAATTTGTCGTCGCCATCATCCATAACAATGCTGGATCCGCCCAATCGGCTTCTAGGAACGTTTGCAGATGCATCAAGAGGTCCGCGAGTTGCTCTAGGAGCGCCCGGGCGTTTGTCAAGAGGGCCAGGTGTGTTTATACCAAACACCGAACTAGGAATTTCTCGACGAGCAGACGAGCTTGTCAACCCTCTGAAATCGTCTTCTAACAGTCCTTCTTCGGTTAAACTGTTGACAAAGTCTGTGTTAACCGGCTTAACATAGTTTGTGGGCTGGTTGTTTCCTGCTAGAGGAATCAGGCGTTTGTTGTATTCACCAACTGGCAATTTTCTTCCAGTTGCTCCGCCGCTGCCACTAGTAGATAAGGTAGTTGCTGCACGGCCATCGGGCACCATAAAGTTCATGTAGTCATCGGGCACACAAGCAAACCAATAACAAATATCTCGTCTGCCTTCAACAAATGTCACCAGCACCTTTGTGTCAGGATCCGGTGGCACAAACCACATTCCGTAACTTTGCTGTGTGCTAGAATAATCGTCGTTTGATCCTGTGGATTTCCAGCTAGTTGACCCATAAAATGGGCTTGCATAAAACGCAGTAACTAGTCTGTCAGTGTTGTCGTATGCTGTTCCAGAAGAATTTATTTTTAAAATTTGAACTTGTAAAGAACCCATAAATTTATTATCAAGATGACTAACAACTTTTGCCAGATATGGTCCCGAATCCGGCAACAGAATTGCAGAATCAATTGGTCTTGTGTTTTCGTTATTACTCATCTTTGTTCCTTATCTCGGTCTATTGTTTCTAGGGTCTCTTGGTTGTGTTTGTGGAGGCAATGTAGTAGTTGTTATTCGAGCTTGTGTCACAGATGTCTCTGTGGGCGGCTCAGGGCGTGTGGGCGGCACAGGGCGTGTGGGCGGCACAGGACTTGTATTCCGAGTTAATATGTTACCGTCAATTCTGCCTAATGCCGTTAGCGAACTTCTATACTGTGATTCAAGTTGTTGCACTTGATCAAAAAAGCTTTCTAATCCAACTAGTTTTTCTCCAATTGTTTGATAATCTCCTGATGCAATTTCACCAATGTTTGCTCCAATTTGTGCAAGTCCAAGCAAAGAATTTGCAGCCGGGCCGGCTTCTTCTATAAAGTTATTTACGCTGCTGGCAACGCCTTCTGCGCCGATTTGGGTTGCAAAGTTGCGTATTGCACCCAAGCCGGCAAAGAAAGTATCCACAATATTTTTTAATTTGTCAATCGAACTCTGTGTTTGGTGTGCTGTTTTTGTCATTGTTAAAACTTGTAAGAATTTTCCTTGCTCAAACTTATTTTCAACTACATTACACCTATAGAGACCAGTAAACTGATCTGCAGGATCGCTTAACAATAGGTCTCTGTTGTAATCAACTGGTGTGTTAAACTTTAATAATACGTACACCTCGCCTCTTAGCGGATCTGCTTCACGGTCAGCATTTATTCCTGGAGCCAACGGTGCAGAAACATAGTTTCCAAAATCGCTAGAATTAATAAAATAAGGATCGCCCATAATAGTCAGTTCCATACTAACAAGGTCGGAACGACTATGCAATATTAAATCTCTAAAGGTTTTTGCTGCCCGGGTTCTATCAGTGTCAATAAATGTTCCGCCGGCAGTTTTATAAAGACTTGTAACTTGTTCAATGGTTGCTCTCAACTCCCCTAGTGTATTTTCAGTTTGTTCGCTGTTTGTTGGTGTTGTAATAGGAGGAGTGCTGGGCGTTGTATATGCCGATCCTCCCCAGGATGTAACAGCTTGAGTACTTGCTTGGTTGTTGTCAGATGGGCGGCCCATAAAGTATGCTGCATTATATGTAATATTAAAATCAATAATATCTCTGTTGAGGCCAGTGTACATGTAATTGTATGCTTTAACAGCATCATCAATTGCACGATCTGTGTTGTTGGACATGCTAGGAAGAGAAACTGACGAACTATGTATAAAATACGGATATACTTCAAATACAAATTTAAATGCCGGGCGTCCTGCAGTGGCCATTTCAGTCACTGATAAAATATAAGTTTTAATTTTGATCTTAAACCAGGGACGCATTCCAGAGCTGTCAATTGGGCGAGTTATAAATGACTGTCCCCATTTTGACAAAAGTATCACCGATGTAATTACTTGTTCAATTGTTGTTCCTTGTGGATAAGTATAAACTCGTTCAGATGGGTCAATGGATAAGCTTTCTCTATTGTAAAACTCGCCGTCCTCGTCAAATATAAATGCTTCATTTGCAAAGTCAACTGTTCCAAACTCGTTGAAGCTGTCAATCATTGCACTTGAGCCAATTTCGTTGCTGTTTTGGCTGAGGCCGTCCAATGATATTGCAGATGCAAGGTTGTTGATTGCAGATCCGATGGTATTCAATCTTGAATTAATTCCCACTTCGAGATTAGAGGCAGTGTTGGTGTCATTCAGCCCATTTCCTGAGTTAATAGATGCTATATTGTTAATAGTGTTGCCAAGATTGCCCAAAGAATTGGATACATCGCCAATGCTTTCAATTGTGTTGTTAACTACATCAAGACCGTTTTGTATTGTTTGTAATGCGCCGCCAATGGCGCCGCTGTTTGCCGGCGCATCAGGAGAGATATCAAACGGAAAGTTTATTTGGTACTGGTCGCCAATGACCTTAAATGTTCTGTCTTCGCTTAATATTTCTTGTTTGTTTATTGCATTTGTCAAACTTCTTTCACCAAAACTTAAGATTTCGGCAACAGTTGACCCCTTGATACTTATTTCTTCTTTTAATCCCTGCCGGGCAAACGAAAGTCCTTCGTGGTTCCACGGTGTTGCAGTAATTTCATACACTGCGCCGTCTGGTCCTGATGTAAAATTGATCGAAGAGATACTTATAACAAAATTCTTTTGTGATACTTCCTCAAAAGTTCCGTCATCTTTCCAGCCTTTGAATTGCAGGCTTAGCAAATACGGTGCTTGAATATAATTGTCAAACCCTGCTCGTCTGGCTGCTAATGCTGCTGTTTGCAAAAATAATCCCAAGCTGTAAGGCTCGTGCACTTTGAAACTCAAGTTTGCAATAGCAACAGCAGGAGCATCAGAAGTAGGAGTAAAATTATTATCCAGTATTACATCATCAATAAAGAATTCGACATTTGAATCAATGTCTTCTTCCATTTGTGTGGTTGTAGTTTTTTTATTTCCGATGCCACCTGAGCTAATAATTTGTAGCTTTCCCTGTGTGCCTATATATTCTTCTGGACGATTAACTTCGCCGGGATACATTGCACTCATAGTCCAAATATAGTTATACGATACGTATTTGTGCAGTGGATTGGCCAGTAATGCCATGTATTAAACTCCTAACAATGATGATAATGTTGATTTCTTTGGTAAAAATATTTGTGTCCCTGGAATAAAATCAAATAATGGATCTTTTAAAACTTCAATGTTTCTTTCCGTAAACACCCACCACAATTTTGGTGTGTCATACAAGTCAAATGCTAACAAATCTGGCCTATATGTGTATTGTGGTGTAATTTCGTACAGTATGTCACTTGGATCAGATGGTATTGATCGCTTTTGCCAAAAGTCTAGATATCCTCCGCTGTTTGTTTTTGTTAATCCGTAAGGACTTGATTTATTGTATCTTGCCATTATATAATTCCTTGTCCGCCGCCAATGTATCCACCCTGTACATAAGTATCTAGGCTGAATTTTCTCACAGTGTCTCTGCTGTATGCAGGCGATACTGTGATGTTCAAACGACTTAATGTTGGAACATGACTGTATCCGCCAGGTACAGAAGTTCTTGACAATTCCGGAGTTTGACTTAAATCTAAACTGTTTGATACAGGAACTTGAAGATAATCAACGCTATCCGGCAAGTCAAGGGTAAACAACTTAACCACACACGGCATCTTGTTAAAAACAAAGTCTCCGTATCCACTTAAATGAACCAATGGTGGCGGTGCGCCTAGATGGCTGCTGTTGCCGTAAAACATTTTTGTTGCACTTCTCATAAAGTGTACTGCGGATATCCAATATCTTCCGTCTGTTTCGTTTTCAACTGGAAATTCTGCAGTGATAGTAATGTCTTCGACTGTACTGCTTTGATAAACAGGATAAGCATAGTTAGTATGCGTGGGTTGCAGGTTATTGTAATTTGCAGCATGAGTAACTAATATTTGAGGAGTAGTCGGGAACACCATACTGTTGTTTGAATCATATAATGGTTGTAATATCGGGGAATTCATAAAGGACGGTATGTTGGTAGGAAGATGCAATCTTACTCTCCAGTCACTTCCTCCTGATTCTGACCCTGCACTCCAGCTAACCGGAGTATAATCTTCATAGGTTTCTTCGGCGCCAGCAGGGAGACCACCTAGTCTAGCCATGCGAGAAATACCCAGGGCGCTTCCAAAATTACCAAGTGCATTTGTTACCCCTACTCCGGCGCCGAGTATCCTTGATGCATCACTTGCAGTACCTTGCACTGTTTGTAAAAAATTGTTGATTCCTGATGTTGCCATTATTTGTTTCTCCTACAGTATTTAGTTGACAAAATTAACTATGTGTATTATTATAATACTAAGTTTGGAGAAACTATGAAAAGAGTAAACTATCTCAATAATAAAGACATGCTGAAAGAAATTCACAAGTCGAAAAGCACGTATTCTAGCTTTGTTGCGCCCGAATACGCTAATCACGACATTATTTTACTGAGTACTAATGAAATTAATATCAGGACAGTAGCCGAAGCTAAACGCAACAAAGCAAAGAAACTTAGCTCGGAAGAATATGATTGTCGAAAGAAAGCCGGCGAAAAGGTAAAGCAAGCTGATTGTGAACACGACTATAGAAAAATAGAAAAACACGATCTGATTTTTAGAGTTATGACATTTGACCATATACCAGAAGAGCCCGGTCGTAAGAAAAACCCCAAGACTGTTGCTGATACCAAGACCAAGTTAAACTTTCCTCCGTTTCACCATTACAAGTACAACGAAAATGATGAATTAATTCTAGTAGGCAAGAGTCATTGGCAGGGCGGTATGGAAAACGGACATTTTTCCAAAGAACACGGAAGAGCTACCAACACACTTGCAATGATGTGGTTGAAGTTGTGCGAACGATATGCAACCAGGGGCAATGTAAGAGGTTACACTTACAATGACGAAATGAAAGGACAGGCTATTTTGCAGTTGGCTCAGATCGGGTTGCAATTTGACGAATCAAAGAGTCAAAACCCATTTGCTTACTACACTGCTGCTGTTACCAACTCATTTGTTAGAGTTATTAACATCGAACAGCGAAATCGGCAAGTAAGAGACAACATTCTTGAAATGAATAACCTAACTCCGTCGTTTACTCGGCAAGCCGAAGGCGAATACGAGCTGGGGCTTCAAAGATTTGAAGACTCTCATAAAAAGAAATAGTTGACTTAATGACTTTATTGCTTTATACTATAATAAATTACGGAGTATAAATTTGTTTAAAAAAGCAGCGGTCTTTACTGACCTTCATCTTGGAATGAAAGGTAATTCCAAGGTACACAACAACGATTGTGAAGAATTTGTCGACTGGTACATTGCTACTGCAAAAGCAAATGGCTGCGAAACTGGAATCTTCTGCGGCGACTGGAATCATAATAGAAATGCACTAAATTTAACCACAATGGACAGTGGATTGCGGTGTTTGGAGAAACTAGGTGCAGCGTTTGACAAATTTTATATGTTTGCAGGCAACCATGATCTCTATTACAAAGACAAAAGAGATGTTAAGTCCACAGAGTTTGCAAAACATGTTCCGGGAATTACAGTTGTTAACGAAACTTTCATCGATGGTGACGTTGCACTGGTTCCGTGGCTAGTGGGCGACGAATGGAAAGGTATTTCCAAGATTAAATCAAAGTATTTGTTTGGACACTTCGAATTGCCATCGTTCTACATGAACGCAATGGTGCAAATGCCCGATCACGGTGAGCTAAAAGCTGAACATTTCAAACATCAAGAGTATGTGTTCAGCGGCCACTTCCACAAACGTCAGAAACAAGGCAAAGTTCACTACATGGGCAATGCGTTTCCTCACAACTATGCTGATGCATGGGACGATGACAGAGGAATGATGATACTGGACACTGAAAACAATGCCGAACCACAGTATATCAATTGGGAACAATGTCCTAAGTATCGCACAGTTACTCTTAGTAGGCTGATCGATGAGAAAGATGAATTGATCAAAAATAAGATGTACCTTAGGGTAGTACTCGACATACCAATCAGCTTTGAGGAAGCATCTTTCATTAAAGAAACATTCATGGAAGAGTACAAATGTCGAGAAATTACATTAATACCGCAGAAACAACTCGAAGAAATTAATACCGGACTTGATATCGAACAGTTCGAGAGTGTTGATCAAATTGTTAGTAACGAAATACTTGCAATCGATAGTGAAGCCTTTGATAAAAAGGTTCTTTTGGATATTTATAACGACTTATGATAAAAATTAAAGACTTAACCGCAAAGAACTTTATGTCAGTGGGGAATGTAACGCAAGCTGTGGATTTTGATAAAGAACAGTTAACACTAGTGCTTGGTGAGAACCTTGATCAAGGTGGTGACGACAATGGTTCACGAAACGGTACTGGCAAATGCCTTTGTATAAATACTATTGTAAAGGTAAGAAACACTGTTACAGGTGAAATTTACAAAACAACAATAGGAGAGCTATACAATGCCGCGATGGAACAACAGTCTAAAAAATAATTGCATTGATATATTAAATAATGTAATTAAAAATATAGAAACAAATACTTATAATAAGATGCTTGATGAAGTGTTAGCTTTAGATATAAAAAATAATAAAAAAAATATCGAAACCTATATTAGAAATAGATTAGGTATTGTTACAAAAGATTCAAGACATACAAAAAAGTATTGGACCCTCAGAGGCTGGACAGACAACGAAGCTTATGTTAATTCAAAAGAAAACAAACAAAAAAATTATAAAAGTGTATATAGCAGAGAATTTTGGTTAGAAAAAATTAACCTGTCTACTAACAAGCTTTATACAGTCGAAGAAGCAGATTTTGAACGTAACAGTCGTCGACCTATTAGAAAAGAATATTGGATTAATAAAGGATATAACGTCGAAGACGCATCCAGGCTAGCAAAAGAAACAAAATCTTCTAATAACAAAAAAGGAGCAAAAAAATCTGCAGATTCGGATGTAAGACGTGTTACATCAAAACGATGTATTGAATATTATACTACAAGAGGTTATAACAAAGAAGAATCTAAAAAATTAGTAGCCAAAGGTCAAAAATATTTTTCTAAAGATATATGTATCGAAAAATATGGAAAAGAAAGAGGATTAAAAATTTGGCAAGATCGACAAGACCGTTGGCAAGAGACATTAAATTCAAAGTCAGATAAAGAGAAAGCAAGAATTAATCGATTAAAACTTACAAAAGGAATAACCGTTTCGGCTGCTGAAAAAAAAATTATTAATGAAGTAGAGAAAACATATAAAGACTTAATAATTATACCGCAATTTACCTTATCAGTTAACAATAAAAAACAATATGTTTACGATATTGCTTGCAAAAATAAAATTATTGAATACAACGGAGACTTTTGGCACTGTAATCCTAAAAAATATTCTGCAGATTATATAAATCCTAGAACTAAACTGATAGCTTCTGAAAAATGGAAGTTAGACGAACAAAAAATTAAATTTGCCGAAGATCAAGGATACGAAGTTTTAGTTGTCTGGGAAAGTGATTTTAAAAGAAATAAAGAGGAAGTATTAGAGAAATGCATACAATTTCTAACACAATAGAAAGAAAGTTTATTGATAGCCTGGATCTATCCAACTTGGAAATTGAAACAGATAGCGGGTGGCATCCTGTAACTACTATTCACAAAACTGTTCCATATACAGTGTGGAAACTAGAGACTGATTCTGGATTAATTCTAGAATGTGCTGATACTCATATTGTGTTCGACCAAAGCTTCGATGAAATTTTTGTTAAAGATATTATCAAAAACAAAACAAAAATAATAACAAAGCACGGTCCTGATCTAGTTGTAAAACTTATCAAAACCGACCTTTGCGAGAATATGTTTGACGTAACAGTAGATAGCAATGATCACAGATTTTATTCAAACAACATACTTTCGCATAATACCACTATCATCAACGCATTGTCGTATGCGCTTTACGGACAAGCGCTTACTAACATCAAACGGAACAACTTGATCAACAAGACCAACCGCAAAGGTATGTTGGTTACACTAAACTTTGAAAAGGGAGGACTAACTTATCGCATCGAGCGTGGAAGATCTCCTAATGTACTCAAATTTTATGTAAACGATATTGAACAAGTTGACGCTACTACCGACGAAAGTCAAGGCGACAGCAGAGAAACACAAAAGGCAATTGGTACATTACTAGGAATGACCCACAACATGTTCAAGCATATTGTAGCTCTAAACACCTACTCCGAACCGTTCCTTAGTATGAGAACCAATGATCAAAGAGAGATCATCGAACAGCTATTAGGTATTACCTTGCTTTCCGAGAAGGCCGAAGTACTCAAAGAGAAGGTAAAGCGAACAAAAGAGTCTATTACCGAAGAAACTCTTAAGATCAGTTCCATTCAAACAAGCAATGAGAAGATTGGCCAGAGTATTAACACACTAAAGACTCGACGGAATGCATGGAACACCAAGACAAAGCAGGATATTGTAAAGTTTCAGTCAGCAATTACAGAACTCGAGCGTCTAGACATTGACAAAGAGCTAGAAGCTCACGATTTGCTTGCCAACTGGACCAAGCACAACAACGAAATAACAGCACTCAACAAGGAAAAGTCAACACTGGACTCTGCTATGTTACGGGCTGACAAAGGTGTGAGTACACTTGTTAATGATATATCCGGGTTAGACAATGCAACGTGTTACACATGCGGACAAGAACTTCATGCAGACAAAAAAGCAGAGATTACAGCTAAACGGAACAAAGAACTAGAGGATGCTACTACATACCAGAGCGAAGTTGCTCGTAAACTCGGTACAGTACTAACAGCACTTGAAAACATTGGCGATATCAACGGCAGACCAAAGACTTATTATGAAAATGCCAAAGAAGCCTATGAGCATCGAAATAATGTCGACTCACTAACCAATGCTCTGCAAACCAAACTCGATGACGAAGACCCTTACCAGCAGCAAATTGACGATTTAACCGAAACTGCATTGCAAGATGTGAGTTGGGATGAAGTAAACACACTTACATTGCTAAAAGAGCACCAAGAGTTCCTTCTCAAGCTGTTAACCAACAAGGACAGTTTTATTCGCAAGAAGATCATTGATCAAAACCTTGCTTACCTCAACAGCAGGCTAACTTCATACCTTGACAAGCTAGGATTACCACATCAGGTACAATTTCAAAATGATTTATCTGTAGAAATCACACAACTAGGCCAAGATTTGGACTTTGACAACTTGTCAAGAGGAGAACGCAACAGATTGATCCTAGGATTGAGCTTTGCATTCCGCGATGTATGGGAATCGTTGTACCAAGGTGTTAATTTACTGTTCATAGACGAACTTATTGACAGCGGAATGGACACAGCCGGAGTTGAAAATTCTCTTGCTATCCTAAAGAAGATGGGAAGAGAAAGAAATAAGAATATATTTTTAATATCTCACAAAGATGAGCTAATTGGTAGAGTTAACCACTTATTAAAGGTGATTAAAGAAAACGGCTTTACAACCTTTAGTAACGATCTTGAAATTAGCAGTGTTGTGTAACTAAATGATAGATGATGATAACGACCTGCACGATCAGTTAGCAAGAGCATTTTTAGAATACTTTAAAGCAAACGAGGTGTTTATTCGTAAACCCTCGCTTGCCAAGCGAGTTGCTGCAAGGAAATGGCTGAGTACTATTATGTTATTAGCTAAGAATCGACGAGAAGAAATATTAGATTCACACAGGTATAAAGGCGAAAAAAACTACATCAAGAAGAAAAATATCAAAAAGAAGGCTCCGTAAAAACTTCATAGGTAAGTACTGTATGCAATGGATGTACAATGACGAACCGGTTGAAAATATACCAGAAGGCTACATAGGCTTCGTTTATCTTATTACAAATTTGACAAACAATAGAAAATACATAGGCAAAAAACTCACAGAGTTTAAAACAACCAAACCACCTCTTAAAGGCAAAAAAAATAAAAGGCGCGGCACTAAAGAAAGCGACTGGAGAACCTACTGGGGCTCATCGGATAAGTTGCTTGCTGACATCGCTGCACTCGGTGACGACAAATTTACTAGGGAAATACTTTTCTACTGCATGAGCAGAGGTGAATTAAGTTACATAGAGGCAAAACAGCAGTTTGATCGTAAAGTTCTTGAAACAGATGATTACTACAACGGTATCATTAACGTAAGAGTAGGCGGATCAAATATACTTCGGCAGCGATTGTTAGAACATGCCAAAAAAAAGTAAAAACACAGGCTGGCGACAACGAGAATTAGGCAAACTAATAAAATCACAAATTGACGATACCAGTTATCAGCACCTTGTAAACAAAGGGGTGTGGCCAATAAACGGTATCCACAAAGGCAAAGAGATATCTGAGTTAACTGTTAGCTACTTGGAATTTATTATTAGTAGATTTGACAAAACAAGTTATGCAAGACAAATAGCAATCAAAGAACTCGCTCAAAGGCAAAAAAAAAATAATTTTTTAGGCAAACATCACAGTACATAAGGTTGGCGGGCCAGATTATAAATTCTCCGCTGTGGAAAAGGTTACCGTATAGGAACACACGTAACATACTGATCAACTCCCCAGAGGGAGGAAGCCACCAAACAAATTGGGCTCACCGGTTGGTATAAATTGTTTACTGTCAATTGAAAAACACAACATAGTTCATAAAAACTCCTTAGCAATCGGAACGAAGCGGGAGGTAGTGCTGTGTATCTTATATTGTATATTATCTTTAGTATATGATGTTATGTACATGGCGCAATGTCGACGTAGGTTGGGAAAGGTCAGAGCCCAATGAACTTGTGTATAATAAATACCTATTTCCAAAGTCTATGGCTGGATATAACTCACATGAAGTAAATCTTTTAGACGACGGGGCCACACAAAGGTTCCGTCTGACCGAAACAATCTACATGAATATCTAGTGTTAATAGACGTTCACTATATGTATATTATAACTTTAAGCTTTTGTTATAAGAGATTGAAACGTGATTGAGCGACAGCGAAAGAACAGATGAACGTTAGTTCATCTAATAAGTATAAATAATATTAATGTAGTTAAGGATATGTAAATGCAAGTGTACACTGTTATATGCGAGAATAATGATCTAGTTGAATTGAATTTAGGACTGACCAAGCAGGGTCGTAATTTGAAGAGAGCTGACAAAGCAACTAGAGGATCATTGAAAGATGAAGTTCAGTCCATGGAAGTTGAATTATTAACTTACATGAAGAACTCAGGAAACAAAACTGCCACACCGTCACTTGTAAAAAATTATTTAAATCAAAAAGGTCTTGGGACAGTTGGTAACCCAATTGTAGATGCTGCTGCTGATAAAGCTGCTGGACCTGGGGCTGTCGGAATGGACAATCCTCGCCAAGAGCCACCGTTGTCCGGTGGAGGTGCCCCTACTGGTGACACCAGTGCTCCTGCCCCCGGGAGTCCTGCTGCTGCTGAGCCACGCGAACGTGGATCGGTGGCAAAAACTGCCGACGGATCTGAATTCAAATGGTTGGGTAATCAATGGAGAGATTCAAGGACTGGTCGAATGGCAAGTAAAGCACAAAAAGCAGAATTAAATAATTCTTCACCAACTGAAAGTATTTCTGAGGCAGAAGAAGAACCGTCACTGTCCAAAAGACAGATTAGAGGCATACTCAAGCAAGTAATCACCAAAGCTTATGGAGACCAAGCAGGCTTCAGCAAAAGCAAGTTCGCCAGCAGTGCAGGCAGCGACGATACTGCTGCAATGATTGATAAATTAAAAGCACAGGGTTACAAAGTAACCAAGTAATTACCAGAACGGTTGCTTGGTTGCCTTTGCTGTTTCTAGATTCTCTTTGATTAATTTATAAATAATTTCTCTATCTTCGACGCACATTTCGTAGGCTTCAGTTAGGCTCACACTGCCTCTCATAAACCAGCAAAGCTTGGATAAATCAAATTTTAATTGTTTGCATTGGCTTTCAAGGACCTCAACCTCCTCTAATATCTTTTCAAGAGGCCAGGTTAAGATCCTCATGCGAAAAAATTTGTTTGGTCAAACGTTATTGGAACTTCAAATGTGTCGGGCGCGCCCTTTTCTCTATCTTCGTCTGTTGTTGTAATTATTTGTGGCCTAACAGAAAACTTAACTTTCTCTTGGTCAATCCTGTCGATGATTGATTTAAACACTTCTTTCTCGGTGTTTTCAAAAAATTCAGTGATAAATTCGGGATCAGTAACAGCTTCTTCTTGATCGTATGTAACAGATGCAACTGTTTTTGCAAGTTGTCTGATGTTGATGTCTGTTAATTTGTCAAAACTCTTTGTAAACATTTCTAATTTTTGTACATCGTCGAGATCTCTGTCGTTGATTGTTTTAAAAATTCTTTGTTCTTCAAATGTTTTCATTGCTGTTTCAGTATACGATTTATAGTTAAGTGGACGAAGTTCAAAAGTATACGGGCCAAACACTACTATATTATCATATTCGTTGGCTGACAATGTGTCCAACATCACTCTTAGATCAACTGAGAACCCTTTTTCTTCATTGGTCTGTGGAATCTTAATTTCAAGATCCATCATTTCTCCATATGTTGCAATGCGAATAGCAATTAGTATTGCATCGATGTCGATGCTTGGAACACTCCACGCATCTTTTATACTAGGAAAACAACTTTGAATAACACTCACTGTTGCCTGACCATTTAGCAATGCATCTGGAGTTTTAAACATCAATTCGTCCTTGGCTGTCATTGCTAGCACTGGGAATTGATGGTTGTCAGGAATGTTAATTGCACCGTTGGGATAGTACTGTCCTCGACTGGGTAATTCTACAAAAAGTTTGGGCTGTCTAAAATGTTTTGACAGTGGGTTCGGTGATGCGTGATCCATATATTTTCTCCGGCTAAATAATACTAACACTATATATCGATATATGTTATACACGTATTTAACCAGGATGATCTAGCCCGTGGATGAAGTTGAAATTAAAAATGTAGGCGGCCGAGGAGTCGCCAGTGAAGCAACATTACTACAACTAATAGATGCAGTCAAAGGTACCACCGGCGGATCTGGCAACAGTGATGCGCAGAGATTAAGAGACCTTTATAATAGATCCACAGCAGCCGCTACCAAAGAGCAAAGCAAATTTGTCAAAGGCATAAAAGCAGGTACTGGTGCAGTTGGTACATTTGCTGACAAGCTGCTGATAACTGGTAACAGACTTGGCGACTTTTCTGAAATGTTGTTGGGCAGTGGCAAAATAACTCTCTTTGTAAACTTTGTTGACAAAACAATCGATCAGTTTAGAGAACTGAGTTCAGTGGGCGGAAGTTTTAACAACAGCTTGTCTGATATGGTAAGAACCAGCCTTGACGCAGCAATGAACTTGGACGAATTTGTTGGAATGGTAAGAAGCAACAGTACTGAACTTGCTAAGTTCGGTGGTAGTGTAACCTCTGGTGCAAAACTTGTCGGAGAGTTTAGTAGAGACATTCGGATGGGCATCGGTCAGCGTTTCTTTGAAATGGGCATGACCATGGAAAGTGTCAATGAATCGCTGATTGGATACATGACATTAGAAACCATGCGAGGAAAAAGAAACATCAGAAGCGATGCAGAATCGCAAGCAGGCGCAGCTGAATACATCATGCAACTGGACAAGCTTGCTAAACTAACTGGCAAGCAACGCGAAGCATTAATGGATTCTCAGGCAGCATTACAAACTGACGGCCAGGTGCGCAATCAAATTGCAAGAGTAGAAGAGAGGCTAGGCGCAGCAAAAGCTGAAGAACTTAGAGCAATTTATACTTTACAGGATAATGCACTTCCTGGCTTCCACAAGTCGTTGTTGGATCTCAGCGACGGAGTCGCACAATCCGATCTAGGCCGGGCATTGCAAAACGCAGTTCCTGGAATAACACAATTCATGCAACGAGTCGGTGCCGGATCGGTTAGCCAAGAAGAGTATGTAGATTTTATGGCTAATAATGTTCAGCCACATTTGCAACAATTTGCACGACAAATGCCTGACGCAACATTGCAGGTACTTAGAGGAATGGGCGGCGTGCAAGGAGCAATGGCGCAAATGGTTGACGATACATATCAACTAAACAACATGGTAAACCTAAACTCTGAAGAAGCAGCGGCTGAACAGGAGAAGAGAAACAGAATAACAGGCACACTTGGCAAGTTTGAACAAGCATTAGCAGCATTTAGATCTTTCTTGTTTACTACTTTCCTCGACAGTGAGTTTGCAACTGAGCTTGGAAGAATTGGTCAAGAAATGATGGATACATTTGGCGAAGGGGGTGGACCATTTTCTATGATGAAAACTACTATTTCTAATACTATGAGATATTTATTTGGCGAAACAGGCATATTTACTATTGGCTTAACAAAGTTAGCTAACTTTGTTAAGTCAGATAAATTCCAAGGAGTACTCGAAGGTGCCGGAATAGCGTTTGGTGTAATTACCGAATGGGGCAAAAACTTTATTGAAAATGTAGGCGAAGACGGGTTATGGATTGCGTTGCTTGAGGAAGTTGGTGATTTTGGTAGTATGATGTCTGGCGTATTTACTAGATTGTTTGAAAATGCAGAGTTGCGAAACTCTATTAGTACTGCATTTGTAAATGTTTCTGAATATATTATTCAAAAAATAACTGATCTCTGGGAAGGTTCCGAGGTGCAAGGCATGCTGGATTCTATGAGATTATTTTTAGAAGATCAAATAATTAATTTATTTGACACACTTAACAATGGCTTCGCCGGACTGTTTATCAACGATAGAGCTCTAGAACAACGCAGAGAAGACCAATCAGTGCAAAGGGAATTCGGCGGCGATGAAAACCGAGATTCCCTTCGCAACGAAATCTCAAGGATGCAAGCAGAAGTTGCTCGACTTTCAGGCCCCGAAAACACTAATCAGCTGGGCATGTATCGAGATCCTGAAGCGCTTTGGGCTGCTGAGAATCGACTAAGTGTGCTGGAAAGCCTGCAACAATATTCGCAAGGCACAGACGGATTTGAACAATTTGGCGGCGGCACACCGGTTATGTTGCACGGATCAGAAGCAGTTGTTCCAAGAAATTCGCCTGCTGGTGAAATGTTAGCAAGTTTCTTTGACCAACAAAACAGTACAAACGGTTTTCAGAGCCCTAGTAGGTCAACACCGGCTGTAATGCACAACATTGCAACTTCTGATACTGACATAGAAGATGTAGTAGAAAAGCTGTTGTCACAGCAGACAAAAATGATTTCTACAGACTCTGGTAATAACCAAACTGGCGTAATAACTGCACTAAATGAGCTAAATAGTAACATATTAAGATTGCTGGGAGCAACACAACAAGGTGTTGCAGTTCAGGAAAGAACAAGAAAAGGCCTACGCGGACTAGGAACAGATATGTTCAAGGGTGCAGGCTTGTGATTAGAAAAATTAAGGTAATATAAAATGTCGTGGAAAAAATACTTCTCGCCTGTTCCGACAAGCATGAATCAGGGAGGCAGCTATAGTCCTTTTAGTTTCTCAAAAGGACAAGGGCTCGGTCCTGCTGCCTCTAATTATAGTTCACATCTTCCAGACGTTTATGTTGGCAATCCAAACCGTGTTGAACGCTACGGACAATACAACACCATGGACAGTGATTCTGAAATAAATGCAGCATTGGACATCCTTGCTGAGTTTTGCACTCAAAAGAACAAAGAAAACAACACACCATTTAAAATTGAATACAATGGCGCGCCTACTAACAGCGAAGTGCAAATTCTAAGTCAGTATCTTCACCGGTGGGCAAAATTACAAGAATTTGAAACTCGTATGTTTAGAATTATTAGAAATATTTTCAAGTATGGTGACCAATTTTTCCTAAGAGACCCTGAAACCAAAAAGTGGTTCCATGTTGATCCTGCTAACTTGAGTAAAATTATTGTAAACGAAAGTGAAGGCAAGCGTCCAGAGCAATACATGGTTAAGGATATAAACATATCATTTGAAAGCTTGTCGGCGACCAAGCTAAACACCACTAATGCATACGGACCAAACGGCGCAGGAGGCATGGGCGGACCGTCTATGGGCAGCGGCGGAGGCGCACCCGGAAGTACACCAGATTTGAACACAAGTAGATTCTCAAACGAATCGAACGAGACAGCAGTTGATGCAGAACATGTTATACACATGTCTCTTAGCGAAGGAATGGATCAAAACTATCCGTTTGGCAACAGTTTGCTGGAAAGCATCTTCAAAGTTTACAAGCAAAAAGAATTACTAGAGGATGCAATCATCATCTACCGCGTTCAGCGTGCGCCAGAGCGCAGAGTATTTTATGTAGACGTTGGCAACATGCCAAGTCACCTTGCTATGCAGTTTGTGGAAAGAGTAAAAACAGAAATTCACCAAAGACGAATTCCATCGAAGACAGGCGGAGGTCAAACTGTTATTGATAGTTCATACAATCCGTTGTCTATCAATGAGGATTATTTCTTCCCCCAGACCTGCCTTTCATTAGAAACACCAATACCGTTATTAGACGGAAGGACGCTAACGTTAGATGAAATAATTTTAGAATATAAAAATGGCAAGCGTAATTGGACTTATGGGTTGAGCAACATTACTCATGAAATGGAATCAGCTGAAATCAAGTGGGCTGGTATCACTCGTAAAAATGCTAAAGTTTTAAAGATAACACTGGACAACGGTGAAACCATCACCTCTACGCCTGATCATAGGTTCATTATGCGCGACGGTAGAGAAGTAGAAGCTCAGCATCTTTTAATCAATGACAGCTTAATGCCGCTAGAATTGCGCGATGGATATTCTGGTCCAAAACAAAAAAATAAAAAATACACAAGGTACCGTAGTAACAACGAAGGAAGTATTAAGTTTGTTCATGCTACTGTGGCAAACAAGCAGCCGGGAAAAGATACTCAAGTTCACCATGTTGACTTTAACAGCAAAAACAATAATCCGACTAATTTACAAGTACTGTTAACTGCGGATCATATTGAATTACATAGGAATGCAGGTTCATACAGCATTAATAAGCAGTGGAGTAATCCAGAATCTCGACAAAAGTTATTAGACGGAATGAAGAACTTGTATGCCAATTCGGATAGTTGCTTTATGGAAAAAATCAGTAAGCGCAATCAAAAAAATGCGTTAGCTGGATGGTCTAAAATTTCAAGAGAATCAAGACAGTCTGTTTACAAGTCATTACAATTATCAAGAAACAAAAACTCAGCTGCTAAGACAATAAACTTCTCAATAAACATGTTTAATAAAATGAAGGAAGCATTTGATACTGGCAATGATAGTATTTCTAAGTTATCAGTGCATCTTCAAAATAACGAGGAATTTCAACAATCATTCAAAGATGCAAATACAAATTTAAAGAGAGACAAAAATAAAAGCAGCAACTTACAGGTTACTGATACTACTCTTAACAAGATTGTAGGAGTAGTAGGATATAGAACATTTGGCGATTGGAAAAAAGATTATACTGGTCAGCATAGTAAGTTCTCTAACAAACAAAATCACAAAGTTGCGGCTATTGAATGGTTAACTGAAACTATGGACACTGGAGATATTACTGTTTTAAGTGACAGTAACAGCCATTGGTTTGGACTAGCAGCTGGAATATATGTTCACAACAGTGAAGGTAGAGGATCAAAAGTTGAAACACTTCCGGGCGGTACCAACCTTGGAGAGATTGACGACTTAAGATACTTTACCAACAAATTGTTACGCGGTCTTCGTATTCCCAGTTCGTACCTTCCAACCGGTGCCGATGATAGTGCAAGCCAATTCAATGACGGACGTGTTGGTACTGCTTACATTCAAGAGCTACGCTTCAACAACTATTGTGAACGACTACAGAGCCTTGTTGCCGAAGTGTTTAACAAAGAATTTAAACTTTATCTAAGTCAAAAAGGCATCAACATCGATGTTGCAATGTTTGATCTGAAATTACAGCCACCGCAAAACTTTGCAAGCTATCGACAAGCAGAACTTGACAGCAATAGAATTTCAACTTTCTCATCTATGCAAGCTGTTCCGTTTATTGCCAACCGTTTTGCGTTAGAGAGATTTTTAGGATTGTCCAAGGAAGAAATTGCCACCAACGAAAAGCTTTGGAGAGAAGAAAACGAAGATGAGTTTGAAACAGGCGAGCAAGATGCAAGCTCTCAAATGAGAGATGCTGGCATTACAGGCGCAGATATTAGTGCAGACATGGGTGCAGCAGATGGACCAGACTCTGATATAGACTTAGATGATACAACCGGTGACGCAAGTGCATCGCCTGGAGCATCTGCAGATACACAAGGCGGCAATGCGCCGTTTGGGTCATAAATAATAGTATGATAATACGTGAATTATATTACTTTGACAAAGAGACAATGGAGCCCGTTGACGACGAACGTTATGACGCAGGCGAAGACGATTCCATTATGGACATTGATGACTTGCGCAAAACGAGACTTACCTTAAAAGACATAAACAAGGCCCGGCGCGCAGACGACATGCATAGAAAAGAAGCTAATAAAGACTTGGATCACATTAAAGCAATGTACGGCATTGCTGCGCAGATGCAAGAGCAACCTCCAATGTAAGGAGATTCTTTTGACCAAAGATCTTTTACCAAACGAAACAACACAACAACGTAAAAACAGGAAGCGTGACGAAAAAGCTGTAATCCGTGAACAAAACTTAATTGTTGAAAAAATAATTCCAACAACCACATACACTAGTGTTGCATTTGTGTTAGGCAACGGGGTTAGTCGACAGAGTATCAATCCATTTGACCTTGGAATTCATGGAATTACATATGGCTGCAACGCACTGTATAGAGAATTTTCGCCCGACTACCTGATTGCAGTTGATACTAAGATGGTTAGAGAAATTGCAACTGCTGGGTATCACAAACTACATTCTGTGTGGACTAATACAAACAAATACTCAAAAGAGATTGTAGGATTAAATTTATTTGACCCGAACTTAGGATGGAGCAGCGGCCCAAGTGCATTAAATTTAGCAAGCACCCACGAAAATAAAACAATTTATATTTTAGGATTTGATTACAAAGGTATTGGAAACAAAAATGAATTAGTGAACAACGTGTACTCGGGATCGGCTAACTATAAAAATGTCAACGACAGAGCAACTTACTTTGGAAACTGGCAAAAACAAACAACAAGTTGCATTAAAAGAAATACAACGGTTAAATACATACGTGTAATTGAAACAGCAACTTCATTTATACCCGACACGTTAATAGGAATACCTAATCTTACTCATATAACAGTTGAAAATTTTAAGAAGAGATTTAGACTAGTATAAGGTAAATAAATGAATGGGCTCGTTTGGGCCCATTTCGGCATACTTTTTTTAATTGTATGTAAATACAATTGACAGCCTTGGACATACAGGAGAACAACATGACTGAACGTAGCAAATTTGAACAAATGGTAGAGCGTCTTATTAATGAAGACAGAGCCGGTGCCGAAGAATTATTCCACGAGATTGTGGTAGAGAAATCAAGAGCAATTTATCAAAATATCATCGAGTCTGATGAAGACGAAGATCTAGATGAAGAAGAAGAGGACGACCTTGACGAAGCTGAAGAGGACGATCTTGATGACGAGGAAGTATCCGAAGGCTCTTACGAAGACAAGGACGACGAGGAAGACCTAGACGAAATGTTTGGTCTTAACAATATGTCCGAAGAAGATCCATCAATGATGGGCGGCGACGCTACTGATAACATGATAAGCGACGTTGGCATGGACGACGAAGACGGTGAAATGGATCCAGACGATGGCATGGACGACATGATGAACGACGAGGGTGGTGCCGGCCCATTGGCAGCAATTGATGACCTTGCAGATGCATTGGAAAAGCTAAGATCAGAATTTCAAGACATAATCGGCAACGACGGCGATGACGAAGCAAATCCATTTGGAAATGACGAAGAAGAAGAAGGCGAAGAAGAAGGCGAAGAAGAAGAAGCTGAAGAAGACGAAGCTGAAGAAGAATCATTTGCTTATGAATCATCAAAATCTCCAAGAGGACCAAAAAGCGCTGGCGAACAAATGCGCGAGTATGTTGAAAAAGTTCAAGGCGGTGAATTAGGTTCCAAAATTGGCGGCGACAACGGAGCAAACTCCAAGTCAACAGTTGCTTCGAAGAATGACATGGGAGGATCATCTGCTAACATACTACGCACAGACACAGAAACTCCAACTGAAGCAAACAAGGGTCACTTGAAGGGCCAAAGTGTGTTTAAAGGTAACCCAAAAACAGATAACGCAGGGAATATAAACGTTCCAGGCGGGAAGGCTGGGAAATCTTCTTTTAAGAAGAATGAACCAGGTCATGGCGCCGAAAAGAAAGGCAAGCCAGAAACTGCCGACAGAGGCGCTGGTAGTACAATCAAAACTACTGTGCGCAAGAAGTAAGGCAAGAAGGTAAGGACAACAGATGAATTTCTTAACAGAGAGTCTTAGTTTCGACCAGGCTAAAATGATAGTTGAGTCTGCCGAAGATGGCAAAACTCTTCATATGAAGGGTATTGTTATTCAAGGCGGAATACGTAACGCAAATCAACGTTTGTATCCCGTAAATGAAATTGGCAGGGCTGTCAGAACTCTTAACGATCAGGTTAGCGGAGGATACTCAGTTCTCGGTGAAGTAGATCATCCTGAAGGCCTTAATATCAACCTAGACCGCGTAAGTCATATGATCACAGAAATGTGGATGGATGGCCCAAATGGTTATGGTAAACTAAAGATACTTCCTACACCGATGGGACAACTAGTTCAAACAATGCTCGAAGCGGGTGTTAAACTAGGTGTTTCATCGCGTGGAAGTGGCAACGTTAAAGAAGACGGCAGCGGCGAAGTATCAGAATTTGAAATTATTACTGTTGATGTAGTGGCACAACCCAGTGCTCCGGGTGCATACCCAACACCAATTTATGAGCACCTTATGAATCAACGAGGCGGTTATAAAGCATTTATGCGAAGTAAAGAAGTAACAGGCAACCCACAGGCACAAAAATACATTGCAGAGAGTCTATTGAACATAATAGACAGACTCAATTAAAAGGAGAAAATAATGGAAGCACTAAAAGCCCTTTTAGAGAGTGACGCGATATCTGAGCAAATGAAATCAGAGATTCAAGAAGCCTGGGACATTAAGGTTGTAGAAAACCGCAAACAGGTAACAACGGCACTTCGTGAAGAATTTGCTAAGAAATATGAGCATGATAAAAGTGCTATGATCGAAGCAATTGATACTGTTGTGAGCGAAAAGCTCATAGAGGAAATGGTAGAATTCAATGAAGACCGCAAACAGCTAGCTGAAGCTAAAGCAAAGTATGCAATTAAGATGCGTGAAGACGCAAAATTAATGAAGCGCTTTGTAATGGAACAACTTGCTGGTGAAATTTCTGAACTACACAACGATCAAAAGACAACAGCAACTAAATTTGCTGTACTTGAAGATTTTGTTGTAGAGCAACTTGCAAAAGAACTTGCTGAATTCCAGGAAGATAAAAACGACCTTGCAGAAACTAAAGTACGTCTCGTAAGAGAATCCAAATCGCACTTTGCTAAAGTTAAGCAAGACTTTATTAACAGAAGCGTAACTGCACTATCCGAAACAGTTGAAAAGGGACTACGTTCCGAAATTCTTCAACTTAAAGAAGATATCGAAGTTGCACGCATGAACGACTTTGGTCGTAAAATATTTGAGGCGTTTGCTGGTGAATATCTGAACAGTCACTTAAATGAGAAGTCAGAAACCAAGAAACTACTAAAGGTACTTAATGCAAAAGACAAACAGCTTGCAGAAGCCAAAGCCTTTGCCGTTAAAGCAAAGAACTTAGCAGAATCAAAGAATAACGAAGTCAAGCACCTAGTTGAATCTAGAGACAGAGCAAAAGTACTAAACGACCTCACTGGCCCCTTAAACAAGAGTCAAAAGGCAATAATGAACGACTTGTTAGAATCGGTACAAACAAACAGACTGCAAAGTTCGTTTAACAAGTACCTTCCATCTGTAATAGATGGGCATCCTCGCGCAAGACAAAAGGCACCCCTTAAAGAAGGCAAAGAAATCACAGGCAATCGTAAACAAGAACACATGACATCAACAGCAGACACAAATGTATTAGACATACGTCGTCTTGCAGGATTGAAATAAGGAGAATCAAAAATGTCAGAACTATTAGAAAGTAGATGGCAGGAGACCAAGGGTGCCCTTCTTGAAGGCCTTGCAGGCAACAAAAAAGCAGTAATGAATGTTACACTGGAAAATACTCGTAAGTATCTTTCAGAAAGTGCAACTGCCGGTGCCACTTCTGCTGGTAATATCGCAACACTACACCGTGTAATCCTTCCAGTGATTAGACGTGTTATGCCTACTGTTATTGCAAACGAGCTTGTTGGTGTACAGCCAATGCAGGGACCAGTATCGCAGATTCACACTCTACGTGTGCGTTACAGTGACGGCTTCACTGACGGTGTCGGCGGAAACGTAACAGCTGGTGAAGAAGCCCTAAGTCCATTCAAGATTGCTGAAGGTTACTCAGGTAACATTGGCACTGGCAATGGTCGTCCGGCAAATACTGCGGCGCTCGAAGGCGTTGCTGGTAACAGGATGTCTATCCAGATCCTCAAGCAGACTGTTGAAGCTAAATCACGTAAGCTATCAGCACGTTGGACTTTTGAAGCTGCACAAGACGCACAAGCGATGCATGGCATCGACGTAGAAGCAGAAATCATGGCTGCTCTTGCACAAGAAATTACTGCTGAAATTGATCAAGAAGTACTACGCAGCCTGCGCTCACTAGCTGGTTCTGCTGTAGAAACTTACGATCAAGCAGCAGTATCCGGTACTGCTACCTTTGTCGGTGACGAGCATGCTGCACTAGCTGTTCAGATCAACAGAGTATCAAACCTAATCGCTCAGCGTACTCGTCGCGGTGCAGGTAACTGGGCAGTTGTTTCCCCAACTGTTCTTACACTTCTACAGTCAGCAACTACTTCGGCATTTGCTCGTACTACCGAAGGCACATTTGAAGCACCAACCAACACTAAAATGGTCGGTACTCTTAACAACGCAATGAAAGTATATGTCAACACATATGCAACTTCAGATGATGTGATCATTGGCTACAAAGGAACAAGTGAATCAGATGCAGCGGCCTTCTATTGCCCATACATTCCACTAATGAGTTCCGGCGTTGTGCTTGATCCACAAACATTCGAGCCAGTGGTTAGCTTTATGACACGGTATGGTTATGTAGAACTAACTAACACTGCGTCATCACTTGGTAACGCAGCTGACTACCTGGGTGTTGTTGGAGTCAACACTGGTAATCTTAGCTTTAGCTAAACGTAGCAACAAGAAAACAAGATTAGGCCCCTTGGGGCCTTTTCTTTTGAATTATTGTGCTTATAACCCTGATTTTCGTGAATTACTAGATTCTAACATCCATCGCCGCTTGCCGCAATCCCACACTTTAAGTAACCCAATTTCTTTGCATATTTCTTTTTCTGTTTTTAATTTATCGTATCCTTTTTTAATTAACTTTTGTTTTGAAAAATTAAACCGGTGCATTAGTTTTTCTTCTCTTGGATGAATATACCAATAGCTAACATCAATGTCTCTTTCTAAATCAAACCCAAGTGTTTTATACAAACTGCCGTTGCTCCATTCGTTGTTGCTGTAAGAATACACTGCTTGATCAGGATATTCTTTACAAAATGCTGCTAATAATTTTCCTGCGCCTCCAACTACCCGTAACGCACTAGCATATCTTACTAATTCAAATCCCCGAGTTTGCTTGCCTAGTGCAATGCGTGAACGCGAGAACGTCATTACAGCAACTAATATATCGTTATGATCAAATAATCCGTAGCATACCGAAGCCGGCGTGTATCCTTGTATATGATTTTTATTTAAAAACTCTGTTGTATGTTTTGCAGATATCAGTCTGACTACTGTTTGTCTGGCATAAATCGATTGAGTATCTAAGCCTAGTTTATTTATTAAAGATTGTTTTACAATATCTTTGCGCGTGTTCCAAAAGTTTGAAAAGATAGTAATTAGCTGTATTCCTAAATACTCGGCTTCTATAAACTTGTTTTTGTGATAAGACCGAGTGATGTGACTTATATCTTCGTGGTGCCAATAAATTCCGTTAAATTCAATTGCTAAACGGTAGTCCGGCAAATAAATATCAATTTCCTTGCCGCTAGGTAACAGTTTCCGTGTGTTGCGTATTATGTTTGTAATTCCTAAACTCTGCAAAAACAATACTATTTCTTGCTCATACGAGCTCTGGTAAGGACTTTTAATTTTATGCTTATTGAGGTACTGATAAACGGTTTGTATATGAACGCCAAGTGTTGTTGCAATGTCAGTAATGGGTATAGTTTCAAACATTTTTTTTAATGCCAATTTATCATGTAATGTTGAAATATCTTTTTCAGGAAATCGCTGTTGCCAAAAAACAGTATCCTTTTCTTTAAAAGTCTGTTTAATTTTTTCAGGATTATTGTAATTAGAATTTCCGTATTTGATAAGTTTTGTTTGTTGTACTTTTGATACAACTGTATTTACGTTATCGGAATTATTATAAAAGTCTGCATGATTTTGTATAGCATGTTTTAATTTTCCTGCGTTGTTGACATTGTATTTTTTATTTAAGCTATTAATTTTTTTTGATTGTATTTGTTGTTTTTTCTCTTCGGTAAACTTTTTCTTAGTATTAGACACTGCTAGAGAAACACTTTCTCTAGCACATTTACACGCATTTGCCCTGCCACAAAAGGAGTATCCCTGGGTTATTCCTTTAAATTTATATTGCTGGCCATGAGGACATTGTGTTATAGGATTGTGTAATGCATTATATGCTTTTTCTGCAATTGTATTTCCAATAAATGTTTCTACAAATTTGTTAATATTAGTATCTTTTTTAATCATTCTAGTATAGTGTTTTGGATATTGGTTAATTAATTGTTGTAATTGAAGTTTCATATTGTTCTATATACCTTTGAGCCTGTTATATAACTAGCTGTATTTAACTTTATTATAACATTGAGTATGCAAAAAATCAAATTAATCTTAACTACATTAAATAAAATTTATAAAAATAATTAGACATAATTTAAAAATATATTTCTCTTGGTTAAGTGTTAAAGAGGTCGACCTTTGCTGCATGTGATGTTATATTAAATACATAACAACAAGGAAGACATAGGCACATGAAAATTACACTACGCAAGGCAAACGCTGTACAAGCAGCAATCAATGAAGCAATTACTGCTTTGGATCTTGACACAAATGTTAGTGTTAATGAATTTGAAAAGCCAAATGAAAAAATTGCAGCGGCAAGAATTGTATTCACTGAGAATTCAGAAACACGCGAAGTAATGCTTGCAGCATTATATGATATCCGACGCAATGTTGCTAGAGCAAACGCCGCTGTAGGTATTAACGATATACTTACAGAGGTAGCATTGCTTGAAAAACAAATTGGGCACATGACACGTTTGTCAAAATCAAAGCCTTGTGTTGCTGCAGAAGTTATGCGCGGCAAGCTTGGCAAGATTAGAAGCAGAGAATCTGGCTCAGCCGATACTTACCGCTTTGCAAGCGCTAATGAAGACGAAGTTGCTACTTCGATCTTCGAAGTAGCTGAAATTGATGAATTCCGCAAGAAGGCTGCTGAAATGAAAAAGAGAAAGCTCTTGTTACAAGATACACTTCTTGAATTAAATGTGAAGACTCAAATTGAAGTTGACGCAGACAGTGTACCAGCACTTACAGCAGCTGGTATCCTGTAAACAGTTTGGTGATTATGCGTTGAAAGCGTAAATTACCCAGAGGAGAAAGATAAAAGAAGACCGGTACCATGTATGAGGTCATACACTTTCAATTAAGATCGTTTGATCATAGCAAGATTGTGTCCCAGCCACTTATTAGCCTTAACTGTGCCTGCATATTGCTGGCTGGAAATAGGATCCTTATGCTTTTTGCTTTTTGACTTTTGCCACAGTGGGTGCGCCTAGCGAACCGTATACTGTATGCACTTTGATCAGCCAGTTTTTAATACTTTTTCTTCTCTGTCTTATTAAAGACTAGTCCGATTCGGACTAGTCTTTTTCCTTGACTACCTATTCTGTTCTTTTGATAAATATAAGTGTCTAGTGCTGCGCAAGCAGACTTATGCGGATACCCTCCGCGTAGACCTAGAACGTCAACATAGGAGAAACAAATGGGACGTCCAATTAACAAACAATATCTTGGTACTACAAATGATGCCGACGATGGAACAATTCCAGCAACGGTTAAGATCGGAACAAACGACGTTACACTAACCGGAATAATTCTTTCACAAAGATCAGAAACCAAATTTAGAGTTAATGATCTAGCAGGCGGCGACGGCAATTCCGGTTCGTGTGTTCTAGTTGACAAAGACATTCCATCTGACAACGAAATGGTTGTCAAGGGATACATCGGCGGCAACGGCGACGGTGTCAACATACGCAAATTTCATAACAGAACCATGATCGATTTTGACAACAACCGTTATACTTGGGAAGTTCAAGACGATTCAACATCTAATATTCTAGTTCTGACTGCAATATAATAGGTGACTTGAGATGGCATTAAGTAAGGTAACAAACTACGGAGTCGATTACTATAAGATTAAAATTAATACCGGCGGCGAAATCGCCCTTGATCCTGGTGCTGCTGGGTCAGTAAAAATTCTTGGAAACCTTGATATTTTTGACAATATAGTTCATATTAACAAGGGAGAAACTGGCAGCGGCATTAGTTTAAATACCTCGGGTATTCAAATTGACAGAGGAACACTTCCTGATACTGTTATATTATTTAATGAAGATAATAGATGGATGGACCCGTCTGATGGTACTACTGTTCTTGGAAATTTTGAATTTAAGAACACATTAGGAGATCTAATAGGTATTAAGACCAGTAGCATAACTACCAATGGCGAAGATTTATATTTAATAAATTCCGGTACTAGTATTGTTAGTGTAACAGGAACAACTGATTACGAACAGCAAGTGTTTGTTTATGTTAATGACGAAAACACTGGTGTACCAATTGATGACGATGCTATTCCAAATGTTAAAGCAATAATTGACTTTACATCACAAGATTTTAAAAATAAAATTGTCGAAGGCGACACTAAAATTGAAATAAGTGATTTTAGTGTGTCGGGCGCGCCTAGCAAAATTGATGTTGAAGTCGACGGAGTTAATGGATTAACGATTACAGAAACTTCTGTATCACTTGGAACAGTTACAACTTTTCAGACTTCTAACATAAACGACTCAATAACGTTAGTTGTTACCGGGCAAGGTACAATTAAGATCAGTAAAATTTTAGAAATTGAACGGGTTGATACTGTTCCTAATGCTCCAGTTAGCGGTCATAGTTTTTACGTTAACACACCATCTGAGGGCGGCTCAGGAGTATACTACATAGACGAAGACGCAAATACTGACGAATTAATATCTAGAAATAGAGCATTATTGTTTAGTATGGTTTTATAAAGGAATAAAAATGGCACTAGAAAATGCACAACTAACTACTTCTCGGTTAGACTTATTTGTAGGCGGCGTGCCAGCAAATAAAAGATTTGCTATTACCAGCATCATGGTATGCAACACGTATGATCCAAATGCCGGAGACGCTAGTGCAAATACTGCAAGTTTTGATATGCATTTTAGAAAAGCAGGTCAGGCACTATCAAACAGTGTTACATGCGTAGTAAGATCATTAGACTTGGTCGCAGGAGAAACTTTTACATTTGATACTGAAAAAGTTATTCTTGACCAAGGAGAAGAATTAAGTTTTGTTGCCTTTCCGGCCCTAGTTGGAGAATTAACTAATTTATCAGTATCAGTAAGTTACCTGGAAGTATAAAATGAGATTACTTAAATCACAAAATACAAACTCAAGAAACATCAAAGGAAGTGGCCTAAAGGTAGATCCATCGCAGCAACAAGTGTCACTTGATGTTAGCGGATCTTTAATTATTCCCAAAGGCCCAACTTCGTTACGTCCTCTCAGAGCCGCAGCTGGATCGGCACGATACAACACAGACACGCTTAAATTTGAGTATTTTGAAGGCAACGAATGGACTAATGCAATTGACATAGCCGACAATGTGTTTTATGTTACCAAGAATGGGTCAGACTCAAACAATGGCAAAACAATAGGCAGTGGATTTTCATCTATTAAATATGCATTGAGCAAAGTACCCGAGGGTGCAACTTTGCACATTAAAGCAGGTGATTATACTTTAGAAAATCCTGTTATTGTTCCAAAGGATGTAGGAATCATTGGAGATAGTTTACGTACAGTTATAATACGATCAGCTTCACCAAAGGTAGACATGTTTTGGGTAAACAACGGTTCGTATCTTGCCGGTATCACTTTTAAGGATCACGAAGCACCGGCAGCTGTTGTAGCATTTAACCCTGATGGATCAGCTGGACAAATTTTTAAATCTCCGTACGTACAAAACTGTACGTCTATCACTACTACCGGTACTGGTATGCGAGTCGACGGCGCACATGCAACTGGATTAAAGTCTATGGTTGTTGACGCATTTACTCAATATAACCAAGGCGGCACTGGAATTCACATGCTGAACCTAGGTAACACTCAGTTAGTTTCGGTATTTACAATTTGTTGCGAAATTGCAATTCTATGCGAATCTGGAGGATTTTGTTCATTAACAAACTCAAACAGCTCGTTTGGTACATTTGGATTAAAAGCCGATGGAGTAAGTCTTCCGAAGTATTACGGGTCAGTTGCTCAGACAATTACAGCACCAAAATTTGGTGGCTCGGATATATTAATAAATAATTTAGTTAAGCGTCCAAACTCCGGAGACGCATTATCATTCGACGGATCAAAATATTACACAGTTTCTACAACATCCGATGTTAAAATTGGTAAAACAACGGTTGAAAATCCTAATTTTACTAATCAATTGTCGTCCCTGCAGATTGCAAGAAATACAATAATTGCAGCAACTGATGCATTAAAGGTTGATACAGTAGCTTATGTTAATACAACATATCCATCATTGCAATACAGTCAATCTAAATGTGCAAGAGACGTTGGCATCCTTATTAAAGCTGCTACTAGCGACATGGTAATGAATACTAATTACAGTAGTATTGTTTCAGCAAGGTCGTACTATAATGGGTCAGCAAGTGGATTAATTAGTAACCAGTTAACGGAAACAATTGCAGCCATTGAATTCTTAAAAACAGAAATGCTAGCATTACTAACTAATGGTACTGTTCCATATATAAGAATAGAATCTAACCTTAATGAAATCATTGATATTGTAACCAATGGCATTGGTAATGCCGACACAATAGAGTTCAACGACCCAGTTGGTGTATCAAGTGCTGAACTAAGAGCTAAATCTATTTTAGTATTAAACAAAGACTTTATTATTGAAGAAGGTATTGCATATATTAACGAAAATTATCCCTCGTCGACATATAACGAAGCAGTATGCAGAACTGATATTGGTTATATAGTTGATGCTATTACATACGATGTCCTTTACGGTGGAAACAGTCAAAGTCTTGTAGCGGGTCAACAATATTATTTTGGTACTGCACTGCAATTAGGCGAAGATGAAAAAGATTCAACTCTTGCTGTATATAATTATATTAGAACAGTTACAAAAGATTGCCTATTAAACATTACAGTTGTGCGTAAAAATTCAGTTACTACACAAGATACTAGCACTAATTCGTCTACAGTAGAGATGACAATTAAAACAAATACATTATATGACACTATAACAGGTTATATAGAGAATGGTAGTTTTATAAATGATTTTATTGACAACAATGAGCCAGACTTTTCGTCACAGGATGCTACTTCGTTGTCTTCAAGACAAACTATACTCGACAATAAAACTAAAATTTCTATTGATACTATTGAGTTTTTAAATGACCAATTTTCTAGTTTTGTTTACGACGAAGTACTATGTTCAAGAGACGTTGGCTTAATCATTGATGCTGTTTCTATGGACGTTGCACTAGGAACAAATTACAACTCGGTTATTGCAGGTTTGTCTTATCAAAGAATAAACTCTCTTAAAGTAAAACAAGACCAGTTTGTACAAACTAAATCGGCAATTGAATTTGTTAGAGATAGCTTAATTGCCCTTGAGGTTGGTACTACTGCAACCTCAAGGATTAATCTATCATTTAACGAAATGCTGGACATTTTTGAAAACAATAATCCGGACTCGATAACATTTCCGGAACCTACTAATGCAGATAGTGCAACTATTAATGCTAAGGATTTATTACAATTAAATAAAGATTTTCTTATAGCAGAGACTATTGCGTTTATTAACGACGCATTTCCTCCCCATATATACAATGAAGAAAAATGTATACGAGATGTTGGATTAATTTTAGATGCTGTTTCACTGGATGTTGTGTTAAATTCAAATCATAATTCTATCACAGCAGGACTTTCATACAGAAGAGGAAGTTCGGCAGTAGTACTTGCTAATCAATTGTCACAGACACTAGCAGCAATAGAATTTGTAAAAGTAACAATACTTGCATTAAATATTAGTTCAACTAGCAAAATTAGAGTTGCTACGTTATTTAATGAAATAACTAACATAATAAACACAAATGCACAGAGTACAACAGTTAACACGTTACCGATTAACGCAACAGAAAATACACTCAATGCTAATTCTCAATTTGTTGCAAACAAACTCTTTATGCAAGACGAAATTGATGCATGGATTACTGTTCAAGTTGCAGAGAACATTTCACCATTTACTTTATCATTTACATATGACGCTGCTGCATGTCGTCGAGATGTTGGATTTATAATCGATGCATTAATATTTGATACATTATACGGTGGTAATACTGCTTCTAGAGTTGTCGCAGAGAGCTATTTTGATAACGCTGTATTACAACTCGGCACGGGTCAAACGGCTCCGACTATTGCAGTATTTGAAAGATTACAAACAGTAGTTGCTCAGGTCATACAGAAACAAAGTGTAGTAGTGTCAACTGGCAATGCCAGTGTGCAAGATATTACCGGCGACGCAGCAAGTGTCAATGAAGCAAATGACGCAACTTCATTAATTCAAATAACCATTGATATTGTACAAGCAGGATCAGCTGCCGGCTTGGACGAAAAAGAACTTCCTTCAATAACTTGGACGGCAACAACTGCTCAGGCTGATTATGCAACAATTATTGGTAACAAGTCATCTGTTTCGTTACTTGCTATTGCCGAGATTAACAATGAAATTGCAGACTTTGCGTTTGACGAAGACAAGTGTGCAAGAGATGTAGGATTTATTGTTGATGCATTAACATACGATACACTTTATGGCGGTAATACTGCAATGCGCACAGTAGCATTGAGTTACTTTGCGGGCAGGACAAGTCAGCTAGGTGCCGACGAAGTTATGGAAACTATTTCAGCTTATGATCATCTTAGTTCGGTAATCACCGATGTTGTACAGGAAGTGGCAATCTCGGTAACTACTGGAAATATAGAATCACAGGTGATTAATTCAACTCCATCAAATGCAGTTACAGCAACAGGAATTGCAAGAAAATTAGAATTAGTGATCTCTGTTATAAGAGCAGGTAATACCGATTCAGTAGTTTCAAAAATTAATCCGTCAATTGCGTGGGCACCGACAGAATTACAAAGTGACTATTTAGAAATAGTTACCAGTAGTATCGACACGCGAGCAGCGACAATAGATTATATTAATACTCGATTTAGTAAGTTCAATTACAACCAGTCAAAGTGTGCAAGGGATATTAAGCTTATTATACAAGCAGTTGTTGACGACTTGGCACTTGATACTAACTATAAAACTATATTAGCAGGAAAGAGTTATTATAGAGCAAGCGCAGCAAAAGTTATTGGCAATCAGTTATCAGAAACAACTGCGGCGATTAACTTCGTTAAGATAAAAATACTAGAATTAATAGATAGTTCTATTAGCGACTATAGTACAATTTCGGATAGTTTTGATATGTTAATTAACATTATATCTAACGGTACTAGTGTAGCACCTGCGATTAATTACACTGCGCCGGTTGGCGTAAATGTAAATGTAGAACAGTCAAGAGATATTTTGCAAAATAACAAACAATTTATAATCGACGAGGGTACTGCATTTATTTCTTTATATTATCCGTTACTCGAATACAATTCTGCAAAATGTGAAGAAGATATTGCATTTATAATAGATGCAATTACATACGATTTATTATACAATGGAAACAGTCAAACAATTGATGCCGCTGATGAATATTATAGCGGCGGCACATTACAGATTCCGGCAAGTCAAAAATCTGTCACCCTTGCAACTTATGCAAGATTAAAAGATGTTGTATCTGATTGCATAACTAACATTACAGTTAATTCACTGCAATCCGTAAGTGTACAAGATACTTCGATTGCACCTGCTACAGCTACCGAAGTGATCAAAGTTGAGGAGTTGTTTGACATTGTAATTAGACTGGTTGATAACGGATATGTATGTCAGGTAACACTTGATGAAACTATTCCACTTGATACCAACGACATTATATCAGGATCTTCAGTTAGTTTCCATCAGTATAGTTTAATTACTGCAAGCGGACATACATTTGAGTGGGTCGGCGCCGGCATAGACGTTAACGCTGCATTACCGTACGAAGGTGGACGGCCAATTCTAGAAAATCAAGTTATACAACAAAACGGCGGCAGAGTCTACTATACTGGTACAGATCAGGAAGGCGATTTTAGAATCGGTGATGACTTAACGATAAATAGAACGACAGGTACAATTGAAGGCGACACTTTTGATAGAAGTTTGTTTGCTGTGCTAACACCATACATACTAGCAATTGAGGATTAATAATAATGGCATCACCTATTAACGTATTTAGAACTATAACAGCAGACGTAACAACTGCTAACGAAATAATATATAGTTCACCACTAGGAAACACCGGAATTGTTCTAATGGCACAAGTTGCTAACATAACTACGTCAAGTGCTGAAATAACTTTTACACATTTTAACAGTTCGACTAATACAGATACAGAATTAGTAAAGGGATTTACAATCCCTGGAAACGATTCAACTAGCTTAATTACAGGTAAACTAATTATCGAGGAAGGCAACAGTATTAAAATATATGCATCGTCAGATAATGCATTTAAAATTACACTGAGTGTACTGGAGTCGCTTAATGCGTAATTTAAAACTTTTAAGTAATAAAGTTAAAAAAACTCCGTCTGCAGATGCCTCTGCAGACCGTTATGATTTTATAGATCTACAAAATGCCGAGCCAGACTTAGGAGTACCCACAGTTGAAAATAGTGTTCCGGCATCAGATATTTCTGGTACACGAAAATGGTTAAACTTTGACAATGGCATAGAAGTTAATAACGATGATTCAATTAGCGTTGATAGCACTGTTATTCGAACATCAGGTGACCAAGTTATTAATGGACTTAAAACATTTCAGGACATTTCAACGTTTGAAAACGGCATAAATGTTGCCGACTTAAATATTAGTGGTGTTACAATTACATCAGAGATTGATGAAAATATTGTACTCAACCCTAACGGCACTGGGGTTGTTTCTGTAACTAATTCAAGAATTATTAATGTATTACCGCCAACTGGCCCGCAAGATGCTGCTACCAAGAACTATGTTGACACATTTAATTCTGGAAAGTATTCAAACTGGACATATATAACTGGCAATTATACTGCTATTTCCGGAGATGCATTATTACTTGATAGTACTACTACTGGATCATTTAATGTTACATTGCCGGCTGCACCAGTATCGGGTAGTGTTGTTATTATCGGCGACGGTGGCAATGTAGCGGTTAATAATGTTACAGTAATACGCAACGGGAATACAATCGAAGGACAGACTAATGACTATGTATTATCAGTTTCTGAAGAGATTAATAGGTTTATATTTGATGGTTCTACATGGCAAATATTAACGTCAACAACTGCATTGCTTGGAGCCGAAACCTCTGATACAGAGCCAAGCAATGCAGTAGACGGACAAGTTTGGTTTAATACGTCTGACTCGACTCTTAATATATATTATGATGATGGAACAAGTCAACAATGGGTAACCACTAGTGGTCCACAAGGACCACAAGGTGATACTGGTAGTAGCAGCGACCGCTACAAAACAACTAGTTCATCGACACTTACTATTAGCACAGGTACAAAAAACTTAGTTGTTGACGAAGATTTATCATACTCTATCTCTCAAACAGTTATTATATCATTTGACAGCATAAACTTTATGACAGGCGAAGTAGTTAGCTACAATCCTGTTAATGGAGATCTTGAAGTTAATGTTACATCGATAACTGGATCTGGCACATATAGTACATGGGATGTAAACTTAGACGGAGTTGCAGGCATAAAAGGTGACACTGGATTTACTGGATCTGTTGGCACTGGGTTTTCTGGATCTCAGGGAATACGTGGCCCAATCGGCTATACTGGATCTCGCGGATTTACTGGGTCACAGGGCAATCTTGGCTATACTGGATCACAGGGTAATCTTGGCTATACTGGATCTCGCGGATTTACTGGGTCACAGGGCAATCTTGGCTATACTGGATCACAGGGTAATCTTGGCTATACTGGATCTCTCGGATTTACTGGGTCCCGAGGTATTCAAGGTACAACGGGCATCCAAGGTATTCAAGGAACTACTGGCATTCAAGGCATAGATGGGTCCCAAGGTATTCAAGGTATAGATGGGACTTTGGGCGCACAGGGTATTCAGGGTATTCAAGGTATTCAAGGAACAGCGGGTATTCAGGGTATTCAAGGTATTCAAGGTATTCAAGGAACTACTGGCATTCAAGGAACAGTTGGGTCCCAGGGTATTCAAGGAACAGCGGGTATTCAGGGTATTCAAGGTATTCAAGGTATTCAAGGAACTACTGGCATTCAAGGCATTCAGGGAACTACTGGTATTCAAGGTAGACAAGGCGTTCAAGGAACAACTGGCATTCAAGGTATTCAAGGAACTACTGGCATTCAGGGCATAGATGGAACCTTGGGCGCACAAGGTATTCAGGGTATTCGAGGAACTACTGGTATTCAAGGAACTACTGGCATTCAGGGCATAGATGGAACCTTGGGCGCACAAGGTATTCAAGGAACTACTGGCATTCAAGGTATTCAAGGAACTACTGGCATTCAGGGCATAGATGGAACCTTGGGCGCACAAGGTATTCAGGGTATTCGAGGAACTACTGGTATTCAAGGAACTACTGGCATTCAGGGCATAGATGGAACCTTGGGCGCACAAGGTATTCAAGGTATTCGAGGAACTACTGGTATTCAAGGAACTACTGGCATTCAGGGCATAGATGGTACTCTGGGTGCACAAGGTGCACAGGGTATTCAAGGCATTCAAGGAACTACTGGTATTCGAGGTATAGATGGTACTCTGGGTGCACAGGGTATTCAAGGCATTCAAGGAACTACTGGTATTCGAGGTATAGATGGTACTCTGGGTGCACAAGGTGCACAGGGTATTCAAGGCATTCAAGGAACTACTGGTATTCGAGGTATAGATGGTACTCTGGGTGCACAAGGTGCACAGGGTATTCAAGGCATTCAAGGAACTACTGGTATTCGAGGTATAGATGGTACTCTGGGTGCACAGGGTATTCAAGGCATTCAAGGCATTCAGGGAACTACTGGCATTCAGGGCATAGATGGTACTCTGGGTGCACAAGGTGCACAGGGTATTCAAGGCATTCAGGGAACAACTGGAACTGGAACCCAAGGAACAACTGGTTCCACAGGCCCAGTAGCAGGCTCAGCAAACCAAGTAATATATAAAAACTCTTCAAACACTGCAGAAGGATCAGCCAATCTCATTTTTGATGGTGCGAACTTGACTGTTTCGGGAGACGTGACTTCTCTATCAGACGAAAGAAAAAAGACAAACATAACTAGATTGAAATCTTCTTTAGAAAAAGTCCTAATGCTTGAAGGTGTAAACTACACCATGATATCCGACGAATCGGACAGAGTCCACATGGGACTAATCGCACAGAAGACAGAAGAACACGTGCCAGAAGTAGTTTATGAGTTTAATGGGATGAAGTCTGTTGCATATGGTAATATAGTTGCACTGCTAATCGAAGCTGTAAAAGACATACAGGCACAAATAGAAGATATTAAAAATGGGGTTTAAATCAAGCAAAGACGGTACGGTGACATCTGCCAAAGATGCCACATCACCAAGAGGTATACCATTTATGTATAACACAGGCGACAATACGACAGTACCCACCAATGAAACAAAAATAACAGCAAGTGATGGTGCAGCAGGTGACCGATTTGGATGGTCTGTGGCAGTCGGTTCAGGTAGAATTGTAGTTGGTGCACGCCTTGATGATGATTTAGGAAGTGATTCGGGTTCTGCATACATATTTGATCTTGATGGAACCCAGCTTGCAAAAATAACAGCAAGTGATGGTGCAGCATTTGACTATTTTGGATGGTCTGTGGCAGTCGGTTCAGGCAGAATTGTAGTTGGTGCATGGAGTGATGATGATGCAGGAAGCAATTCAGGTTCTGCATATATATTTGATCTTGATGGAAACCAGATTGCAAAGATAACAGCAAGCGATGGTGCAGCAGGTGACTTTTTTGGATATTCTGTGGCAGTCGGTTCAGGCAGAATTGTAGTTGGTGCATATGGTGATGATGATGCAGGAAGCAATTCAGGTTCTGCATATATATTTGATCTTGATGGAAACCAGATTGCAAAGATAACAGCAAGCGATGGTGCAGCAGGTGACTTTTTTGGATATTCTGTGGCAGTCGGTTCAGGTAGAATTGTAGTTGGTGCATATGGTGATGATGATGCAGGAAGTGCTTCAGGCTCTGCATACATTTTTGATCTTGATGGAAACCAGATTGCAAAGATAACAGCAAGCGATGGTGCAGCGAACGACTTTTTTGGATATTCTGTGGCAGTCGGTTCAGGTAGAATTGTAGTTGGTGCATATGGTGATGATGATGCAGGAAGTGCTTCAGGTTCTGCATACATTTTTGATCTTGATGGAAATCAGATTGCAAAGATAACTGCAAGTGATGGTGCAGCGGGCAGCCGATTTGGATATTCTGTGGCAGTCGGTTCAGGTAGAATTGTAGTTGGTGCATGGCTAGATGATGACGCAGGAAGTGCTTCAGGTTCTGCATACATATTTGATCTTGATGGAACCCAAATCACAAAAATAACAGCAAGCGATGGTGCAACATTTGACCGATTTGGACAGTCTGTGGCAGTCGGTTCAGGTAGAATTGTAGTTGGTGCACCACTTGATGATGACGCGGGAAGTGATTCGGGTTCTGCATACACATATACAACACCACCTGTTGTAACACCGTATGATGTACAAGATTGGAGCAGAACATAATGACATTTAAAACAACATCAGTTGTAATTGATGATTACGCTTCGGTTATACACGAGTCTTTCAACAAGATAACAACAAACATTGTTGCAACAGAAACAAAAATAACAGCAAGTGATGGTGCAGCGGATGACCAATTTGGACAGTCTGTGGCAGTCGGTTCAGGTAGAATTGTAGTTGGTGCATGGAGTGATGATGATGCAGGAAGCAATTCAGGTTCTGCATATATATTTGATCTTGATGGAAACCAGATTGCAAAGATAACAGCAAGCGATGGTGCAATAGGAGACCGATTTGGATATTCTGTGGCAGTCGGGTCAGGTAGAATTGTAGTTGGTGCATGGAGTGATGATGATAACGGATCCACTTCAGGTTCTGCATACATTTTTGATCTTGATGGAAACCAGATTGCAAAAATAACAGCAAGTGATGGTGCAGCGAACGACCAATTTGGATATTCTGTTGCTGTCGGTTCAGGTAGAATTGTTGTTGGTGCATATGGTGATGATGATGCAGGAAGTGTTTCAGGTTCTGCATACATTTTTGATCTTGATGGAAATCAGATTGCAAAGATAACGGCAAGCGATGGTGCAACAAGTGACCAATTTGGATGGTCTGTGGCAATCGGTTCAGGCAGAATTGTAGTTGGTGCATGGGGCAACAATGACGCAGGAGATGATTCAGGTTCTGCATATATATTTGATCTTGATGGAACCCAGATTGCAAAGATAACAGCAAGTGATGGTGCAGCGGGTGACGAATTTGGATATTCTGTGGCAGTCGGTTCAGGTAGAATTGTAGTTGGTGCACGGAGTGATGATGATGCAGGAAGTGCTTCAGGCTCTGCATACATTTTTGATCTTGATGGAAACCAGATTGCAAAGATAACAGCAGGTGATGGTGCAGCATTTGACCGATTTGGATGGTCTGTGGCAGTCGGTTCAGGTAGAATTGTAGTTGGTGCACGATTTGATGATGACGCGGGAAGTGATTCGGGTTCTGCATACATATTTGATCTTGATGGAAATCAGATTGCAAAGATAACAGCAAGCGATGGTGCAGCGGATGACTTTTTTGGATATTCCGTGGCAGTCGGTTCAGGTAGAATTGTAGTTGGTGCATATGGTGATGATGACGCAGGAGGCCAATCAGGTTCTGCATACATATATAAAATAGACGAAACCTTCGATGTATATATCGAAGGCATTATAAATTGAAACAGGGAGTTTAATATGTTATACGCACGGATAGACGAGAGTGGGAATGTCATTGAGTTTCCTGTTAGTATACGAGGTCAGATTTTGTCCGATGATATTGTAGAAGTATCAACCACTAACGCACCCACTGTCACATGGGACAAAAAAATAATGTGGAGTGGTGTGGAGATCGTTGATGGCAACTACTTCGTATTGTACGAAACGCCGACAGACAAATTTGCTACAAATGAGGCAAAATTAAAAGCCATCACTACACTTAAAAAACAAAAAGCAGAACAAAATGAAAAGACATTCAAACAAAGATCCATGGAGCTTGCAGGAGAGTACAGCGATTTTGAAAGAGAGTCTTGGAGTCAGCAAAGATCAGAGGCAATTGCATATAATATCGATAATACTTCGCCCACCCCACTTCTATCTTCTATATGCGCAGCAAGAGGCGTGTCAATATCTCTTTTTGTATCATTTGTACTTGAAAATACTCAAGTATATGAGCATTTTTACGGTGCGTTGTTAGGCACATATCAAAAAAACAAGGACATTTTAGGAGACATCTCTTTGACAGATGAACAGACGTGGCACCTAATCGACGATGTGGTGAGATTGTAATGAGTTTCAAGATAGGACAATCTACGGGCGGAACTCACATAAACGAAGATTTGATGTTCATGAATGCAAATAATGATTTTGTTGGGGGGTATGATAACACAACAGTACCCACCAATGAAACAAAAATAACAGCAAGTGATGGTGCAGCGAACGACCAATTTGGATATTCTGTGGCAGTCGGTTCAGGTAGAATTGTAGTTGGTGCACCACTTGATGATGCCCCAGGAAGCAATTCAGGTTCTGCATACATTTTTGATCTTGATGGAACCCAGATTGCAAAGATATCATCACGTGTTGCAGCGGGTGACGAATTTGGATATTCTATGGCAGTCGGATCAGGCAGAATTGTAGTTGGTGCACCAGGCGATGATGATTCAGGAGGCCAATCAGGCTCTGCACACATATTTGATCTTGATGGAAACCAGATTGCAAAAATAACAGCAAGTGATGGTGCAGCATTTGACTATTTTGGATGGTCTGTGGCAGTCGGTTCGGGTAGAATTGTAGTTGGTGCACGATTTGATGATGACGCAGGAAGCAATTCAGGTTCTGCATACATATTTGATCTTGATGGAAACCAGATTGCAAAGATATCATCACGTGTTGCAGCGGGCAGCCGATTTGGACAGTCTGTGGCAGTCGGTTCAGGTAGAATTGTAGTTGGTGCATGGCTAGATGATGGTCGACGACCATCATCAGGTTCTGCACACATATTTGATCTTGATGGAAACCAGATTGCAAAAATAACAGCAAGGGATGGTGCAGCGGATGACTTTTTTGGATATTCTGTGGCAGTCGGTTCAGGTAGAATTGTAGTTGGTGCATATGGTGATGATGATGCAGGAAGTGTTTCAGGTTCTGCATACATTTTTGATCTTGATGGAAATCAGATTGCAAAGATATCATCACGTGGTGGAGCGGGCAGCCGATTTGGATGGTCTGTGGCAGTCGGTTCAGGTGGAATTGTAGTTGGTGCATGGAGTAATGATGGTGCAGGAGCCCAATCAGGTTCTGCACACATATTTGATCTTGATGGAAACCAGATTGCAAAAATAACAGCAAGTGATAGTGCAACGAACGACCAATTTGGATGGTCTGTGGCAGTCGGTTCGGGTAGAATTGTAGTTGGTGCACGATTTGATGATGACGCAGGAAGTAGTTCAGGTTCTGCATACACATATACAACACCAACAACCGAACACATACTTGACATCTTGGATTATTGAAAAAATAACTTTCAGCCAAATAGATTTGTGAAAATACACCATAATAGTATTTTAGAAAACCAACCAAAAAGCTCGCGGGAGATTACATAACGAAAATAGTTTTGGTTACTGGCGGCTTTGACCCGTTACACAGTGGACACATAGCATATTTTAATGAGGCTAAAAAATTAGGCGACATTCTTGTAGTTGGTTTAAATAGTGACAATTGGCTTGTCAGAAAGAAAGGCCAATCTTTCATGAACATAAAAGAGAGGTTGGATATGATATCCAACCTCTCTATGATCAATTCGACGATGTTTTTTAACGATGATGACGGTAGTGCCGCAGATGCTATTCAGTATTGTTTAGACAAGTACCCCAACGACACTATCATATTTGCAAATGGCGGCGACCGCACTTCAAGTAATATCCCAGAAATGTTTGCAATTACAAATCCAAGAGTTCAGTGGGTGTTTTCAGTTGGTGGTTTTGACAAAATAAACTCAAGTAGTAAAATTTTAAGTGACTGGAAGACACCAAAAACAGAAAAAGATTGGGGTTATTATCGTGTTTTACATTCTGATGGTCCTTCTACCAAAGTTAAGGAACTAGTAGTCAAACCAAACCACAGTCTTAGTCTACAGAGACACAAATACCGGAACGAATATTGGATTGTTTCTTGCGGTATTGCTACGATAAGATTTGGTTCTGATGTTAATAAACTCGAAACAAAAACACTAACAAAACATCAGGAAATTCGCATTCCTGAAACTTACTGGCACCAATTGATTAATACTACTGAAAATGATCTGCGAATAGTGGAAATTCAATATGGTGAAAGTTGCATCGAAGAAGATATTGAAAGAAAAGCAAATGCCATTTTCGTATAAATACAAGATCAAATTTGTATGTGAATCAGGGTACAGATTTTTATGCTTATCTAGAACTGTTTTCTAATGATATAGAATTTGATGTTTCTGATATTACATTCTTTGGTAGTGTTAGAAGAGTATATTCATCTGCACTTGCATTTAATATTAGTGTTACTATAGTCCCAAATGGTCCAACAAACGATGTCGTTTTCGGTCAATTCCCAAGACAACAGCCCACTGAGTATTTTCTTCAAACCAGATGGTGCCAAGATGTACACTGTCAACACCATGGAATATTGCAACTCCATCGAATATCTGTGTGTCCAAGAAATATGATATAAATACATCGTAATAGAATTTTTGAAAACCAACTAGTGATTATAGGATGCACATGAAAGAATTGAAAAAAAGCGATGCAGAGATAGAAAATCAATACCGATTCGGAAACGACGAATCTTTTGCGAAATATGCGATCAGTCTCGGTGGCAAAATTAAACCGCTTGTCATTCCATCTGAAAATACCAGTGGAACAGGGTTGATGAATCCCACCATATATAAGCTACCAAACGGCAAATTAGCAGTGAACATCAGACATGTAAATTACACTTTTTATCACTCCGAAAAAAAGTTGTTGCAACACCAATGGGGTCCGCTTACATATCTACATCCAGAAAATGACCAATATCTCAGAACAAGAAACTTCTTTTGCGAATTAGACCAATCGCTTGATATCACATCATTTAACGAAATAGACGCCACCAAATTTGACACATACGAGCCTATGTGGGATTTTGTCGGTCTCGAAGATGTGAGATTGGTTGTTTGGGATGGGAAAATGTATGCAACTGGCGTACGACGAGACACCACTACAAACGGTCAAGGAAGAATGGAATTGTCTGAACTTGATTATTCAGACGGTAAAGTTACAGAAGTATCAAGAGTTAGAATTGCGCCACCTAATGATCAAAATTCGTATTGTGAAAAAAATTGGATGCCTGTTACTGACATGGATTACACATATGTAAAATGGTCCAACCCAACTGAATTGGTTAGTGTTGACCCAAACACTGGAGAATCCAAAACTGTAAAAATATCCAACTATGTAGACGCACCAAATGATTTTAGAGGTGGTACGCAAGTGATTCCATTTGGTGATGAAGGTCACAGAATTGCTTTGATACATGAAGTTGATCTGTTCCAGAGCGAACACAACAGAAAAGATGCAGTGTATAGGCACCGCTTTGTAATTTGGGACAGTGACTGGAACATTGTAAAATATACAACAGATTTCTCAATGATGAATGGCCATGTCGAATTTGCAGTAGGTATGTGTTTTAATAAAAACGATGAAATCTTAATTACATTTGGTTTCCAAGACAATGCAGCATACATTTTACAAACTACACTAAAAGACTTGGTCAATTTCGTCAACACAAATTGCGCGTTTCACATATGAATCTTCAAACAGAATACAGGATAATTATATTATGATAGATACTCTACTGAATCAATTTGTATGTTCGCCAAATGACCCTGAAACAAATTTTGCACTTGCAAGATATTATCATGATATTGGACAAACTGCTTCTGCGGTATCTTATTATATCAGGACGGCGGAAAGAACAGAAGACTTGTTGTTAAGATATGAATGTCTCTTACATGGCGCAAATTGCTTTGAAATGCAAGGGACACGTAGATTTACAGTCAAAGGAATGTTACAGCAAGCAATATCAATTTTACCGAAAAGACCAGAAGCCTACTTTCTTTTAAGTAAAATGCAAGAACACAATGAGGCCAATCAAGGAAGATATCTCGATTCGTACACATTATGTTCTATTGCCATCACAGTGTGCGAATTTGATGGAGATGGTCTCAGACATTCTGTAAATTTTCACGGCAAGTACCAACTACTATTTCAAAAAGGCATCATGGGTTGGTGGAACGGACTCAATGAAGAAACAAAAACCATATTCTTAGACCTTCATATGAACTATGATATGGCGGAAGAATATAAAACTTCTGTAAGAAACAATCTGATCAACATGGGCGCATTTAGCACCAAGACACTGATTAATTACGAACATGGCAAATTGCCTAATCTCCAGATTAGGTTCGATGGCGCGGGGAATGTGGAAAGAAACTACTCTGAGGCATATCAAGACATGTTTGTATTAACAGCAACCAACGGCAAGAGAAACGGAACGTACGTGGAAATTGGTTCGGGACACCCATCATACGGCAATAACACATATCTGTTGGAAAAAGACTTTGGATGGAATGGAATTTCGTTAGATGTAGATGAAAATTCCATCACACAGCATAGCAGCGAGCGAAAGCACACTGCCATATTAAAAGATGCGACTACAATAAATTACGACAAATATTTTACAGGGATGAGTTTGCCTTCTAATATAGATTATCTACAGATTGATGTCGATCCTTCAGATGTGTCTCTGAAGGTTCTTTATTCTATGCCGTTTGATACTTTCAAGTTTTCAGTTGTAACATTTGAACATGACCACTATGCACAACCACACACAAAAGTAAGAGAAAAGGCAAGAGCATTTTTGAAGTCTTACGGATATGTATTAGTAGTATCTAATATATCACCAGACGATTCTAGACCATATGAAGATTGGTTTGTTCATCCAGATCTTGTAGATGCTGATACAATTAAAAAACTTACAGTAGAAGGTGATGCCACGAAGAAAGCCGAAAAATATATGTTTGGTATGTATAGTGGATAAAATACCTGTTATCGGCACAGCGGTTGTAAATAGTAGCTATTGGGTCAATAGATTATTATTAAGTGTTGACTATCCTATAAAGGACTTTGTTATAATTAATAACAATGGTAGAGGCCAATTAGACGAAGAACTAAACATGATTGTCAAAATGAAGCATCGTTATATTGACAACATAAAAGTTGTACACATGCCTTCTAATATTGGATGTGGAGGTGCTTGGAATCTTATTATAAAATGTTACATGAACGCACCGTATTGGATTATTGCAAACGATGATGTGGCGTTTAATTCTGGATTACTAAACGAGATTCATGGTATTATGTCGAGTGATACAGATGTAGGTACGGTACATCCTAATTCAGGTGATTTCGGTCTCGGGGCTTGGGATTTGTTTGCTATGCACGAAAGAACAGTAAAACAGCTTGGACTATTTGATGAGAACACTTATCCTGCATATTGCGAGGACGCAGACTATATAATGAAAATGAAGAACAAAGGTGTTAAATCTATAGTTGGATTAAAACACTCTTATTTGCATGGTACTGGCGAAGCGAAAGACTATTACGAGCACGGAAGACAGACTGAAAAATCAGACCCAAATCTGAAAGTTATTCTTGATAAATCTAACCTTATGAATATTGATTACTTGACAAGAAAGTGGGGTATAGGTTGGAGAAATGTACAACCGAACGGATCGCCCTTTGAAGGTGAAAAAGTTGATATTAGCTATTCATTATATGATTTAGATTTTGTCAGGAGCAAACATACAGGTTTTTAATTTAGTCATAAATAGAGAGTAGTTCAACATGGAAGTAACTACTAAGCGAAACTGTCTGAAGATATAGATTGACAATTGGTATATTTAATTGTATAGTTATAATATGAAAATAGCAATCGTTGACACACTAGGCTTAGCCTATGACGGAGATACACTAACTGTCCGAGGGTTAGGTGGGAGCGAATCTGCAGTAATCCTTATAAGCAAAGAGTTATCTAACTTAGGGTTTGATGTAACAGTTTATAATAACTGTCTTGACAGTCGGGCATCACCTGGTAATTATAACGGAGTGACATACATTGACCACTCTCAGCACTGCCCAACTGTAGAGTATGATATTTTTATAAGTTCGCGCACTACTTTACCATTTCGTACAAGCAACAAATATGAAAAAATAGCAATGCTTGCTAAAAAACGCATATTGTGGATGCACGACACATTTTGCGAAGGTGACAGTGATCTCGAAGCAATGCTAGTACACGGATACATTGACGAAGTATTTACATTATCTGATTTTCACAGCTGGTATGTAACCAGCTGTGACCACGGAAACAAAAGAAATTTTGAAATGCTCAAGCATAAATTCTTTCAAACTAGAAACGGCGCAGTAAAGCATATACCTTTCGTTAACATAAACGCAAAAGATCCTATGCACTTTGTTTATAATGCGAGTGCAACCAAGGGATTAATTCCTCTTGTAAATAATATTTGGCCAAACATTAAAATTGCGTTACCATCTGCACACTTAACATGCATTGGGGGATTTTACAGACATCGAGATAATGCCCAGCCCGACGCGCAAGAATTAATGGTCAATAAGCTAATAGAATTAGCACCCAACGGCGTAACTTTTACTGGGGTAATACCCCAGTTTGAGATTGCAGAAATTTTAGCAAACGCATCAATGATGCTGTACCCAACGGCGTTCCCTGAAACATTTGGCATTTCTTCTTTGGAAAGTTTATTATATAATACTCCTATAATAACAAACACATTTGGGGCACTAGAAGAAACTGCAATTGACACAGCATGCTATAAAATACCATACTCGTCGACTAATAATGCACTTTTTAACAACATTAATGAAACCGAGCAAGCGATGAAATTTGTTAAAACCGTTGTAGACGCAGTTAGGAACCCTTACTTATTACAACAAAAACAAAACTATTGCAATGTAGTAGACGACGTGTACAGCTGGCGCACGGTTGCTATACAGTGGAAACAACATTTTTACAACATTCTTGGAGAATTTCTTGATGTAGAAACTTATCATCAAGCCGACGAAATTAATCAATCTGTGACACGAATATACGGCCGTCGATTTAACAATAAGGAAGATAGAAAAAAGTATATATCATACAATCATCAACGTAATGTTGTAGTCGTAAGTCCTGTTAGGAATGCACAAGACTATATCAGAAATCACTGCTTGTCAGTGTGGACACAGGACTATACCAACTGGCAACACTATATAACAGATGACAATAGCAACGATGATACTACAAAAATTATTCAAGAAGAATTAGCAAAGCAACCACAAGAAATTCAAGATCGTGTCACGGTAACGCTAAACGATCATCGCAAAGGCGCAGCAAATAATCAAGTAGATGTGTTTAATATTGCAGCAGACGACGATATTATTATGTTGCTCGACGGAGATGATTGGCTAGTTAACAATCCGACTATCTTTCATATGTACAACAATCTCTACAGCAAAGGTCACGATTTTACGTACGGGTCGATGCAAAGTTTAGCAGACGACATTCCTTTAATTGCACAGGATTATCCACCGGATGTAATACAAGATAAAACATATAGATCTTGTAAATTTAATTGGGGAATACCCTACACTCATCTAAGAACAGTTAGCGGAAAACTAGCTCGCAAGTTTGATACCAGTGTAGTAAAAGACTCCAGTGGAGAGTTCATGAAGTCGGGCGCCGATAATCCTATGTTCTACAAAATGATCGAAGATAGTACAAATCCAAAAGCTATAAAAGAAATAATAGTTAACTACAATGACATTAATCCTCTCAACGACTACAAGGTAAATGCAGTAGAACAAACACTAAATTCAGAAAGATCGTATATGACTAATAAAAAAATACTAATTGGAATTCCGACTAACAAATATATAGAACCGGAAACGATGAAGTCAGTATATGACTTAATAGTGCCCGACGGTTATGAAACAGAATTTCAATTTTTTTACGGATATCAAATAGATCAAATAAGAAACCTTATTGGTAAATGGGCTAAAAACTATGATTATTTGTTTTCTGTAGATAGCGATATTGTATTACAGCCTGATACATTAGTTAAAATGTTAAAAGCTGACAAAGATGTTATTAGCGGGTTGTATATTCAGCGAATTCCTGACACTCATACACTTGAGGTGTACATGGATTCTGGAAACGGCGGCTGCACAAATATTCCAATTACTGCTATACAAGGAAAAGGAATAGTAGAGATTGCAGGGTGTGGCATGGGATGTGTTCTTATTAATAGTAATGTGTTTAGACAACTTGAATATCCACATTTTTATTATCAATCAGCATTGGATCACAAAGACACAATATCCGAAGACATTTACTTCTGCAAAAAAGCTCGCGCGCACGGATTTACTATATGGGCAGATGAATCTATTCGCTGCGATCATATCGGAAATACTAAATTTGTTGTAACTTCTGATAAAGAAGAAATACCACATTTGCAGAGCGTAGCAGATCGAGATCTTTTACCAGCACTTCATGTAGAGTATCTAAAAAAAATAAACAGCAATCCTAAGGTAATTTACGACATCGGAGCATGTGTGTTACATTGGACTCGTCATGCTAGTAGTATCTGGCCAGAAGCAGAATTTTGCTTAGTTGATGCTACTATGTCAGTTCAGCCGTTTCTTGAAACTTCGGGACACAAATGGAAAATAGCAGTGTTATCAGACTCTGATAACAAAGAGGTTGAGTTTTATGAAAATAGTAATGATCCAGGTGGAAATTCTTACTATTTAGAAAACACCGAAGCATATAACAATAGTCATAAAACCAACAGGACAGGATATACACTAGATTATATTGCTAAACAGAATAATTGGCCGTTACCAGATATGATTAAGTTAGATGTTCAAGGAGCCGAATTGGATGTACTCAGAGGTAGTACTTGTGTGTTGGCTAATGTTACTGACATTATCCTTGAAGCGCAGCACGTAGATTATAACAAAGGGGCGCCGAAATCACCTGAAGTAATTGAATACCTGCAATCAATTGGATTTGAATTAGTTTCTAATTTTATTAATACCGATGTCGATGGAGATTATCATTTTAAAAAGTCTATTTAAAATATAACTATTTTTAAGAAATTAAGTCAATTAACTTAAACACAGTTTCGAGTTTCTGTTTGTTAGTCTTGCTTCTTAGTGTGTTAGCAAGTCCTTGGTGAAGCGGCTTTGGCCACTTTCCAAAAGTAACCCATGCATACCCGTCATGTTCGTCATTTAGTACAGGAATGAACTCGTGGTTTGTTACACACAAGTATGTATGAAAGCTAAAATGTTCGTCGTTGCTAACAAATGTTTCTAAGGGAATAGTTTTCTTAATGTCTGGAATAGTTCCAATTTCTTCTTGAATTTCTCTTCGCAGACCTTCCCACGGAGTTTCTTTTTCCTCGTTGGTGCCACCAACTAGCCCCCAAACATTATTTTGTTTACTTTGAGTTCTGTGGAGTAATAAAAATCTATTGGTGTCTAATGTGTAGAACAGGGCACCAGAGCATACAATCTTTTTCATACTAATAGTTAGCCATCTAAGTACAGCATCCAGGTTCCTCCTGAATATTCGCCTTCAAAGGATTTAATCCATCCCTTGGGTGTCCACTTGTACTGTACGCCAGTATTGAGGTTGCTGGTGTATATTGTATCAGTTGCAGTACTTGCATCAAAAATAACGGACCACTGTGTTCCACTCCATTCGATAATATCACCTTCGTCTGCTACAAAGTCTGTGTTGTCGGCGTTCTTCCATGCGTCGGCACCATCTGTGTTTATAGTGTTGCCGATGTTGTCGAGTATTAGTAATCTCAATCCTGGAACCAGTCTGTCAACAGGACTCCATCTCAACGGGTCAATAATAAAATCAACTGTTGTCCAACTTGATGGATTTCTTGCTGGGCCTTCTAGCACAGTATTTGACGGGATAGTGTCGGTATCCCACGAAATGTTTAATATTGTTTCGTCATTGCTGTCAATGGTAACATAGCCGATTATATACAGTCCTTGCTCGGCCTTTTTAATTCTAATTTGGCTGATAGTTGCCTGATATGTTCCAGGCTGCACATCCATCAACGACTTCCATGACACTGTTCCTATGACAGTTCCTTTGACAAGCTTGGCAGTGTTGTTTATTACATATATTCCATAGTCTTTATATGTTGTACTTAACACAAGTGACGCGCCAGGTCCGGCGGCAAGGCTACGCCGGGTTTTGATATCAACTAGTCCGCTGCCAACATTAGGAAATTCTTCCTTGTCAACAGTAGGCGTATTGTTTCCGGTACTGTCTGATACACTTGATTTTTCCGTCAAACCCGGCGAACTAAACCTAGGTGTGTCAAGGTCAAGGTCAAGGTCAGGGGCGAGGTCAAGGTCAAGGTTGATGTTGTTGCTTTCTGTCAAAATGCTTGTAATAATGTTGGTAACAACACCAAGTCTTTTGACTTTGGCTGGCGCCGAAATATATATAGGTGTACTAAAGTTTAATGTAGCAATGTCAATTTCGCTGTCGGTTCCTACTGGAATAGTTCTGTTGCTAAACTCGACCTTGTCTAAATTAACAACGCTCAAACTTGTCCAATCTAAATAGTTGTCAGAAGTTTGTATTTCTAAACTTGGATTAAACAGCATTAGTATCTGTTCTAAAATTTGCAGTTTTTGATCAGTGTTGCTTGACCAAATGTCCACGTTTAGCGTCATTGTGTACGGTGTTGGCATAAGCCGTTCAATTGTGTAGTTTTTGCCTTGTGTGTTTAGGTATTCATTCCCGTCAACGTCAAATGCCTGTTCTCGAATGTTTACTTTACTTACGAAACTAGAATCACTGGTTCTAGTACGGTCGATGTCCAGCCCTGTAATGTACACGCTCATACGCGGAACACTGATTAGTTTATTTTCACTGTTTTCTTTTATGATCGATGCAACCTGACGAGTCATATCGCCGTACATAACAGGAATCTGTTTTATGTCGCCACTGCCATTTTTCCAATGGAAATTGCTCATCAAGCGTATTACCTGAGTAATATATCTTTTTACTTGGCCGTCGTAAAAATGTTGTATGTTATTTCTCCTGTATGACTAAATGAAAGTGCATTAGTCGTCTGCTTTTGGTCTAAGCGCATTTGAAAGGCTTTGCCGTTCTTCAACACTTTCTCCGCCAATGCTGTTAATAGTTGTATTGTTGACAAACGAAGACTTCTGAGTTTGTCTATCGTTGGTATTTGTCAAAGTGTGTCTTACATTGTCTTCTATCTTTGACCATGCTGTGCCGTTGAATCTATATAATCTGTTTGGCATAAAATCGGTGCGTAAAATATAATCACCTTCTGTGCCATTTGTAGGGAATTCTCCGCCTACACCAAAGTATTCTCCGTTTGGCGGCAACCCGTCTCCTAGTAGATATCCGCAGTATCCTGATCTTTCTGGAGACATGCTTATTCTATCTGCTAGTATATTAGAGCTAACATTGATGTCAGACGAGTCAACAGTAACTAGTTCGGGCTTGCCGTCCGCATCAACTTGTAAAGTATAAAAGTGGCTGGTGTCGTATCCACTTAGCTTTGCATCGGTTTCGGCCTGACCGATGATTGCATTATTGATTTGCATATCGGTTTCGTATGTGCTTAATACGTCGCCGAGGGTTTCGGTAGTACCTTCGCCGGTTGGCATGTTAAGAATATCTTCGTATTCCTGACTGGCTGTAATTTGCTTTAGTTTGAGTCTATAAAGATGTGGATACCAAGTTTGGCTGTATCCTTCGCTTGCTCTTGTAACTTCCTCAACGACATAGAATCTCTTTAATGCCACCGAAAAGTCGTTTAGCGCATACTCATCTTCGAGGTGAGGAAGTTCTACAACATCGCCTGCAATAATTTTTCGTCCAATTGTTTTTACAGAACCGTTAATGTGAACAGTTAGATAAAGAATATCATTTGACAAAAACAAACCAAATTGACTTAAATTAAAATCATTGTCTGACACATTGTATACAGCCCTTATTTTGTAAACATCAGTATCATACTTTCGATCTCTGTTTTCCAAGAAAACAAAATCTTGAATATTAAACGGACTGTTGGTGCTGTACTGCGGTGTTCCGGGCGTAGCACTTGCATCTGTAGGATTCTTTGGTCCTAGATATTTGTAGATGTGCAAGTCAGTGCCGCCGATTGCAAATTGCTCATAGATAATCCTATCTAGAAATTCGTAGTCTTTGGTTTTTTCGGGTCTAAATAAACTGAGTCTTGGCATACAGATATTTATCGTATAAATACTATAGGAGACAAAAATGGCCGATAATGATTTAACAACACAAAAACAAGAAATATTTGATTACGTTTATGACATGCTCGGCGGAGGCATGGTTGACGTTGAACTAGAACCGAGAAATTATAACAGCGCATTAACTAGGGCACTGGCACGATACAGACAAAAGTCCGATCACAGTGTCGAAGAAAGTTATGTTTCTTTGCAATTTGTTGAAGACCAAAACGAATATATTATGCCACGTGAAATAATGGAAGTTAGACAGATATTTAGAAGAAGTGTGGGCGCACGTAGCGGCGGCGGCGATGGAACCGGCGTGTTTGATCCGTTTAATTTGGCGTACACCAACACCTACTTGATGGCAGGATCGGGAATGGGCGGACTTGCGACTTATGAATTGTTTTCACAGAAGCAGGAATTGCTTGCACGCATGTTTGGCGGCAACATAGAATTTAAATGGAACAATACAACAAAGAAACTAACCATTCTTACCCGGCCCAGGGGAGATGAAACGGTTCTGATATATGTTTACAATCATCGCCCTGACAGTCAGCTGTTGCTAGACTACTTGGCTAATCAGTGGATTAAGGATTATACACTAGCCACTTGCAAGTACATGCTAGGTGAAGCGCGCGAAAAATTTGCTACTATTGCTGGTCCGCAAGGCGGAACAAGTCTCAATGGAGGAAGCTTGAAGGCCGAAGCCCAAGCAGAAATGGAAAAACTAGACGCCGAGGCAAGCCTGGCAGTGTCGGGCGGTAAGGGATATTCCTTTGTAATCGGTTAAATAACATTTTTGGTTGACATTATCTTGATAATACTTTATTATATAAAGAAAGGATCAAAATGACGCTACCTAAGTTATTAGTTATAGGCCACGGAAGACATGGCAAAGACACAGTTTGTGAAATATTAGAACAACAGTACGGGTTTAGTTTTCAGAGTAGTTCAAGATTCTGTTCAAAACTTTTTATATACAACGACCTAAAGGACAAGTACGGATATGCTGATGAGGAAGAGTGTTACAATAACCGCCATGCTCACAGAGCAGAATGGTATAATTTTATCTGCAATTATAATGTTCCTGATGCAGCGCGCCTAGGCCGAGATATATTCAAACAACACGATATATATTGTGGACTGCGCAACAAGAAAGAATTCTTTGCAATGCAGAACACAGGAGTGTTCGATTGTGCTATCTGGGTAGATCGGTCTGACCACCTCCTTTTGGAAAATAGGTCAAGTATGACATTGGAACAGTGGATGGCCGACTTCACTATTGATAACAATGGCACACTCGAGGAACTGGAATTTAACGTTGCTCAACTAATGAAACATCTAATTAACTGCTAGTTTAATTGGGTTAAAACCGTTTTTTATCTACAGATCTGCTAAATAATATTAACAACAGATCCATAGGAGAAAAATACAATGGCATTAGTATCACCGGGCGTTCAAGTTTCAGTTATCGACGAGAGTTTTTATACTCCATCAGAACCGGGTACAACCCCAATAATTTTTATAGCAACAACTGAAAACAAACCAAATCCAGGAAAAACTGGAATTGCACCGGGAACATTAGCATCAAACGCCGAAAAAGTTTATCTGGTAAGTTCGCAAAGAGAACTTTCGGAAACATTCGGAGACGCAAAATTTTATACAGATTTAAACAATAACCCAATACACGGCGGCGAGCAAAACGAATACGGTCTACAAGCTGCTTATTCATTCCTAGGTGTTTCAAATAGAGCATACGTGGTAAGAGCAGATATTGATCTTGCAGCACTGGACGCAAGTGCAGAAGAAACTGCTGGCAAGCCGACCAATGGCGCATATTGGTTTGCCACCAATGATACAAACTACGGAATCTTTGAATGGAATGCTGCTCCTGCAACTGCAACCAACGGACAGAGTTTTTCAAACAAAGTTCCGTTGGTGATCACAGACACTACCAAAGTTGTTAACTTTGCTGGCCAGGACTTTGCTCCAAAAGGCAGTGTCGGTGCAATTGGCGATTATATTATTGTAGCAGTTACAACAGTCAACAAGCTATGGTACAAAGCAGCAAGCGGTATATGGCACGAAGTTGGATCATCTAGCTGGGTTGGCAGCATTCCGGCAGTTACTAGTACTGCCAATGTTACTAGTGTCGTTGACAGCACAACTTTTACTATCAATGGCACCGACGTTCCGGTAAACGGAACAGTAGTTGCTGACTTTGTTAATGATGTCAGTGCCCTTGCAAATATATCAGCCACGCTTGTAAACGGTAGAATTACAATCTCAGTTGCCGGTGCCCCTGGCGCCGATCTTACAATTGCCGGAGATACCGCATTGTTAACTGCAATCGGAATACCAGCAGGTACATACAAATTACCAAGATTAACAATTGCACCTCATACACAGGTTCCTCAGTACAAAACAGGCAGCAGCGACGTTGCCCCAAGTGGCAGCTTATGGATAAAAACAACATCGCCTAACCTTGGTGCAAACTGGAACGTTAAAGTTTACAATTCATCAACTGATGCATGGGCACAGGTGCCTGCACCAATTTACGCAACAAATCATGCAGCATTATTTGCACTTGACCAAACTGGAGGCGGCACAAATATTTCTGAGGGTAGTTTGTATATTCAAAGCAATGTTGCAGAAGATACTAGTCCTATTGGATCATTTAAAATTTATCGCAGAAACGGCACAGGACCGGTGTCGATTGTCAGCGCCAAGGTAACAACGCAGGTTACTACAGCAACATATACATTTGAAATACAAGAAAGTGTAATTGGATCAGCAAGTTTGTCCGGTATAACATCTGTGGAATTTGATGCCACAGGCGCCGTCACCGACGCAGAAGCAATTGCAAGCGCAATAAACACAGCAGGATTAACCCACGTTATTGCAAGTGTTGATAGTCAAAACCGTGTGGTAATCAGTCACAACACCGGCGGCGAAATCCGTATAGTTGACACCGACGGTGGAATATCTAAAATATTTACAGTGTTTGCCGCTGGTGCACCAGCATCAACTACCAACTTGTATCATGTTCCAGGAACCGACGGTTCTGGCATAGCCGAGTACATGGTATCATATTGGAAGGTTTTGAACAGCACTGCAAGTATAGGAGAACCGACTACAACTCCCGCAGACGGCGCACTCTGGTATAGTAGTATCATTGACGAAGTTGATATAATGTATCACGACGGAAATAAATGGGTTGGTTATGCAGACGTAAATGCAGTCCCAGGAGCAAACCCATCTGGGCCAATGGTTGCAGCATCTGCTCCGACGTTACAAGCAGACAACTCTGCATTAGTCGAAGGAGATATTTGGATCTCTACTGCTGACATCGAAAACTTTCCAACAATTTATAAACGTACTGCTGGCAAGTGGGAACTGGTTGACAAAACTGATCAAACCAGTGAAACTGGCATATTATTTGCAGACGCACGTTATAATACAGGCGGCGCAAACAGTGATGTTGCAGGGGATATTGGTGAAATGATGTCAAGTGATTATCTAGATCCAGATGCACCGGATCCTGCACTTTACCCACGAGGCATGTTGCTGTGGAACCTGCGTAGAAGCGGATTTAATGTAAAGCGTTTTGAAAGAGACTATATTGATATTAATGACTTGAACACTAGGTTCAACGACGAATCAATGAATGGCTACGCTCCTAACCGATGGGTTACCGAAAGTGCTAACAATGCAGATGGATCGGGAAGTTTTGGACGTATTGCACAGCGCAAGGTAATTGTACAAAAACTACAATCTGTGGTCAATAGCAGTGACGATGCACGTGATGATGAATCGCGTATCTTTAACTTGATTTCAACACCAGGATATCCAGAATTAATTGGCGAAATGGTCAACTTAAACTTTGATAGAGGATTAACATCTTTTGTCATTGGTGACAGTCCATTAAGACTAAAACCAAATACAACAGAGCTCAACAACTGGGCAACAAACGTTAACCTAGCAGTTGAAGACAATGACAATGGCTTGGTAAGCAGAGACGAATACCTGGGTGTTTATTACCCTGCAGGATTCACAAGCGACAACGCAGGCAACAACATTGTTGTCCCAGCAAGTCACATGGCACTAAGAACAATTGCACTCAGCGATCAAGTTTCGTATCCGTGGTTTGCACCAGCAGGAACACGCCGTGGTGGTGTAACCAACGCAACAGCAGCAGGTTATATCAGCAGCGAAGGTGAATTTGTAAGCATTGCACTAAACGAAGGACAACGAAGCACATTGCAACTAAACAATGTTAATCCAATTACTTTCTTAAATGGAGCAGGACTTGTTATATTTGGTCAGAAGACTCGTGCAAGAAATGCAAGTTCGTTGGATAGAGTCAATGTTGCCAGACTGGTAATATACTTACGTAGCCAGTTGAAGATGGTTGCAAAGCCATACATCTACGAACCAAACGACAAAATCACACGTGACGAACTCAAGCAGCAAGTCGAAAGCTTGATGATTGAATTAGTTAGTTTACGAGCATTATATGACTTCCTTGTAGTATGTGACGAATCAAACAACACACCTTCAAGGATTGATAGGAATGAACTTTATGTTGATATTGCAATCGAACCAGTTAAGGCAGTTGAATTTATTTATATTCCGTTGCGCTTGAAGAACACAGGCGAAATTTCAGGTCTATAAAATAGTACAAAGACAAAGGCGGCTCTATGCCGCCTTTGTCTTTGACCAAATCCATTTACTACTACCACAATCGTATATTCTTAGGTAGCCTTGCGATTCTCTTAATTCTCTTTCAGATAATATAGAACCTGTTGGCTTACGTAACGAATATCTATGATACCTTTGATTTTCATTGTTACAAAAATACCAATAATTAGGAACTGATGTCGAAGCATACTTAAATCCAATTTTACTATACACACTACTAGATGTTTCCCACCTCCTATCACTAAAACTAATTACAGTTTCGGGATCATAATTGTTAATAAACCATTTAAACAATCTTCCAGCTGCGCCTGTAACTTGCGTGTTAATTAAAGAACAAAATCTATTTAACTCCCATCCTTTAATACCCTTCGAAATGTCTCCATTTAAAAAGGTCATTACACTAACAAGTTGACTGTTATAGTACAATCCAACTCTAACATTTGATCTTCCTACTCCTTGAATATGATTTTGTTTTATAAACGTGTTAGCTGTAGATGCATCAATTTCTTTGATTATGCATTTTCTCGCATAAATTTTATTTTCAATTTTACCTAGCCTCATTAACAATCTTGATTTAACAATATCTATATTGTTGACCCATTCATCTTCAAATATATGAATTAAATCAACTCCTTTGTCCTCGGCTTGTAGTTTTTTATTTAAATGATACTTGTTGTCTTTGTATACTTCACTATGCCAGTATAGACCATTGTATTCTATTGCTAAACTATGATTAGGAATAAATATATCTAATTCTTTCGGAGATATGATCGAACGATTGTTGGTTTCAATTTGTACATATTTTGATAAAAACTCAGCTAATTCTTTTTCCTGATTACTGGTTCCGGTCTGTAACGGATAACAAACATTGCACATTTCTTGAGTAATCTTACTTGTAGTAGCGTATTGTCGAGATCGTGTAAATTTGTTATTACACAAATTACACTTAATATGTAATAAGTTGTCTATAACTGAAATTAACGTATACCCGTTGTCAGCAAGCCTGGCAGATGCATCTTTGATACTGTTGTTTTTTTTTAATAATGCTGTTTTTTTGGAACTATTGGAAATCTTTTCTTTTGATTCACTTGAATGAGTTTTTCCTTTAAAGAATGCAATGTTGTATCCATTTTTAATTTTAGTTTCGATTGACTTTAATGCTTGTTCTTTGGATATAACTTGCGTTGCTCTCTTTTCTTTAATTTTATTTTTAGTTTCCATAGATCGTGAAGTTCCTTTAACAGGATGACTGTCAGTTTCTCGCCAATAAATATTACGCTCAACTGCTTTTGCAGAAAGTATTTCTTTTTGTTTCTGGCTCATTGACTTGTTCTTGTTATGTGGAATATTTCCTTTGTTAGATTGAGAGATCTTATCTTTGGATTCTGATGACATTTTATTGTTAAAGTTAGGATTTCTTTTTCCAGAATTTTGAAGTTTTTTTAGCTCTTTATATTCTGGAGATGCTACTTCTCCATATTTCTTTTTATAATCAATTGTCGATATTCCGTGAGATTTTAAATGCTTCCATGTTATTATACTTGAAAACTCTTGCAAGCAAATTTTACACCTAATCATATGTTGATATCCTTATTCAGTCAACTAACATATTTATGTAACTTTTTATGAAAATTTTTAAATATGATTAACAATTAATATGCAAAATGAAATATAACCCTCTAAATGATAAATACTTGTAATAAGGAGTTAATAATAAATGGCAATATCATCATTAACAAAACTATCAGTGCCTCTGGCAACAAACGACAGTGCAAGCGCACAGGGCTTGCTTATGCCCAAGCTGCAATATCGTTTCCGTGTAACACTCGAAGGTTTTGGAACCAGTACACCTAGCACAGAGTTAACCAAACAGGTTATTGATGTAACTAGGCCAAACCTTACTTTTGAAAACATGGTACTTGATGTTTATAACTCAAAGGTAAACTTGGCAGGCAAGCATACTTGGAACCCAATCACGCTTAACTTGCGCGAAGACGTGAACAACAACGTTCAAAAACTAGTTGGCGAACAACTACAACAACAGTTTGATTTTATGGAACAGGCTAGTGCGGTATCTGGACAAGATTATAAGTTCTTAACTAGAATTGAAATCCTAGACGGCGGCAACGGCGCGTTTGTCCCAGTTGTACTTGAAACATGGGAAGTATACGGTTGCTACGTCAGCGAAGCAAACTACAACACACTTGCTTATTCAAACAGCGAACCTGTAACAGTTTCTCTAACAATGCAGTACGACAACGCAATTCAAGTCGACGGCAGCGGCGGAGCAGCAGGAGTCGGCACATTAGTAGGTAGACCTGGCGGATCTCTTTCAACTGGTACTTAATCTAACCAACACATAATTGCTTAGAAAAGGAGAACAACTTGTTCTCCTTTTCTATTATGTACGCATAGAATTATATAAGATAAATATTAGTATGAATAACTTTGACAATCTTACGGTAAAAGACTACGCACATGCTTCAAAATTATATGTCTCTGGTGACATGCGTCTTGCTCCGAAGTTTAAACATTTATACCATGTTGTATTCAATGTTAATTCACAAGCAAAATTACAATCACCATTGTTATCCGGAGTTGACGCGTCAGAAGTAAACATATTAGCAAAGAGTGTTGAGTTGCCGAGATACAATTTGCAGACAGCTTCGCTTAATCAATACAACAGAAAAAAGATTGTGCAAACTGGCATCCAGTATGTGCCAATTAATTTAGAATTTCACGACGACAATGCTGGACTAACCAGTCTGTTTTGGGAAGCGTATTTTAGGTATTATTATACCGATAGCAGCTATACTTCTCGTGATGCATCGGGTGCTCCTAATTCAACAACAGAAGCTTATCAAAAAGTTGCAAATGGGCTCAATAGAGGTTATGGCAACAGCGAAACACAGAACTTTAGATACGGACTGGATCGTCCAAACAAGTCACAGAACTTTCTTAACAGTATTCAAGTGTATCAATTACATCCGCAAAACGGAAGATCTACATTTACCAGCTTTACATTGGTTAATCCGTATATTGAATCGCTGGTGCATGATACAATGCGGCAAGAAGGTTCCGAATTTTCAGTCAACAGAATGTCAATTAACTACGAATCTGTGCAGTACGGAAGAGGACAAACAAGTGTTGATTCTGCGCCGCAAGGATTCGGTACACCACAACATTACGATACATATCCGTCACCGTTGCATACAACACCTGGCCCAGAATCATCAATACTTGGCGCTGCCAATAGCGTAACGGAATTAAACCGCCGCGGCAGAAACAGCACAGCGTCTGAAATTCAACGTAGATTCTATCTAGGCATCAAGGACCAGCCACTGCCCGGCGCCCCACCCACTTCGACACCTGCAAGACAATTTGGCGCGTATTCGTTTGCCAATATACCACTAGTAGGTAGTGAGACTATAGCAGAAGCAAAGAGATTTTAATGTCAACAATTGGAAATTCACAACAACCTGCAGACAGTGCAGACAAGACGCGCTTACTGTTTGACAGATATTTTACACAACAATTATCGTATCCGAGCAACCAAGTTAACGCAGTAGTAGGGTTTTTTGAAAAAAGAGGATTTGACGAACTTGCATCAACTAGTGTCACAGGTGTACTATTACAACAAGCAAAGATTGATGGAACAAACGTGTTCGAGCTACTGGACAGCTTAAAAGGGTTTGACAAGGTAAAATTGAGCAACTTGGTAACGGCTGTGTTAAATGCTAATCGTAGTAAAGTTAGCAAACTTGGATACCGAGAGTCTCCTAACCTAGACAATCTCGAAGCAAGAAACATTGTTGTCTAATGGCAAAATATGCACAAGGCAAATACACTATTAAAAATCCTGATAAATACGTAGGTAAAAATTCTCCTACGTTTCGAAGTGGATGGGAATTTGCCTTTATGAAGTTTTGCGATGAGAATCCACATGTGACTAGCTGGGCAAGTGAAGCTATACGTATTCCTTATAAAAATCCGTTCACAGGAAAAAACACAATATATGTACCTGATTTTTTCATAGCATATACTGATGCAAAAGGGAAGCAACATGCAGAGCTAATTGAAGTAAAGCCTGCAAATCAACAAATTAAAGAAAAAGCAAAAAGTCAAGTGCAGCAAGCACATTGGGTGTTGAATCAGGCCAAGTGGGAAGCTGCAAGAGCTTGGTGCAAACAAAGCGGCTTGGTATTTAGAGTAGTAAATGAACACGACATGTTTCACAATGGAACTAGAAAATAATTGCTAAATAATAGTAGTATATTATAGGATATGGTTATGACAAAAAAATTAGAGGATTTGCTGGGATTACCGAGTTCAAAAGAAGTAATCAAAAAGGCCAAAAAGCAAGAACACGACCAAGTAACTTATAAAATAGACCAACAGGCAAAAACCTTTAGAGACATTGAAGAATTTGACAAGATCAGTCTAGCGTTGCCTGCAGTAAAAGGGCTTGGCGAACTAGCAGATACTGAATTAAATGAAGTTTCAGAAAAAGCAATGGCAGCTTATGATGATTTAATGGACTTGGGTATGAATGTCGAAGCACGTTATAGCGGCAGGATATTTGAAGTTGCAGGCAATATGCTAAAGACAAATCTTGATGCAAAAGTAGCCAAATTAGACAAAAAACTAAAAATGGTAGAATTGCAGCTTAAAAAAGAAAAGATGGACAACGACAGTAATGTCACCCCTGATGGATTTACCGAAGGCGAGGGTTATGTTGTAACAGACAGAAACAGCTTACTTGAGCGTCTCAAAGGTCTTAACAAAGATAAATAATAAGTAATAGGACCCTAAAATGAAAACTTTAAAACAACTTTTATCAGAATCAAAAAAGACGTATCCGTTTAAGATTGGTATTGCAGGAGAATTAACCAACGACTTTGAAAATACCCTCAAAGATGCTCTTGGAAAGTTCGGTCTTGAATCGTTAAGTGCCGTTAAAAAAACACCAATTCAGTCACATCCGTTAGATTTTCCAAAGCTGGAAAATATGGAAGTAGCATACTGGGATGCAATTTTAAATTACCCAACAACTGACGAAGTTCTAAGACAATATTTAGGAAACTTTTGCACTATACATGATTCTAACATCATGGTACGAAACGCACTTGGTCCAGTTAACAGACAAGAACAACCAGATGGTGACGATTCACCGTATGAAGCTCTAATAACCAAAGAGGAACTTGATTGCGATTCTGCACAAGATTCAGTCGGTGATAGCCGTGTTATGGAATTATTAAAAGAGCTGGAAAAAGCCCGTAATGAACGCAACATAGGCGACAGCGGATTTAGCATCGAAGAACCAAAAATTGAAGCTGAAAACAACAAAAGTGTGATAGGAAAATAACATGGACAACAACGAAGATATGAGAAGAATTCTAGCAGGCTTTAACAAGCTCTCAACTAGAAAAAATATAAGCGAATCTAGATCAATATACGAATGCCCGCCAGATGCCGATATGGGTGCCCCAGCAGAATCGGCCAGTGGCCAAATTAGCATCACCGGGGATGTAGGTGCAATTAGCGCTATGATATCAAAGTTAGCAAGCATTGAATCAAACGGTACTACAAGAAACTTATCAACTGTGGACAATCCGGCAATTCCTGGAGTAGACAGCAATCCGTTTGATAGAGATTCCGATGAAGGCCTTCTTGGTACTGTAGCAGGTAGCGCACTAGGTGCAGCAGGCGGCGCGGCACTAGCAGGGCCAATTGGCGGCGCCGTTGGGGGCGCAGCAGGCGGCGCAATCGGCGACAAGATAACCGACGAGTATGCCAATGAACCCGAAGAAGATTATCGTGACACTGACTACATGATCAAAGACCTTGCTGGAGGTCTTAATCGTGAAAAAGGTGCATATGCAGATGCAGAAGATGGCGACAATCCAATGGCAGTTACCGAAAAGTATACACCTGAGAAGTCCGGCGAGTTCTTTGACGACGATCTTGACTTAACAATTAGCTGGGTTTACGATGATGAATCATACGACGAAATTGAAATATCTGCCTTTGACAAAAACGACAACGAAATTGATCTAGATGACAAGCAAACACGTAATTATCAAGAAATGATCAGAGACGAGATGCAGCGCAACGCAGATGATTACGGCGATCACAAAATGCACCAACGGCAAGACGACCGCGATGCTATGGAGTCGAGGAAAATGGCTGTTGAAGATATCAAAGCTCGCCTTTACAAAGCTCTTTCAGAAGCAAAGCCAGACTTCCTTGATATGGACAAAGATGGCGACAAAAAAGAGCCGATGAAAAAAGCAATTAAAGATAAAAAAGCCGATCCGTTTGCTAAGAAAACAGATAAGGCTGCAAAGGGAAAGTAACCCATGGCACCATCTACCTTAGACGGCGTATTAATTAAGAAAGCCAACCGTCAGGAAACATTCACTGAACAACAAATTGAACAACTAGTTGGGTGCATGGATCCTGATGTTGGCTATCTTTACTTTGCTAAGATGTTTGCATATATTCAGCATCCCCTTAAGGGAAAGCTGTTGTATGATCCGTATGATTATCAGTTAGGATTGATGCACACGTATCACAACTATCGATTCAACATCAATATGATGCCTAGACAAACTGGTAAGACAACTTGTGCAAGTATCTATCTTGCGTGGTTTGCAATGTTCAAGCCGGATCAGACTATCTTGATTGCAGCACACAAATACACAGGTGCACAGGAAATTATGCAGCGTATCCGGTATGTTTACGAATTGTGTCCTGACCACATTAGAGCCGGAGTAACCAGTTACAACAAAGGCTCAATTGAATTTGAAAACGGCTCGCGTATTATCAGTCAAACAACCACACCTACTACAGGACGTGGTTTGGCTATCTCGCTACTATACTGTTTAGATGGCGATACAACTACTGTCCGAGTTCGTAATAAGCATACACTTATTGAAGAAGATATAACTCTTCGAGATTTGTATATCAGGACACACAACCCTAAAAGAATTATCGGGTGATAAGTTTGCATTTGTATAAATACTGCATGGATATAAAAATACAAGCATTTAAGAAACGAAACCAAAAGCGTAACGCGCATTTGTACGAATCGTCATTACAATCGGGCATAGATTATATATTATGTCCTGTAAGTGACGAACGTCTTAGTATGATCAAGACATCGTACATTGAGCGAGTGTTACATATGAGCGTGGCAGAGTACGATAGACTGCACCCAGGAGTTCGGGGAGTTAGCAATGCACGAAAAGCAAACATCAAAAAAGGACTTAGTACAGTTGACTCTGCTACTGGGCTAACTGCTTACGAAACATCGCAAGTTGCTGCCCAACAAACGCTATCTAAGCTAGACGCCGATGGTATTAGTGGATATAGTAAAAAAGGCCAAAAAACTAGAGCAACGCATATGAGCAATGTTGACGAGTTCGGCCGTAACGGTTATTCGCAATTAGCAACTCTTGCAATTACTAAAGGTAACGCAACAAAAGCAGCCAAGGGTCTTATATTAGATCCGGCGCAGCGTAATGAGTTTTATCGGTATAAGTCAGTTGTAACGTATGTCACTGAACAGCATAGACTAGCAATAACCTCGGGTTATAAAACTGGACTTGCCGGAGTTGAAGGTGCACATCATATAGACCATATATTTTCTATTATGCAAGGATACAAAAACCGTGTTAGTCCGTTGCTTATCGGAAGTATACATAACTTACAAATGCTTCCGTGGAAAGAAAACATATCAAAGCACAGTGCGTGCAGTATTACAATAGATTTGTTGTTAACTAACGCTAGTTATACTATTAATAAATCATTGTACGAGTTTGACGTATTTGCTAAGATGATTAATACCGACATGCAGCATGCGGCACCTGTTAGTGGAGCAAGGTTAGTAAAGGAATTCAATGAAACAAATATACGCACCTAATACAGAATATGAAATATTAACTCCTAACGGGTGGGAAGAATTTGAAGGTATTTTCTTAAATGAAAATGCAAATAAAGAATCTTGTAAAATAACATTTACCGACGGTACTTTCGTTACTGCAACGTTAGAACACCGGTTTTTTATTAACGGTGTAGAAACAAGAGTAAATGATATAATTGTAGGTGACAGGTTAGATTCGCACAATACTATTAAAACTGTGGCAGACCTAACATCTGTAGTTTTAGAAGACACTTATGAAATATTTAATGCAGAAAATCATGTAATAATTGCAAATAATATTAACTCTCATCAATGTGATGAATTCGCATTTGTGCAACCAAACATTGCTGAAGAATTTTGGGCATCAATTTCGCCTACACTAGCAACTGGTGGACGCGCAATTATCACAAGCACACCAAACTCAGATGAAGATACATTTGCTACTATTTGGAAAGATGCCGAAAAGAGATTTGACGAATATGGCGTTGAACAAGAATTAGGCATCAATGGATTCCGTAGTTTTATCTCAGAGTGGCACGATCACCCAGATAGAGACGAAGAGTGGAAAAAAGGTGAGGTTGGCCGAATTGGCGAAGAACGATTCAGGCGCGAGTATGGTTGTGTGAGCGCACCTACAATCATCACCCTCCAGGATATACACGGTAATATATTTGACTCAGAAATAGGCAACCTGTTTAGCACCATTAATAAATAATTGCACAAGAACGATTTAACGGAGAATACTGTGAGCGTCGCAATTTACGTCGAATCAAGATTAGATAATAAGACATACTGCAAAACCAATGGTCAATTCACGCGACATTTAAAAACACATAACTTAACGTATCGAGATTACTACGAAAAGTATACAACTGGAACAAGTCCTAGGTGTATATGCGGAGAGAAACTTTCATTTTATCAACACAAAGAAACTTATGCCAACAGTTGCGGGGATCCTAAGTGCGTAGGAGTAAGTGGGTCGACTACAAAGTCACAGTGGACTGCAACCAAAAAACAAATTGATTCCGCTAACAAAAAGAAGGCAGCAGCATTGCGAACAGATGCACAAAAAGAAAAACAACTTAACAAAGCGCAAGCTACGTTTAAAAAGAAGTACGGAGTTGCGTGGGGATCAAAGTTGGAGAGCCAAAAAGAAAAGTCAAGACAGACCAAGCTAGTAAAATATGGCGACGAAAAATACAACAACAGCAAGCAGGCTAGTTTAAGTAGAGTAAACCGTTCTATTGAAGAAAAGAATAAGAGCAACCAACAAAGGCGGGCTACTAACTTAGAAAGATACGGTGTCGAAAACGTACTATTGTCAGGAACAACAGCTAGCAAGATCAACAAAGGCAACTGTACAATAAAAGACTATACAATGCCAGGCGGCAAGGTTGTAGGTGTACGCGGTCATGAACCTTTTGCTTTGGATATATTATTTAACCAGCTGAAATACAGCGAAGATGACATAATTATACACGACGATTATTCAGACTACGCTATCGAGGTATTTAAGTACGTTGCTGAAAATAGACATCACTTAAAATATTACCCCGATATCTTCATTCCTAAAGAAAATAAAATTATCGAAGTCAAGAGTCAAGAGTCAAGAGTCAATGGTGGTGGAACGGCCATGGCAAGGAAAAGTATAAGAATAGATTGGTTAACAACCTTAAAAAACGCCAAGCTGTTGTAGACAGAGGGTATGACTACGAAGTTTGGATATTTGAGAATAAATATTCGTATAGGACACTAAATGACAAAGACTTTTAAAGAGAACATCAAGGGGTACAAGGTGCTAACACCGGAAGGGTTTCAAGACTTTGCCGGTGTTAGCATGATGGGAATAAAACCGTTGCTCCGAATGGAGTTTGAACAAGGCGCATATGTTGAATGCACCCACGATCACAAATTTTACATAGGCCCGGAAACTTCAAAACAAGCCCAGGACATTGCAATAGGAAACACAGTGGTTACAACCGAAGGCGATATAAAATTACTCAACAAAATAGATCTAGGTTATTCAGAACCGGTTTATGATCTTATAGAAGTCAATGGCGGCCACCGATATTATACAAACAAAATACTCAGCTCGAACTGTGAATTCCTTGTGTTCGACGAGACGCTAATACATTCGATCAAACTTGCTACAATGGAAGGCGAAGCGCCTCTATTAAATATGGGTCATACTCGTTGGTTCAAAAAGCCAAGCTCGAAATACAGTTATGTGGTGTCACTAGATCCTGCTATGGGCACAGGCGGCAACAACGCAGCATTACAAATATATGAAATTCCTACGTATGAACAAGTTGGGGAATGGTGTCACAACGAAACCGGAATCCCTGGCCAGGTTCGTGTATTAAAAGATATCTGCCAATACATTGCTGACGAAACCAAGAGCGGTGGCGACAACATATACTGGAGCGTCGAGAACAATGGATTGGGCGAAGCAGCACTGATTGTAATCAACGATTATGGCGAAGAAAATATACCAGGATTGTTTATCAGTGAACCCATGAGAAAAGGTCATGTAAGAAAGTTTCGTAAAGGATTTAACACCACACATGGCGCAAAAATGACCATCTGCGCAAGATTAAAAACAATGATTGAAAACGATCAACTGTTGTTGCGAAGCAGACCGCTTATATCCGAATTAAAAAATTATGTAAAGTCGAATACCAGTTTTCAAGCAAAGCAAGGACACGGCGACGATTTGGTTAGCGCTACGTTGCTTGCTCTGCGAATGATTACTGTGATCAAAGATTGGGATCCTTCGATTTATAATACCTTTATTCATCTTGAACCCGACGAAGATTATGAGCAGCCGATGCCTATCTTTGTCAGCAGTAGCTTTTGATAAATAATAGTATGAAAAACTTAGATCGCATTGGTGCGGAATTATTCAATAAAATCCGCGGACGTTTCCCCAACGTAACCATCGGCGACAAAGAAGGCAACGTAACAAATATACCAGATGACGCCCGTTATTACGACTTTTCGTACATAAGCAACGGCGAAGACCTTGGTAAAATTAGTGTAAGTCTTGATAATGATACTGGAATTTCTGTTATCACTAGCAAGGACTTGGTAGCCGATCAAGACGAAGCTGTACAAGATGCCTGGTATAACTTTTTAAGAGAAATACGAATGTTTTCTAAAAAGAGATTAATGGCATTTTCGGTGCGTGATATAAACAAAAAACAATTAAACAAAAAAGATTATTACTTTTTAGCAAAAAATCGTTCTGGAGATGATCAGATGTCTGAATCAAAAATGTATGGTACACTGAATACCAGTTATCAAAAAATAGGCAATGCTAGGTTAGCAATCAAGCACTCACAACCCATTAACGTAGAGAGTGTAAATAGCAGAACCCAAAAAATCAAAGCAATTTACGTTGAATCACCATCTGGTGAGAGATTTAAGTATCCATTTAAACACCTAAGTGGCGCCCGCGCAATGGCAATGCATGTTAGCGAAGGTGGTAACGCATACGACGATTTTGGCAAGTATATTTCAGGACTGTCAGAAGAAGCATCCAAACTGCGCAAGTTCAACCAATATATCGGTCGTAGTTCGGTTATGGCTGAAACACTAGGCGGATACAAAGATATTGTTAAGAGCAGAGTCACAGAAGTTAAAAAAGAAATTATAGGCTTGCAAAAAGAATCCTATTACAAGGAAGCAATTGCAAAGTTTACACCGGCATTGATAGAGGATGTGCCAGACGATGTTTCGGAGAACTGGATTGATCAACTTACTATTAAGCAATTTAATGAAGAATTAACAGACATTTTTCCTTACATTTATAGGTTAGTCGGCGAAGCATCAAGGGCCAGAGAAATATCTTATGATGACCTTGTAGCAGAAGCAAAGCCGGACTTCCTTGATGTAGACAAAGATGGCAACAAAAAAGAGCCATTTAAAAAAGCAGTCAAGGACAAAAAGTCCAAAGCCGAGGTTGCAATCGAAAGTGCATTTGACAAGTTAATGGGTCAATGGAGCGAGTCGCCCGACCGCGATGATGAAGTTCCTACCAACGATTCGAACATCAGCAAGGAACAACCTGCAAAAACTCCATTGGGTGAATTCATCCTTAGCTACTTTGACAGAGAGACTAGAAAATTTCCAAAAGGTGAAACAGCAGTATTAACTGCGGTACAAAAAGAATACGGCGACCAGTATGTAAAACCTTCCGCAAAGTTTATACAAAAAGTGGAAAGCACCGACTTTACCCATGCGCAACAACACGCACCGGTACAAGAACAACCACAACAACACACACAGGCAGACGACACAGCAAGGCTAAGACGGCTATCCGGAATGTAATTTTCTTTAGGATTAATTAAAATAAAGATAGACAGGATAAATAAAATAGTGTAGTATAATACTTGTGCTACACTACAAACAGGCACACGATTAAGAACAAATAAAGACACATAGGCAATAGCATTAACAGGAGGCATCACTATGGCATCACTAGCAGAAATTAGAGCTAAACTAAAAGAACAAGAATCTCGCGCAGGTGGAAATAAAACCGGGGGCGATAACGCAATTTACCCATTTTGGAATATGAACGAAGGTGATACTTCTACTATCAGATTCCTACCAGACGGTAATGCAGACAACACATTTTTCTGGACAGAACGTTTGATGATTAAGCTTCCGTTTGCAGGCATCAAAGGAGAAACTGATTCTCGCCCTGTGCAGGTACAAGTTCCGTGCATGGAAATGTATAACGAAAGTTGCCCGATACTTGCAGAAGTACGCGCTTGGTTCAAAGACCCAAGTTTAGAAGACATGGGCAGAAAGTATTGGAAAAAGCGTTCGTACATTTTCCAAGGCTTGGTAACAGACAGTGCACTAAAAGAAGATAATACACCCGAGAACCCAGTTCGCAGATTTATTATCGGTCCCCAGATCTTTAAGATCATCAAAGCAGCACTCATGGATCCAGACATGGAAGAACTACCAACAGATTATGCTGGTGGGGTGGACTTCCGCCTAACCAAGTCCAGCAAGGGCGGCTATGCAGACTATTCAACTTCAAATTGGGCACGTAGAGACCGCCCCCTTGCTGACGAAGAATTGGCTGCTGTAACAGAAAATGGATTGCTAGATCTAAGTGACTTCCTTCCTAAGAAGCCATCGGAAATTGAAGTTAAGGTATTGACTGAAATGTTCGAAGCAAGTGTTGATGGAGAACCATATGATCCGGATCGTTGGGGCCAATACTTCCGCCCTGCCGGCATGTCACAGCGCACAGGTGATCCAAAAGCTTCGTCAGCTACTCCAGCAGCTACTCCAGCAGCTAAGACCGAAGACGTTCCATCCAAGTCTAACGCTGAAGTAGCACAAGAATCAGCACCTGCTCCTGCTCCGGCAGAAAACGCAGGCGGTGCACAGGATATCCTTGCAATGATTCGATCACGTCAAAACACATAAAATTAAATAACAGCCCTGTCTACTGAAATATTCAAGGCTGTTATTCTTTGGCTTAATAGGAGAAATTAATGGCTACTAAATCATTTGATCCCTCGAAATTTCGCAATAGTTTAACAAAATCTATTCAAGGAATGAGTTCGGGATTCCACGACCCAACAGATTGGGTCTCAACAGGAAACTTTGCACTTAACTATTTAATTAGCGGAGACTTTAGTAAAGGTATTCCACTAGGAAAAGTAAGTGTTTTTGCAGGCGAGTCAGGCGCTGGCAAATCTTTCATCTGTTCTGGTACACTTGTACGTGAAGCACAGAAGCAAGGAATCTTCGTAGTTCTTGTTGACACCGAGAACGCACTAGACGAGAGCTGGTTAAAAGCTCTTGATGTAGACACTGACGACAGTAAAATGTTGAAACTCAACATGGCAATGATCGACGATGTTGCTAAAACAATTCATATGTTTATGAAAGACTACAGAGACATGGCAGAGGAAGATCGACCAAAGGTACTCTTTGTTGTTGATTCGTTGGGCATGCTTATGTCGCCAACAGAACTTAATCAGTTCGAAGCCGGCGACATGAAAGGTGACTTTGGTCGTAAGGCCAAGCAACTCAAAGCATTGGTTACTAACTGTGTTAACATGTTTGGTTCTTACAACGTAGGTATGGTTGTTACCAACCACACTTATCAAAGTCAAGATATGTTTGACCCAGACGACAAGATTTCTGGAGGCCAAGGTTTTATCTACGCATCATCGATTGTTGTTGCTATGAAAAAGCTAAAGTTAAAAGAAGACGAAAACGGTGTTAAATCAGCAACTGTACATGGTATTCGTGCCAAGTGCAAGATAATGAAAACACGGTATTCAAAGCCGTTTGAAAGCGTTGAAGTGCGCATTCCTTACGCAACAGGCATGGACCCATACAGTGGGTTGTTTGACTTGTTTGACGGAAATGGTCTACTTGAAAAAAAGGGAAACCGGTACGAGTATGTCATGGAAGATGGAGAAGTGATTCTTGAATTCCGCAAAAGATGGACAGGCGATCTCCTTGATCGTGCAATGGCCGATTTTCTTATTAAGAAAGAAACAGCATTAACAGCCAGGGCCAACGGAGAAAGCGAACCCGAAGTTGAAGAAGTTGACACTGCTGATTATGTTGAGGAGCAAGAAGAATGAACGAAGACCAGATAGCCGATATTTGGAATTTATTCAAGGAGTATCTTGATAAAAAGCATGTCGAACTTGCAGCAGAAAAGTATGTTGATTTATTAGCAGACTACGGTGTTAACGACATGACTCTTAGAGAGGTTAGCGGAACTGACAAGTTCTTAGATCACGCTATTAATTACTATCTTGATCTAGATACTGACGACGACAACGATGAAGAAGACGAGGACTAAGCATGGGATGGTACAGCAAAGTCACTAATGACATTACTGAAATTCCAAATGCTATACAATACTTTGAAAGCGAGCTGGCAACAGCTCGCTTTGAAACTCAGATTAAGGGTAGTATTGAAAAAGCAGCAGCAATGATGCCTGGAATTGTTGAACAACGATTTAATCAACTTCAAGAACTTGAGGCAATACTGGAATATCTAAATATCGAATTACGTAAGTTGCGTAGCTCGTTTTTTAGAAAATATTTAGAAAATTATCAGCGTGCATTATCCAGTCGCGATTGTGAAAAGTATGTAGACGGCGAGACAGCAGTCTGCGATTACGAACAATTAATCAATGAGTTTGCACTACTACGAAACAAATGGCTGGGCGTACTAAAAGGACTTGAT